GTCCTGGTGAGGAAGATCCGGTTACTTTGAGATTCAACTCCTACTACGCTGAACTGAGCAAGCCACTTCAGACGGTTGACAGGGTTTCCACTGTGGATGCAAATGACACTACACACAACACCTCGTTCCACACCCATGGCATTACCTACAGCCAGTTCAACAAGCATATCCTGAGATGGGGAGAGCCTACCAGCAGTGAAGGTTTCCTGCGTACAGAAGCTCCCGTGTATGTGGCTGGTATCAACGGTGACTCTCCAGTGCTCAATATCCAGAAGCAGGAGGCAAGGGCATACGATCCGACCTACAAGATCACCATCACTGAGAGCACTGTCATGTGTTACTCCCCAGCTACCCAGGATTACCAGAACAACCGCTCTGGCCTTGACCTGACTGATGGCGAGGCAAGGCTTTACATTCACGGCCACATGTACAGGGTTGGTGTTTCTGCAAAGGGCTTCATCTATGACATGAACAACCCAGAATTCGTAGACCCGATTGCAAGCAGGGAGACTGGTGATACCATCCAGACCCTGAACAATGTCCAGATCATCAACTGGAAACGCATCATTGACAACACGACCTATACCGGAATCCTTGAGCTTACGGCATCTGGCCTGAAGTACAACGGAAGCTTCAAGATTGACGGAGATCTTACGGTTGTCCAGGCTGCCACGATAGGTACTGTAATGACTGTTCCTACCGTTCATGCAGAGTCTGTGATGATCAAGAATAATGGTGCCTATGTAGGTGGTAAGGCTGGTGTAACAACGGTCTACAACTACACCAACCTGAGGTTTGATGTTGCCCAGGGTAGCACTGCAAGCTCAAGCATCATCAGCCTGGTGGCAAGGAGACATACCCTTACTTATGTTGGCGGTATCCTCACAGCAGCCGTACAGGATCAGACCGATACAGTACTGAGCAAAATTACCACACCTCATCCGGTGCAATTAGTAAACCAATAAAATGATACGACTATGCGAATAATGAATTACGGAAACGACTACGCTATACGCGATGTCCAAAACGGAGTACAGCATGTTGAAAGCAAGCAACCCGACACGAAGGCTGAGATCCCAGCTGGAGAAGCAGAAAAGCAAGAGCCAGAAAATGAAGAACAGCCAGCAGAAACAGCAGGGCCCGAAAAGGAGCAGGAAGCAAAGCCAAAGTCCAAGAAGGGCAAGAAGGCGTGAGTTCTCGAATACAAGGCTGGGGTGGCTCATAATGATGGAGTCCCCAGTCCTTTACGAGGCCATCACGTCCGTCCACAGGTCGCCCAGCAAGGACTTCCTCAGGTCACTGGCAATATCGTCAGAGGATCCGTTCCTTAAGTCTGAGGAGTTCTGGAAGGAACTGGTTGACTACAGTCCCTACAAGCTCTGGGAACCCACTGCTGAAGAGGAGTTGGAAAGAATTAGAAAGTCCAACTTCAGGATCATAAGGAAATTTCTCTCTGTCTAATCTCACTCATTGAAAGAACCCCAGGTCGTCCTCGCGGATTGCCTGGGGTGTTTTTAGATAGATAAATATGAGTATAGAAATAAAACCTTCATTTAAAACCAGCCTATCCTCACGGACTGACTGGGTAAGATATATGGGTTTATCAGTAGAAATGGTTTACTCTATTATGAGCTTCGGATGGTACTTTGTAAGTATATCCCCGATTGCGTAGGCTAAGACCTGTCCGGCATTGGGAGCATTACGCAGGTTGATATTCCATGTACCCCAGTTGAACTTCTCGTTATGAGGTGTTGCTATATGCACCTTGAAATGGTCTGGAAAGAACAGCACCGCACATCTGAGACGGGCTGACTTGACCTGATTGATAGGGTAGACGAATGAGAGGTTCACCAGCATATCCTTGCATTCACTGGTACTATCCTCTTTGAAGCCTATCCGTTTTAGCTGTTTCTTGAATTCCTGGATTGTCATAATTGGATGTTTTAATTAAATAGGGAAACTGTTGGCTACACGGATTGTTGCTCACATTCGATCTGCCTGATACGCTCTTGGCAGATATGGATGATCTTCTCGTAGTCCATTCTTCTCTCATCACCAGTCTTAGTACGCAACACGCGCTTCACAATGTCGGCATCCCAGGCGTTCAGGTCCCAGTCAAGCCATATAGACCAGGGCTGGATGACGTGCTGGCTGTAGTTGCTTGTACCGACATTGAATGAGCGTGTTGAGCTGTTCAGAATACCAAGACGCACAAGCTTTTTGTACACCTCCTCGTTAATTGAATGTTTTTGAAAATTTTGTTCTTCCATAATTATTATATTTGTTTGGTAATTATTTTGTTCTGTTTCTTAGTGTACGCCTTCTGGCCTTTATCTGTTCCTTGCATTCATCAACCATTGACTTATCGGTTGCTGTAAGTGGCAGGCTGAGGCATACATACTCCATCCTGGTCATCTCCATATACAGGCGTTTCTTGAGGTCCTTGTTGGCCCCGTCATCCAGTCTCTTGTAACTGGAAGCCTCTATGAAGAAAGTGTCGTTTGTGATGACCCTGACGGACTTGTTGTTCTTGATGTTGAGCAGGGCACTCCAGATACAGAGAAGCTGCAACCTTACGCTGGTGGTGTCGATAATACCGGTCTTGCAGTGGATCTCAATATTACCCTTCCTGTCCTGGATAATGTAGCATACGTCACCGGTTCTCTTCTGGGAATCACAGCTGTACGCCACGTAAACATTGTAGTCGGCAAAGTATGGGTCAGTCGTTGTGTTCAAAATACCCTTCAAGTACTGCATAGCATAGTAGTTTGGTTGGGGTATTTTGCCCTGAAATCATCTGTAAAATCTTTTTGTTACATGTGTGTAATGGTGCAGACAAGTGGGCGGCTGGGGTGTCGAAAATTTTTGGATACGCCCCCTTAAGAATCCCCCAAACACCTACTAAACTGTCTAAAACACCCTTAACCTGTTTAAGGTTAAAATGGGACATCACCAGTTTAATTTTTAAATTATTCTGGACTCTTAAGCAACTATAGATAATCTGATTAAGACAGTTTTGAAAAAACTGGCTTACATCAGTTATATAGTTATGTATCCTGATTTGAAAGCGGCTTAAAATGTAATCAATTTTTATCATATCAAGAAGATTTTTGGTTACAGTAATAAGACTTGTCCAAATAGAATACACACCTATTTGTAGAGTAGAGGATGCCCAGCGGTCTGTATCGTTTGTCACTGTTCCTGCCGCGTCCCCAATAGCTGTGCCTTGCTGCGATTACCTCATTTCCGTTCTTGTCCACCCAGTTCATAGGCGCACCTGAGAGTTCTGTTCGGTAAGCACAAGAGGCAAGCTGTTGACGATTGGTAGAGCCGGACACTTTTGCATCCAGCTTGACCTTTCTGGTGAATGCATTTTGGTAACTGTCCGGATCATCAGGGTTTTCCTTGAAGATCCTCACTGAGCTCTGCTTTGTATTCAGCAGCCCAGCTTTCCTCAGCTTCCTTACACGTTCGCCTATTGTCTTGGCAGAGTAGGTTCCGTCAAACCGCTTTGCGAGTGTTTTATATGTGAGGCCGGAGTTGGCATACGTTATTTCCTCAGGTTCGTCATGGCATTCGGGATCATCACCTTTCATACCGCCAGTTTTTACTGACACCTTGTATGTATCGGTGATTTTCTCCTGGACACGCGCCTCAAGGATGATAGCGAGGTCCATTAGAATGTCACAGACGGACTTGAAGCTTTGCGCACCAACTGAGGACTCAGCTACAAGTTTATTTGTTCCTTCCTGGTTTTCAAGATAGATAACCCTGTGGCCGGTCTTGTTTGTTACTGAATACAAAACAGCAGTCTCAGGGTCACCTCCATGTATCTTTTTGAATCTTATGTGATTGTTCGCTTCCTCAGCTATGCCAATCTCCAGTGCTGAGTTTGCAGCTTCCAGTATTGTGGAGAATCTGGCATGGCATAGCTTCGATAGCTTATATGGGTTCCAGTTATAAACGACTGAGTTCACAAAAGAGAGTTTTGTGATGATAGACAAAGCGTAGGCACGCCTGACCTTTCTGCTGGTCTGGCATTTTCTGATGGCCTTTTTGTCTATCTTAATTGTCGCATTCATAATAAAAAATCCAGTGGGAGTGCGAGGACCACTGGATTTTTGTGATTAGAGCGAGTTTCACTCTCCACGATGTCTGTGGTTAGTCCTCGCCTCCTAATCACGCTGCAAAGATAGGTATTATTTCCGAAACTTCCAAAATATTCCTTGTTAATTTAATGTTAAAATATCTAATTTCAGATTTTGCCGTAAAATAAGCACGTTTCAAACGGTCTAATTTGCAATATAAGATAATATAAGGTACGCACACGCACGTAATGAATGAAAAACTGGATGCACTTCTTTCTTTACAAAATATTAAATGCAAAAAATATATTTCCGCAACAACTTTAAAATCAGTGTGGTAGCATTTTTTAATATAAATGTTAAATGCTTTTAGCAAAAAATATTTTTAGATGTCGAATATTATGCGTAAATTTGCACTCAGAAATCAACAAACGTCGAATATTAGCTAACCAAATATGAGAAAGAGTTGATTAAGAAGCACGGCAAGTTAAGCATTGAAGGAGGTGTCCTGAATGCTCCTGAGTGGGACGATGCGGTTAAGAACCTCAAGGACGGTGAATATCTCTTCACCATTGCCAACACAGACAAGAACCGCGCCATGAACAAGCTATCATACCTTCACTCTGTTGTATTGAGGACGGTTGCTGAGAAGCTTGCTGATAAGACACCAGCTGGGCAACCACTGGTAACACCATCTCAATTGTACAGGTATTTCGAAGATCTCTTCGCTCCGGCTCATACCTGCATAATTAACGGCAAGGAATATGAATACCTTGATTTGAAGTCGGAAACCTCAGCTGAAATAGGGGCAGTAACTGAGAAGATTGCCCAGTACGTCGAAAGGAAGTGGGGAATTCACGTTCCAACAGAAGAAGAGCTTAATACAGCACCCTACTACCAGATGTACGCCGAAGCCTACATGAACCAATGGAAAGGCTACTGGTCAGAATTTTTATCTCGTCGAAAAGAATTGAACAAAGATGAGTGAGAATTCTAAGTTAAACTACAGAGAGTTACTTAAGAAAACAGCGGTCACTTATGATCAGACCGTTGAGCGTATTAAATCAGAGCAGCAGCGTCCCCAGGTTGACCGTTTCCGCATGGGTGATGACGGTGTTTACAATGTCCGTATCCTTCCTCTTGCTCCATACCTTACCCCAGATGGTGAGCTGGATGAGACCAAGGAGACACGCGCTTCATTCGAGTATCCCCTGCGCCAGATGTTCATTGACATCAAGGGCGCTCCCAAGAAGGAAGGTGGTAAGCCATCTATTATTTCCATACCAGTTATCAACTCAGTACAGAAGGGTGTTGACAAGTCAGTTGACCTTATCGATACCTATCGTAAGCTGTGCAAGGAGCTGTATGCTGATGACAAGGAGATCATGGAGCTTATGGACAAGACCCGTTATGAGAAGGGCCTGCGTTGGGACCGCCAGCGCGTGATGTATGTCATCAACCTGGACGATAAGAAGAACCCCATTTTGCTCTGGCAGCCTTCAAACGCACAGTACAAGGAGATTACCGAGCGTCAGGAGGCATTGTGGGCCAAGTTGCGTAAGAAGGACGAGGACGCTGAGGATCCCTTGGCTGGCTTCGGAGAGTCTTATGCATTGGAGATTACCCGTAAGACCGAGAAGAAAAAGACTTCTTACAGCTTCAACATCGATATGACCACCAGCTATGAGCTGACAGACGAGGACATGGAGGCACTGTTCGAGAAGCCCCGTATTCCTGAGGTCATCTACCGCTTTACCCGCTACCAGTTCGAGGCCATCCAGCTGTTCCTCCAGCAGTTCGATGAGGAGCACGACCTTGACATTATGGAAGAGGATGAGATGAAGGAGGCCATTGAGCGTCTGAAGGGAGAGCTTGATCCTAACGACCAGTCTCATTTCGACCTGGCAACTGCCGGTAAGTCTGATGAGAAGGGTGGCGGCAAGCTGACCATCGAGAACCTGAATGACCGCTACGATGCTCTCCTTGACAAGGGCCTGGCTGATGATTCAGAGGAAGGCACTGAGCTTCGTGAGGACATCCGCGCCTTCATCGAGGACAATGACCTGGATGTCAAGCTCAAGCACTCCATGACCACCGAGCAGATGCTTGACCTTATTGAGGATGCCCTGGAGGAAGCTTCAAAGTCAAAGGCTAAGAAGGCCGATGATGATGAGGACGAGAAGGAGACCAAGAAGGCCAAGAAGGAAGCTGCCAAGGACGATGACGATGAGGAAACCCCGCGTCGTAAGCGTGCAAAGGCTGAGGATGATGACGAGCCTGAGCCTGAGAAGGAGGAGAAGAAGGCTGATGACGATGACGAGCAGCCTACCCGTCGTCGTCGTGGAGCCCGTCCTTCAGCTGAGGACGATGATGAGCCTGAGAAGAAGGAAGAGGAACCTGAAAAGAAGGATGACGATGAGGAGCCCGCTGAGGGTCGCCGTCGCCGCCGCAACAGATAATCTAACTGCATCTTCGTTTTAATTCGGGAGTGCCGTGCTGGGCAATCGGTACGGCACTTCTTAAATAAAAGGTGAGACTATGAAGAAGGCTGTTGCACTCTTGGTTAATGATATGCACATTACCAAGAACACAATCAATGATTTTATTCTGAACTGGGATGAGATGCTGGAGCAGGCCAAGGCCAACAACGTCTTTACGGTTATCATTGGGGGTGATGTTTTTACTGACAGATCTTCCCAGCCTCTTGAGGTTCTGATTACCGTAAAGAAATGTATTGAGAAGGCTGAGTATCGTGGCATCCAGCTTGTGATAGCACTTGGTAACCATGATGTCGTTGATAAGATGGCACCATTCGGATACCCGACTCTTTTTGAGGCATATCCGCATGTTACGGTTGTCAATGATGCGCCTTACCAGTTCAAGCTTGATGGTGACCTTTCGCTTATCGTCATGAGATACTGGCCGGAGGATGTATTTCCCGATAAGTTGGAGGATGTCAAGAAAATGGCAGATCCCAGTTGTACCATGCTTTATCTCCATGAGGGCATAGCTGGAGGTCTTGGTGACTTTGTTGCGGATGACGATATTCCAAATGAGATTTTCAAGGGATTCAAGGCTGTCCTGGTCGGGCATTACCATAACCGCAAGAAAATCAAGAATACCAATATCGAATACATTGGTTCATCCAAGCAGAAGGATTTTGGCGAGGATGACAAGAAGGGCTACACATTGCTTTTTGCAGATGGCTCCTATTCATTCATCCAGAACCAGGAGAATATGAGGTTTGTCACGCTTGAGAAGGATTTCGGAGAGCTGGATGACAAGCTGGAAGAGACTATAAAGGACTACTCTGATGACGGTTACTATGTGAAGCTCCGTGTTGAGTGTACGGAGGCTCAGAAGAAAACTGTTGATAAGGAACACTGGTACGGACTGGGTGTTACAAAGTTCGAGTTCAATACTGAGGAAGCCAAGGTGTCAAAGGCAACCGATGAGGATTTGAGCAAGAAGTATGACTCCCAGGGTATCAAGAGTGAATATCCCAGCTATTGTGACGAGAAGAATTGCGACAGTGAGCTGGGCATGAAATATCTAAACAAGGTTTTGGTATGAAGAATTGGGTTAAGGGAATATTGATACTGGCAGCTCACTTCCTGTTCTCTGCATTTTGCGGGGCAGCACTTATGAGTGTGGATAATTGCCCGCATTTCTATCATGTCTTAGGTGCCATTCAGGTAACATTTTGCCTTATGGTTCTTGGAGCTATGGTGATTTTGTTTGCCTTAAAGTACGGGGAGGAGGAATAACTATGTGGAACCTGCAAAGCATTAAGGCAAGAAACATTTGTACTTTTCAGAAGCTGGAGTACAATATAAATAAGAACGTGGCCACCATTATTTTTGGCGAGAACGAGGATGACGGGGACAACCAGAAGCGTAACGGTTCCGGTAAGTCGTCGTTTATGGAAGCTATTGGTTTTGGTATCACTGGAGAGGCTTTCAAGAAGGTCAACTCCATTGAGGAGATCATACGTGACGATGAGGACTATGCTGAGGTTGAACTGGATTTTTACAACCACGAAACCGACCTGAGGATGATCATCAAGAGAAGGATTGAGCGCGGTGAGAGTCAGAAGGTGGATGTTACCCTGGTTGAGAATGAGATTCCCAGCTATCTCCCGTTTGTATCAGTGCAGGATATGAACAAGAGGATTTTCGAGATCCTTGGCATTTCCAAGACCGACCTCTATAACAACTACCTCCTGAACAACAACCGCTTCAAGTCCTTCTTTGATGCATCCGACAAGGAGAAGAAGGAAATCATCAACACCTTTTCAAATGGTATTCTGGTTGACGAGGCTATTGAGGCCCTGAAGCTGGATATTGCCGACGCTGAGGAGGAGCTTAGTGACGCTGAGCTTAAGGTTGCCGAGGTTGACGGCAAGATAAGTGCCTTCCAGTCCCAGATTGACACAGCCAAGGAAAAGGCTTCCGAGACTGAGGAGAAAAAGAAGCAGACCATCCAGGAGTACAAGAACAGCATGGCTGAGGAACGTGCTACAATACGTGAGAACAAGGACACAATAAGTAAGCTTTCCACCAGTATCGATGCCATGAATGAGACAGCCGACAAGGTTGATGAATTGCATGACGAGGATATGGATTTTGAATCCAAGTACAAGCTGGTCAGGAAGATGCTTTATGAGCACTACGCAGACATCAGCATGAGTGACTGGGGTTCCAAGATCAAGTCGTTTACCGATGATCTGGAAGCACTGAAGAAAAACCATGATGACCTTGTTGCTGGTACTGATGAGTTCAGTAAGGACATTGAGAACATGCGTGCCCAGCTTGAAAAGGCTAAGAAGGAATATGAAGAAAATTGCAAGAAACTGGATGCCAAGGATTCCCAGGACATCAAGGAACGCGAGGAAATTGAGGCTGATATTCTTAAGTACACGAAAAAGCTTGATGACCTCAAGGAGAAGGCTTCAAGAAAGAGTGATGAGATTGAGGAGCTGGAGAACAAGATAAAGCGTATTGCCGCCCAGATTCGAGGCTCAGTTGAATGTCCACAATGTCACCACCAATTCATTCTCGACACGGACAAGACATCCGTTGAGGAACTGGTGGCCATGAGTGACGGCTACAAAGGCGAGAAGGATCTGGCAGACTCCCAGCTTGATGATACCAATAAGGCTCTTGATGATGCTAAGAAGTACCTGGATGACTGCAAGCTTGACCTCCAGGATGTTGACAAGGACATTGAAAAGCGCAAGGAGTTCAGGAATGAGTACAAGAAAACCGTCCGCAAATACGAGAACGACCTTGAGGAGCTTGAGTCAGAGCTGGAGACCAGAAACAAGAAGATTGAGCACCTGGAGTCCAGGATTGAGGTGACCAACAAGAGCATTGAGTCAGTTGCAGATGATATGATTGACGAGGCTGTTGATATACTGGAATCCTCAATTAAGACCATGAAGCTCACAAAGAAATCCTTGGAGCAGCGTATTGAGATGGCCGAGCAGTCAATTGCGGCCTACCAGGAATCTATCAAGAAGCTGGAGGAGTCAACTGTTGTTGATGTGATTGCCCAGGTTAAGGTTCATCTGGAAGAGGCAGAGGCTGAGAAGAAGAAGGCTGATGCTGTCAAGGCTGAGAAGAAGAAGGCCGTTGATGTCCTGAAGGAGCAGGAAGTTCTTTTTGCTGGATTCAAGACGCACCTGGCCAACACCAAGATCAACTCAATTGCCCAGATTACCAACCAGGTTCTCCAGGATGTAGGTAGCACCTTGAGGGTAAGGCTTTCAGGTTATACCACCACAAAGACCGGAAAGGTACGTGACAAGATCTCCATTTCGGTTGAGCGTGACGGGGAGGATAAGGGGTCATTCCTTAAGTGTTCTGCTGGTGAGAAGGCGCGTATCATGTTTGCCAATATCGTAGCCATGCATAGGATGACCAACCTCACTTCTGAAAGCGGAGGTCTTAACCTTATCTGCATTGACGAGATTATGGACAGCTGCGAGGAGGCCGGTATCATGGGTGTTGCCGACATAGCGAACAAACTTGGTATCACATTGCTCTTGATTACCCAGGGAATGACATCTGAGGGTTATCCGCACCAGCTGGTAGTCCGAAAGTATTGTGGGGTTTCAACAATATCAAGAAGCTGATGGCAAAGACGATCCCAGATATAATAAAGGAAGGGCTGAGGAAGGATGAGATACTTGCCCTTGACATAGCAGAACATTGTGGCTATTATATCAATATCGACAACTATGGCGTGGCTTATTTCCCGACAAATGACAAGGCACCCAAGAAGCTTGGTCCGGACTATAACCAGTACATTGCATTCGCTGACTGGCTGGAGGACATGATATTGAAGCACCACATTAAGGTTCTGGCTGTTGAGGAGCTGAATTTCTCCAGATACGCCCTTTCTACCATCAAATTGGCACAGCTTCACGGGGTTATGTTGCTTGTAGCTGCCGAAATGGGTATCCCAGTTCGCTATTTCAATGTGAAGAGCATCAAGAAACATACGACTGGAAACGGTAATGCCGACAAGAAGCTTATGCTAAAGTATGCTGCCGAGAGATACCATCTGGATTTCGAGGGCAAGCACGATGCCTGTGACGCTGCCTGTGTGTGGTTCTATTTTGTACACTTATATAAAAACGATTTAAAACGGTAAAGATTATGGCTAACTGCGCGAAAACAAAGAAGCTGAAATTCAGTAAGATGTCTGCCAACGATGTGTTGCAGCACCTTTTCCTGGATTTCGTGCTGTACCTGAGAGGTGAGAAGATTCCAGTTCTCAATGGTGAGAAGCTGGAGTTTGAGGTTGAATGGAATGAGGACGGCACTTTCAAGCCAACCGAAGAGTCCATTGCTATGATGTTCAAGGCACTGGATGGAGCCTGGAGGCGTTTCTGCAAGAAGCGTTTCGAAAAGGAGGCTGACAGAGTAAAAGCAGAAGGAATGTTCAAGTATGCAGTATCTGAAGAATGGAACGCGAGCAAGAAATCTACCTCGACAGAAACGGAAAGCCCATCCTAAATGGTAAGGATCCCAGGCTGAACAATGCATTGTTTGAGAAATACATCCTGCCTAACTACGACATGGTGTATTCTCTGACATGCAAGTACACTGACAGGAAGGAGAATGTGGATGAGAGTTTCGGTATAGTGCTTACCGAGTTCTACAAATACATCCAGTCCTACAATCCTGAAAGACCGCTTCATACATGGATCCATATCTGTGTAAGAAGGTGCTGCCAGGAGCTTAACAAGAGGAGGTTCGATCACGACACCAAATACTCCGACAACAATCCGATGTCCTCAAAGACAGCCCGCGAGTTTGTCATCAACAACAACGCTTTCCATGAAAAGGATATGAGCGACTGTTTGCCTGATGAGCTTGTGGCTGCCCTGAGGATGATCCAGCCCCATAAGCTTTCCGCATTCATATTGCAGGTGCAGGGCTACACCATCAAGGAGATTACGGAGATTGAGTTCATGAGAGGACACCTTAAGAGAAAGAATGAGGAGAACGTCAAGTCAAGGATATTCCAGGCCCGCAAGGAGCTTAAGGACATTCTGAACAGGGACGGGACACTCAGGAGCGAGTTCCTTAAGGCTATGTTCAAGAAGAGAGAAAACGAGAGTAATAATTTGTCAAACGAAGATGGATCAGAACAAGGTTGAGCGCGTGGTCAGGATATTTGCCAGGCTGGTAGTCAAGATGGATGCAAAGTTCAGGCTTCCAGGTGGCGGTATTCCTCAGGCAGCTGTTTCTGCTGGACTTGATGACCTGGAGAAGCTGTTTCCTATGGGGATGTCTGACCAGCGCATAACTGACTTTATGGTGTATCAGGTCTACAGGTATGTTGATAATATAATAGGTAAGGCACCTACGCATTTTGACTGGAGGTGGTGCTGGGGAAAGACCGCAATCGAAAAGTACAGGAACCAGTATTTTGGAGACGGAAACCCCAGGATTGACTATTATATTGACCAGTGGCTTGATTCCATAGATGTAAAGAGACAGGTAATAACGGATTACATAGCCGGACCGAAGCCTAACAAGTGGAGACAGTACATTGAGATGCCCAGTGACGAGCTTGTGAAAAGGAGGTTTTTGAATACTGAGGCCGGACTTGTGCTTTGCTCAATGAAAACGTTAGGCTGGAGTCCTGGTTCCAATGCCTGTTCAGAATGTGAGTTCACTGCTAAATGCAAAGAGATAACTACTAAGAGATACCCCGAATTAATGAGATTAAGATTAGAAGATGGCAACAATTAAGAAAAACAACGTACTGACCCCAGAATACCTCAAACAGCTTTACTGGGGTGCAATTAACAACAGCCAGGTTTGTGCTGCTGTGTCGCAGTATATGGAAGAGGAACTATTGCCCACCCAGGATTTCCAGTCCCTCCATGTGGCAATTACAAAGCATTATTTCACACACAAGAGTGCCCCGAAGTACGGAATTATCAAGCAGACGGTAGCTTCCAGTCGCGCAGTTCTGGAGCTGCTGGATGAGATACAGGATGAGGCTGAAGAGATCGATCCTGACGTACTTCTGGAGCAGCTTGAGAAATACCTTAAGCTTACCATGTTCCAGCGTTCGTACAAGGAAATCGGAAAGATATACCAGAGTACTGACGGAATGGAGGCTGTTGAGCAGTTCTATAAGGACGCTGAGGAAATCAAGAGGTTCAGCCTTAAGCAGGAGGAGTTTGTTGATGTTGTCAGCACTTTCCATGAGAGGTTTATTTCCAATAGGGAGAAGCATAACGACAACAGCAGGAAGAAGGCTATCACCAGTTTCTACATTCACAAGATGGATGAGATGAACCAGGGACGTAACCTGAGAGGGCAACTTTCAATGTTCCTGGCAAAGACTGGTGTGGGTAAGTCACATATTGCACGCCACATAGGAACCAATGCCTGCTACACCAGCGGACTGGATGTTCTTCATATCCAGCTTGAGGGCAGCACCTCAGAGACGACAGATGCTTATTCAGCTGGCCTGGTTGGTGTTGAGTCAAGGCTGTATGAATCCGGAATGATTAACGACCATGCTATGAAGCAGTATGAGAAACTGGTTGAGATGGCTGCCGGTACGCTGGTGGTCCGTGGATTCCCAAAATTCGGAAAGCGAGTAACAACAGTAGATATAAACAATGTGCTGGATGAATATCAGAAGAAATTTGGCAAGAACCCAGACGTGCTTATCATTGACTCCGGTGACCTGCTTGACCCAGCTGAGAAGGCAAAGGGAAAGGATGATGTAAGGCAGAACCGCATCAATATGACAAAGGAGGTTAAGGATATTGCTGGTGAGCGTGACCTTTGGGCTGTTGTTACCTACCAGGCCAATGTTCCAGACCCTAAGCTGACTGAGGATGAGAGCTTTGTGCTTACAGAGCATAACTGTTCTGAGGCCAAGGGCGTTTCCTATGCAGTGACCCATCTGGTGACACTGAACCAGACATCTAAGGAACGCAAGGAGCGTGTAATGAGACTGTATTTTGCCAAGTCCAGGTTCTTCCCACAGGGTGAGCCTATCAGGATTGCGACGGACTATGAGCATGAAAAATTTTATGATCCAGATAGGACCCTCAACATGGCTTCTTAAAATAAGTAAAAATTCATCAAAAGGATTAAACATCGGTGCAAAAGGGTTTGGATTTGATTCATAAATTCCTTATCTTTGCACCGATATTTCATTTGAAGTGGGGCATAATTCCCGAACATTCTATTTTCCTTTAGGGGATTATGCACATTTCAGAAGAGCGAAAGCAGGACATTATCAGAGAGCTTTGTGCCGAGCTTAATGGCAGAATAGACGGTGGTAGGAAGAACATCATTGTTCCAGTCTGTCCTTACTGTGGAAAGAAGGGTGATAAGTTCGGAATTTGCATTACTGACGAGAAGCTGTTTGTGACCCACTGCTTCAAGTGTGGGCATACAACAACAAAATTCAATGACTTTCTTAGGGATATAGGCCGCATGGATTTGGCGGTTAAGGAGACCGTTGAGCTGGAGGCTGAGCCTGAGGATCTTATTTCCTTTATGGATGAAGATGATGAGATGGATGAGGAACTGAATGAAATCGAGATGCCTAAGGGCTGGAAGAGAACATTCAAGAACAAGTACCTCAAGTCTCGCGGTTTTATAATGGAAATGTACGATATGTTCCCAGTCGGCACTACCAGGGGTATGAACTGGAAGTATGATGACTATGTGATTTTCCAGATTATCATGAACGGCAAGTGTGTGGGCTTTATTGGCAGGAACATCCAGAGCAAGGCCTATATAGAGGAGCATAACGCGCATTCAACTTTCCAGATTAGGAGATACCTGAACAGCACCAAGACGGACGATGAGAATGCAAATGATTTCTCCAAACTCCTATTTAATTATGACAGCATTGTGCGTGGGGAGACTGAGACTGTTATCCTTTGTGAGGGTATCTTTAATGTTATGAAGCTGGTGAAGGAATTTGAGCTTTACGAGAACCATCAGATTGTTCCTGTGGCCACTTTCGGTAAGAAGATTTCCCAGTTTCAGATGTATCAGATACAGAAGAAGGGCGTTACCCAGGTTATTGTTGCCTATGATATGGATGCAAAGGCTGAGATTTCCAAGACCATGAAGGATCTGGAGCCATATTTTGACGTATTGGCTCTCCAGTTGGCCGTTGATGATGAAAACAAGGATATTGCGGATTGCAGCTGGTGGGAGCTTTATGATTCCTTTGCCTACGGGTTGCTTGACCAGGTTGAGTTTAATTTGAATGAGATATGACGAAGATTAAGTTGAAAAGCACTGAAAAGCGGTTTATGCAGGAATTCTGTGATGGTTGCGAGGACGGACCATTCTACAAGGATGATATTCTTGCTGCCTTTAGGATGGGTAGGAATTGGAATGTGTCCAGTATCTTTATGGATGTAAACAGGTTCAAGCCAAGCAGCAAGACTGGGAACGACAATATTGTTGTGATCCTCCAGCTTGGTGATGAGTTTCCATTCAGCGGGGAGTTTGAGTTTACGGTTATCAAGGTTAGTGAGTATGAGGATTTTGTTAAGAGGACACCTTACAAGCCGTTATACTGGTTCCGTCTTGCCACTATCCTGAGTATGTTGAAACGTAAGGAGCAGAAGAGAGATGAAAGAAATAGATGAGTTGAAGCAGTGGCTGGACGACCACATGATTGAAGGCAAGATCATCCGTGATGTGGTGACCATCCCAGGTTTCGGAAGATGCCTTTTTCAGGATATGTCCAAGCGTGAGCACCTGTTTAAGCAGAACAAGGATACTGGGGACTTTGAGTTTGACTGTGTTGAGGTTCCAAAGTACCTTATATCTGATGACATTTTCTATGTTATCGTGAAGTTCGGCAATGAGTTCTACTATACCGATGTGAGGAAGGACTTTAAGCTGAACCCTCTGAGGCATGTTGGTGACCGCAAGGAGCATGAGGAAAGCTATAAGCATCCCTATGTTAACCTGGGTGTTCACACACCTTATGAGCTTCTTAATGGTTCCGGACCTATCACTGAGTGGGTAAAGACCGCAAAATGGATGGGACATAGGAGCATTGGTATCTGTGACCGCAATACAATGGCAGCAACCCTCCAGCTTCAGAAGGAAGCAAAGGCAGCTGGGATAGGCTATGTTTTTGGTTACTCCCTTACAATGTGCTTTGGTGCAGATGTTGAAGTTGGAGCTAAGATTTATGTTTCCACCCAGAAGGGCTTCCGTAATCTGCTGCGTATCCAGAAGGCTATCAATGTTGACCGAGAGGACGGAAAGATAGATTACCTGGAGGTCCTGAACAGGGCTGATGGAAATGTGATTGTGTTTGACAAATGGAGTGGTGACTGGATGGCTCAGAATACCAAGCTGCTTAAGGATTTCTGTGATGCGTTTGGTGGCTGGGTGTTCTTCCAGGTCGATATGAGTGAGTACAGGGCTGACCGAATAGACTCAATGCTGCTGGACTCCCAGAAGGCTTACTTTGACACCTTTTATAATAATGGTAAATGGAAGCTGGGCATTGAGCCCGTTCTGATTGAGGACTGCTATTACATTGATTCGGATGAGTGGATGAACAAGGTGATCTTGAACAAGATCGATACCGGAGTGACCCATGAGCTTTCAGACCAGCAGTATTACAAGGACACAACCCAGCTTTACGATGAGTTCTGTGCGCTATTTTCTGAGAAGTACCCAGATGAGGTGTTTGACCTGATGTGCCAGAATACTGTCATTATAGCTGGAGAGAGTGATGCTGCCTATGACCTGGATGAGAACTATGCGCCCAGATACGACCTTACCGAAGAGGAAAAGGAGAAATATGGGGATTCCTACAATATGTTCAACGAGCTTATTGAGGAAGGTTTCAAAAGGCTGGTTCCGAAAGGCAAGGAAAAGGAATACCGTGAGCGTCTGGAGTACGAAAAATATGTGATTGAAAGCACGGATAATGTCGATTATTATCTTGTTACATGGGATGAGATAAACTGGGCGAGAAGATCTGGAATAGCTGTTGGAGTTGGACGTGGATCTGCTGGCGGTTGCCTTCTAAGTTACCTGCTTGGAATTACCCAGATTGACCCGATGCCTTATTCTTTGCTGTTTGAGCGTTTCCTTCTGCCTGAGCGTGGTGGGCTTGAGCCTGCTGATGTTACAATTATCGGAAATGACCTGTCAAGAAAGGATTATGTTGAGATTGAGTTTGAGGATGGTAAGAAGCTGTGCTTTGCCAGTGACGCTGAATTCCTTGTTAATAGAGACGGGAAAGAGGTGACCGTGCTTGCTGATGAACTGACACCAGACGATGACGTGATATTTGATAGAAAGGACGAATTGTTTACTATACCAGAACTATAAGCTATGAAAATAAAAAGTATCAGAAAAATTGACAACAAAAAGTCCAAAAACGTCCTTGATTGCTTTGTAGATAGTGGTTACAGAAAATTGCATCACGGAAGTTTGCCTGACATCGATACCGACTTCGACTCTACAAAACGAGACGATGTTAAGGCGTACCTGGAGAGGCGATATAACCATAATGGAAAGCAGCGTGTTTTCTCTGCCGGAACATTTACGACACTCCAGGTTAAGTCCGTGATTAAGGATGTGTGCCGTGTTCATAGGGTATCTGTGAATATGGCCAACTACATAACAGCTATCATTGACGATAACGCTGGTGACTGGACTGAGTTGATGCTGTTGGCCGCAAAGGAGAAGAAGGTCAGGGATTTTATTCAGAAGCACCCAGACGTGTTTGAGGAAATAAGGCCTATTATGTTTCAGCCTCGTTCTGAAGGTATTCACGCTTCAGCAGTTGTTGTTACTCCAGACATTATTAAAGGTGAAGATGTTGAGTGCTTTGACATCATCCCCATCAAGAAAATGAACGGCCTGCTTGTGTCTGAACTTAGCGGTACTGAGCTTGATGAACTTGGATTGCTTAAGAACGACCTGCTGGGTATTGCTGAGCTCTCCAGGCTTGATACTATGATTCAGATATGCAATAAGGAATACGGAACCAACCTGAGCATTGAAAGCATAGCCACAAGTGCGCTTGATGAGCCTAAGGTGTATGAGATTATCAGGAAGGGTTTAACACAGGGCATTTTCCAGCTTTCCTCTGATGGCATGACCAGGTACATTAAGAGTATGCATCCAGAGTCAATCAACGACATTATTGCAGCTAACGCGCTTTTCCGTCCTGCAACTTTGGATTCTGGAGCAGCTAAGATGTATGTGGATGCTAAGGAAGGTGTTGTTGATCCCGAATACCTTTGGGGAACTTATGATATTCTTAAGGACACCTATGCAGTTGCAGCCTACCAGGAACAGTATGCAGCTTTGGCACGTAAGATTGGTGGTCTTAGCCTTGGTGACGGTGTAAACCTGGTGAAGGCTATCTCAAAAAAGAAGGTTGAGAAGATTCGCAAATTCAAAGATAAGTTCTACTCCGGAGCCTCTAAGAATGGCTGTCCAGATGAGGTTAGAGATAGAGTTTGGGGCATTATTGAAGGTGGTGCTACCTATGGTTTTAACAAAAGTCATGCGACGGCGTATGGTATAACCGCTTATATTGGAGCCTATATCAAAGCCCTCTACCCAGTGGCTTTCTACACTGTTCTGCTTAAGTGGGGTAAGGATGCCAAGATGACCTCAATCCTACAGGAAATCCGTGAGCTGAACAATATTACGATTACACAGCCTGACATCAATGTTTCTGGTGATGACTTTGTTTCGAATTACAAGACCAACGAAATCTACTGGTCAATTCTTCGTATCAAGCAGGTTGGTCTTAAGGCTGTTGATTTCATTGTGGCAGAGCGCAACAGGCATGGGGAATTTACAAGCCTGGAGGACTTTATCAAGCGTATTTTCCGTAACAAGTTCAAGAAATATAAGGACTGGGACGACATTGATAACGACGATGAGTTCAGGAAGTGCCCAGTTACAGCCCTGACGGTAAAGAACCTCATACTGGCTGGTGCCTTTGACAAGCTGATGAATGTAGGCTCTATTACTGAAAGGTATGGTTTGATGGCGCAGGCTGCTGAGTTGTTGGGATTCAAGATTGATGAGAAATTGATTCCTGAGGATTTGCGCGACAAGCATTGGTTCTGGGGTCAGAAGCAGATAGCACTTACTGGTTTTGGAGCTATTGATTATGAGAGAATCTATAGGAATGCTACAAAACCAACCTCATTGAACAGCGTAAGGTATTTCAGACTGGAAGATCTCCAGGAACCTGGGAATGACAAGCTGCGTGTTGCTATATGTGCCACTATCCTGGAATGCACTGAGCATAAGTATAAGGACAAGAGCACCGGTGAGACAAAGCATTACGGAAAGGTCACCCTCCAGCAGAATATCGATACTGGTCAGCTTACTATTTGGAACGATGCCTGGATAGGTGCTAAGGATTATTTCTGGCAGAAGAAGGACAGGATAGTGATTTTCCAGGGCGTTATTAAGTGGAGCGACTATGATGAGCAGAATGTCATACAGATCAATAAGGGCGCATTTATTATGAACATTTAAATATTTATAGTTATGCCGTACAAAGAGAAGAGTAAAATTAAGGAGTACAATCGCCTCTATTATCGGGACCACCGAGAGGACGAGAAGGAGCGTAGGAGACAGTATTACGCTGCAAATAGTGAGAAGGTGAAGGCTAAGGCCAGAGAGGTTTATGCCAGGAAGAAAGCCGAGAAAATCCAAAATGACAGGGAAAATGGAGTCTGGGATTTCTGATGAGTGGGGCGTTGTCCGAGTTGATGAGGACCAGGAACGCAAGAAAGAGCATAACGAGAAGATCTACCTTCAATACAAGGAGACCTTTGACCGTAATGCTAAGAAATGGGACCTTGCCAATCCAGAACGGAAACGTAAGATAAAGCAGTCCTATGAGGAGAGAAACAAAGGCAGGAGGTATATGCATCCTTACTATTTCGAAAGGGACAGGATCAATGCCTACCAGCGTGAACGTAGAAGAAAAATCAAAGAACAGAAAAAAGCTATGGATAAGAGAAAGAAAGTTATCTGCATTTACGGGAGATCCGGTTGTGGCAAGTCTTTCGCAGCCAATTTCCTTCATGACCACTGGGGCATCCATATCGTATGTTCCAGCACCACAAGGCCTATGAGACCTGGTGAGGTACATGATGTTGACCACAAGTTTGTAAAAGGTCCGGCACCTAAGGAGGGGCTGGTGACATACACCCAGTATGGAGGCTATGAATACTGGGCGACTGAGGAGGATTTTGTTCCTGGTATCAATGTCTATGTTGTGGATGAGCTGGGAATTATGATGATGCAGAAGAACCCAAATTTAAGACTGTACCCCATCAAGATAACAGCTTCAGAGGGTGCAAGGAGAAAAAGGAAGGTTAGCCTGAAGCGAATAATTCAAGACTATATGAGATTCCAGGAGCTTCCAGAACTTACCTTCAGGCCCTTCAGGAAAATCAATAACAGCGGCCCCAGGACGCATATTAAAAAAGAGTTATCAATCGCATTAGCACAAATTATGGAGAAATAAATTATGGCAGCACCTAAAGAAACAAGTTTGGTTCCGGTAATGCTGGTTCTTGATACCGAGACTGGAGGTTTGAATAATAAGGAATGCGCGGTTTGTTCCGTGAGTATCCATGCGGTAAGGCTGGACACATTTGAGAGGTTTGACTCAATCAATATCTTCATTCAGCCATATAACAGAAAAACAGACATTGGCAAGCCCAAGAAAAAGAAGCTCAAGACCAAGTATGAGATTGAGGATGAGAAGGAGGCTGCTGAGGAACTGATGACCTATTCAGATGCCGCATTCAAGGTTCATGGTCTGACACTGGATTTTCTGAGAGAGAACGGTGTGCCCTATGAGGAAGCTGCCCAGATGATAGTTGACTTCTGCAAAAAGGCAAGGATTTCCAGCGCAAGGGACGGACAGCCTTTCATTGTTGGTCAGAACATCCTTTATGATATAGGTATGATACAGCAGCTTTTGGAGTACGCTGGTCTCTGGAAGGAGTTCTGCAAGTGCGTAAAGGGCAACGAGGACTTTCACGGAGAGTTCCAGCCTTTGATCCTGGACACACTTACCCTGGCATATATGGGCCTTTGCAATGCCGGACTTACCAACTATAAGCTGGGGACACTTGCTGAGAAGCTTGGTATTGAGCTGGACGATGCCCACGATGCTGATGCTGATGTTACGGCCACCGAGGAGATTGTCCGCACCTTTACTATAAGGATGCGTAATGCAAGCGGTGGCGGTGATGAAGGCGGTTCAGGCCTGGTCGAGAACAAGAAGGAAAAGAAAAGAGAACATTTCAAGATTTAGGATATGGGAAATTTTGTGTTGGATAAAAAGACTGGGACGTTTGTCCCAGCTCCTTCTGAAACAGAGGAGAAGGTTAAGGATATGGCAGAAGCCGGTAAGGTTAATGCTGATGAGATTAAGGATGCAGTGGACATCATAAACAAGACCACCCATGTAAAGCTTGCCTCTGACGCTTCTGGGTTGCCCAATGAGCCGACTGAGACCTTTAAGAGACTTTCCGACTTATCGGTGTTCCAGGTTATCGATCAGCCGACTGGGAAGGTGCTGTGCATTATAAGCGGTTATGCCCTCCAGATTAAGTTCAACAGGGAGGCAATTACCAGTGCAGCAGACGTTGAACAATGCGCTGAGGGGCTGAAAAAGATGTTCTATAATGCAATCATGGATCAGATTCTGGGTGATGACAAGAAATGAATCACCCTGAATCCTTCCAAATAGGCTATTTAAGATAAAGAAAAGAATATGGCAAGCAAATATTATAATAGCCTGAGGGAATGCGAGCAAGACTTCTGCATCTTACTTGTGGAAGGAAGCCCAAAATTCGCTGGAAACCCCACCCAGTGCTACATTGAGACTGTGGGTAAGAAAGAGGGTGTCCCAGCTGATGATCCATTTATATGCCATTATGTAAAGGAACTGCTTTCTGATGAGAATATCAAAGGATATATCCAGGAGCTTCAGAAGGCTTCTGAGGATGATCAGGAAACAGAGCTCCTTAAAATCCGTCTGAGATCTACACTTCTCAAAATAATCGATGAGTGTTCTGAAGCGCAATTTACTGACAGGAGAGGCAACAAGCTTTCCCCTGCCGCTATGCGCTCTGTGGCCAACAATTCCATCAAGACGCTCATTGACATTACGCCTGCCATCAAGAAAGAGGTGGAAGCTGGGGAAGATGGTGACAAGAACAAGGGTGGATTAACCTTTAACGTCATTGTTCCCGACAAACCTGTAAAGACCAAGGAACAGCTTGCCCTGGAAGAGTCAGTAAAAAACGATAATGACAAATAATAAAAATGGACAAGACACTTAGGAACACGTTTATTGGAGCTCTCTTTACGGTTGCAATCGCCTTTTTAGGAGCTTGGATTCAGATCAACAACCGTATTGCGGTGTTGGAGGTACAGGTTGATAACTATGTCAAGGCTCAGACCAAGAATGATGCCGACATGGATAAGATGATGGAGAAGATTATCGACATCCAGAACAAGGTTACAAAGCTGGATGCCCAATTCGAAATAGAACACAAGAACAACCAGTGATATACAACTATGACCCACACCAGAAAATAAAGGAGAAGGCCCATGTTATCATAGAGGCTTCCAGTGAGCTTCACGACATGAGGCTGGACGGGTTCATAGGCATGGAGGGAATGGTGGTTTCCCTCGTAAAAAGAAAGAAAAGGAACAGTGGTGCCTGGGTAAGGATAGTTGGCGGGGAGTTTGCCGGAGAGGAATGGTTCTTCCCAATACTGGCACTGAGAGACCTGAATGCAAAGACTGTTGAAGAAGAATTTGGAGACTTTATAATATGAGAAAACTTCTTTTGGCGACCATATCAATGATAATGTTGTTGGGGGCAGCACTGTTTGGAGGGTGCTGTTCCCCGCGAGTGGTCGAGAATACGGTTATCCAGACTGATACCGTAAGGACAGTTGATAGTGTGCTGGTTTATGTAAGGCCTGATACTGTTAAGATAGAGGTTCCTGCATCATCCCAGTCTGTTGTCACAAAGGACACGGCATCACACATCCAGGATGGTCTTTATGAGTCAGATGCATACTGGGATGGTCAGTTCCTGCATCACTCACTTAACAGCATCCCAGGGGCTCAGTTGACTAAGATTATCCATCATACGGATACGGTCAAGATAAAGGAAAAAGCGGAAAGCCACAATAAGGACAAAAGCAGGAAGGAAACCGTTTACGTGCAGCCATCCCTGAAGGACAAGGCTGGGTATGTGGCTATCGGTTTCGTTCTTGCGGTAATACTTGGGATACTTTATGGAGCAAGGAAGAAAATCGCTGGAATTCTTAAAAAGCTTGGGTAGCCAGGTTCCTGGGAAACTCAAGAAAGTATATAATAATCCAATAAAACCAAACGAGAATGAAAACAAAGTTACTGATCAAGGAAAGACTGTATCTGATGAACGTCCTTCCGCAGCAAAACTCACTTATTGAGTACCAGCTGAAAAAGAGTATTATCCAGAAGGTTGAGATCACTGATGAGGACAAAGCACTCGTAGACTTCAAGCAGGAGAACGAGAGCAATGTTACATGGGATGCCAAGAAGGATATGGACAACCCGAAGGAGTTTGAGTTTACTGACCAGGAATGCCAGTATGTCCGCAAGGCAATCGAGGCACTTTCGGACGGGGAGCACCCAGATGAATACTGGATAGTGGTCATGTTGCTGTATGACAAGCTTGACGTAACAAAGTGTTGATAAGTTTTTCATGGTATTAGATTTTTCAAGGGAAGGTTCCTGGCCTGTGAGGGGTCGGGAACTTTTGATTAATGGAGATTAAAGTTTCAACTGGGTATTTTACAGGCCCCCTATTTACTTATGAATTCAATGAAGCGGAGTCCGTAATGTAGGGGAGGGCTCAGTTCTACACTCTCCCCGTCCGCTTTTAATGTAGAACTGTGTGGAACTGAAGGAGAAATTCAAATGAAAAAATTAGAACCGTTCACTGGAAAAATAGATTTCCACCCAAGTTATAGGCAATACCTGGTGATGCAAATGCTTGAGCCTAATCGTTGTGATAAGTGCGGTGGTGAGCTTGAGATGCGTACTATTGGTTTTGATAGTTCTGGAAACCCAATTAAAAAGCCGTTTTGTAAAAATTGTTCAACTACCGACATTCCAAGGCTTATATTATTTGGAGGTGCGGGTGGCGCGGGCAAGAGTCACCTGGGGTGCGCTTGGGGTGTTATGACCTGTCTTAGATTCCCAGAAGCAAGGTTTGTAATTGCCCGTAAGGTGTTAAAAGTTTTGAAAGGAACAACATGGGTAACTCTTATGAGAATATTAAAATCATTTGGGTTACAAGAAGGTGTTCATTATCACCTCAATAACGTGGAGTCAATCGTTACTTTCTGGAATGGTTCAGTAATACTGTGCTTTGGTCTTGAGGACAAGCCAAGCGACAAAGAGTTCTCTTGGTTGGGATCGTATGAAATTACGGCAGCATATATAGATGAGGCATCTGAAGTGTCGAAGAAAGCTGTTGAGGTTTTGCTTTCACGTTGTCGTTGGATGATTGCTGAAACATTCTTGGTGCCAAAGATTCTTATGGGAACAAACCCAGCTACATGCTGGCTTAGAGAAACGTTTGTGCAAGATGAAAATGGAGACCCATTAACTGAGCTACCAGAGGGTTATAGGTTTGTTCCTGCATTAGTCTGGGACAATCCGGACCCACTTTTTGTCCAAACCTATGCTAATAACCTTATGTCCATTTCAGACCCATACACAAGAAACAGGTTATTGTATGGACTTTGGTCTGATCCAGACGGAAATGAAAACGCTGCATATCATTCGTTCAGCTCTATAACGCATGTAAAACAAAATCTTAGAGAACGAATTTACAATAAGTTAAAGCCGATAATAGTTTCAGTTGACTTCAATGTTGCGCCATACCTTGTTGCCTTGTTAATACAAATAGATTATGATGCTAAGGTGTTTTATGTGCTTGACGAATTACTTGGAAAACCAAAGGAAAAAACAAACAATGCGCCAGCTATGGGTAAAATGCTTGCGGAAACACTTAGTGCGCGTGGTCATCTTGGTGGCGTTCTAATAACTGGTGACCCAGCTGGACTATCCAGGTCAACTCAAACCGAAGAGGGCACAAACAATTTTACCATACTTAAGAATGCAATGAATAACGACATCCTCAGGCCAAAGGTTCAGCTTTTGAATAAGCAGCCTTCTCATATTACGAGGCTTGATTTTATAAACTACCTTTTTGAAGGAAAGCTGGATGGGTGGAGTATTCAGATTGATTATAGATGCCATAAGCTTTGTGACGATCTGCTAAAACAAATGAAAAATGAGGACGGAACAAAGCATAAGCATCCAGGATATATTGATGGAGTGAAATGTGAGACACTTGGACACGCAAGCGATTGCCTTGATTATGCAGTGTGCTATTACCTTGGTAAACAGTATAGCAAATTCAAGTCTCAGACAAGATCAGCTGTCATAACAGTCCCAGATTCCGTGTCTGCCTACGATACAGCGAACCAATGGGACTACTAACTGGCTATTTAAGATAAAAGAGAACAAATATGGCATACCGCAGATTCCTAAACGATTCGGACTACCTCTCCACAATGACCGAAGTGGGGATGTCCCAGCTTACCCGTGAACGCCATGATCGCGTCATCCAGGCAGAACAGTCAGCAGAGCTTTCAGTCATAGAGTACCTTAAGCAGCACTATATGATTGAAGAGGAGCTGCTGGTTGGCAAGAAGATAGCACCGTACAACAACCAGATAACCTACCCGCCCGATGTCTACATTACCTATGACGCTGGTGATGGGGAGCAGATATACAGGACGCTTACCAGTATCAATGCCCTCAAGAGACCAACAGACAAGGTGTACTGGGAAGAGCTGATGGATTTTGAGATGTCTGACATTAAGTTTGACGAGATCCCGTTCTATTCCCAGATGATTACCTGGAAGAAGGGCGATCTGGTCAAGTTCAACCAGTCAGTCTGGAAGTGCGTCAACGGAAACGGCATAGACTTCAACAACATTCAGATCCCAGGTGTTGTAGCCTGGAAGAAGCTGGATACCTATGAATGGCACGCAAACCTCCAGTATGAGGTGTATGACGTTGTAAGGTATGACGGCAGGTTCTTCATGCTTCTGGAGACAGCGGACCCAGCCACAATGGACAAGAGCGTTAACCCTTACGAATCAGACGACTGGGGAATGATAGGCGACTACGTTGAGGACTATGAGTATGAGGTTAGTGACCATGAGTACGTAGTCTTTGGTAATGAGGTCTACTACCCAGTAATGCAGGTGAACGGGGAGACTCCTGAGGTTCATACAAACATCGTGAGAGACGACCCCAGGAATGTGAACCTTGTGAAGCACATGACCAGGCTGGCCATATACGAGCTCCACAAGCTTATCTCTCCGACAAATATATCAAATGTGCGCATCAACGACTACAACGACTCTATCCAATGGTTACGTGATGCCCAGAAGTTCAGGCTGGATCCTCAGATACCCAGGAGAATCGACGACAAGGAAAACTATCCTTATACCGGCTGGGCTGTTGAGGATTTTAACAGGGAACTTAACCCGTGGAAACAAACATGGTACGTATAGTGAATAGTAAGCAATAGGATTTGTTTTTAGGTTAGTAGTTTTTCATAGTATTAGTAGTTAATCATTGAACTAAAAAAGAACCCATCCGTGAGGACAGGTTCTTTTTTATGCCTAAAACTCAGTTGCTGCCAGTACCATATCACGGCTTGAAGTGTCTCCCTGGTTATTGTAGTATATGGCCTCACAGTTCTTCACTGAGGTTCCGGCCAGGTTTGCTACATATATAATAGGTACGCCTGTACTTATATAATGTGTAATGCCTGTGTGCCTGAAAACATAATTGTGGAGCTGGAACGGAACGCCTATAATGGGGCCAACCTTCTTAAGCCATATATTAACGCGCTGGATAAACTTGTCTATATCATTGTTGTCGTGCGCATTCCTCCTTATGGTTGAGTTATTGCGGACTGGGAAGATATAGCCATCCTTAGCCTTACTCTTCCAGCGTTTCATTATCTTGCGCATCCTGTCATTGATTGGGACAGAGCAGGCCGTTGACTGTTTCCCAGCTATCTTTCTTCTCTTGAACACAAAATGATCGACACCGTTAATGGTCTGGATGTCCTCATACTTAAGGCACAGCGCATCACATGGTGACTGGCAGGTATAGAGGATAAACACGCAGAAATCATGGTACAGCTGAGCTTTCCAGGTCCATTGGGGATTCCTGGGATTGGTAGGCAGTTCTGATTTCTTAAGGTTCACGAATGCGTTACATTGGGCTTTTGTCAGGGTCTGGTATTTGTGTACTGATTCCTTGTTCTTCTTTGCCCAGCGCACACCCTTCAGAGTAGAGAAATCAAAGTAGCCCATCTTGTCTGCCCAATTGAATACCGCATGGAGACACTGGGAAACATAGTATTTTGAGCCTTCACCACGATGACCTTCCAGGTATTCCAGGATGTCGTTAACCAGATCAACCTTCATATCCTGGATGGCAATGTCAAGGTAATGCTGATGTACGGTGCAAAAGTATTCCCTAAGCCTTCTTTCTGTCTTGTCATAGGCTTCCCAGGTTCCCTTTATGCTACCATCCTTATGCCTCTCCAGCTGCTTTTCGGTTATGAATTTCCTGATAAGCCAATGCAGGCTGCTGGTGTCCTCCTGTTCCTTTGTTCCCTGTCCGATGGCAATAAGGAAGCCTGACAAGGTGCCATCCCAGTCCTTGCCAAGCTCATCATAGGGTTTTCTGAATTCTTCCAGGAATTTGTTGTTAAGGTCTTTTAACGGAGCACTTCCCACAAAGCATTGTTTCTTTGCACTGAACTGCCTCTTACTGAATTCGCCACGCAGATACTTTGTGACTGATACATACCTGACCTCACCGTTTTTGTAAAGTCTTAGTCGCAAACCAAATTTGTTTCCGAACACCTGATAATTTACACTTACCATAAACACAGAATTTTACTGTTAATCAACTACTTACATGCAAATTTCACACCCAAATTTTTGCGATTTGTGCATGAAATGTGCATTTTAAGCAGTTGAACACCGGAATTTTGCCTAACTACGCATCTTGTTTTTGCGCAGACAGCCTTCTGTGTAAGTGGCTGTTTTTCAGTGAGTTATAACAATTTTTCAGCCTCTTTTTGTCAGCTAAAAAATGTTAAAATTGGCGGAAGGTGAGGGATTCGAACCCACGGAACGCCCGAAAACGTTCACCAGATTTCGAGTCTGGCGCATTTAACCACTCTGCCAACTCTCCTGAAAAACGCCCAATCCAAATGTTAAAATGCACATTTTATGCACATTTCCCACAAACGGGGGTTGTTTTGCGCCGCAAAGATATTCACAATTTTTCAAACCGGCAATACCTTTGTGGTTAAGGATTCTTAAGGTGTCGTTAAGAAATCTTAATCACCCAGATTTTCACGTACACAAACCCCTTAAAATAATGCACGCGAAGTCTCAAAATGAAAGCTTCCCAGCACCATATCACAGGATACTGGGAAGCCTCTACAAACGGAATTTGCTCTATTGCTGTGATCCAGATGAGACTCGAACTCATGACCTACCGCTTAGGAGGCGATTGCTCTGTCCAACTGAGCTACTGGACCTAAAAAGACACTGGGAACTTCACAGCGGCCAGTGCTGAAATTTCAATTCATTATTAATCTAAGCCAAAAAGAGTGCCGACCTTCACAGGCTTGTAATGCACATGCGATTTTAACTAATAGCATCTAAAAAGAAAACTTATCATCATTAAATAGAGTCAAGCTACATAATCAAGTCAATAGCCTCTCTTACGGTCTTGATATGATCAATCCTGTCATCTGGTACTACAACACCAAACTCGCGCTCAGCTTCCATCAGGATCTCAATAGCGTCAAGTGAATCACATCCCAGGTCATCCTGGAAATTAGCATCCAGCGTCACGTTATAGCTGTCTGCATAGACCTTCTCACTGACAAGCTCAATAAACTTGCCTTCAACTTCTGTTCTTACTAATTTTCCCATAATCGTTAACCTTTTGTTAAGTTATCGTATTCATTAAACATTTTCACAAGTATATCCTCAGCGATTGACATTGCAGACAGGTAGCCTTCCTTGTAGGCTTCAAAATATGGATACCTGGGAGCGTCCGGCTGATACGGGTCTGGGATGTATGTCTTATTGCACTCTTCCTTCTCGCACTCAGGCATTCTATTGATACCCAGTTTCCTGCTAAGCGTTTTTGCCAGGAACTCGTTTAGGAATTCATCTTTTGTATCCTTACAAGTGAGTTCATTATCTTTCTCTGCTTGGCTGTAGCCTTCAAAGTATGCTTCCTCAATCTCGTCAAGCATTACGGGGTCTTTGATACCGCATTGCTCTCGGTAGTCACTGTATTGCTTTGATAAATCTTCTGCTTTACTCATCTTTCATTGCTTGTTTTAAGTCGTTTTCTAATCTCTGATGTTCTATAGTGAAATCCTGTGCTTTTATGTAGCAACAAAGGTCATTATCAAGAAACTCACACACTTTTTCAATAATTTCCTCCCTTGCGATCTCCACAGCCCTTCTCGCTTGGTTTGGAGTTAGCCAAGGATTATAAACTGATGGTGGGGCTTTTTGCGGTTCAAATTCATTGCTACAATTCCTTGTGCAATCACTGATGAACTTTTCTGCTTTGCTCATAGTTCTATTTCTTTATCACAACCCATAATTCGCATAGCCTGCTGTAATTCATGTACATACTCAATAGGCATAGCAATATCTTTCTCAGCAAAGTCAATCGAAAGAAATATAGTAGGTGGTATGTTGTCCGCTGACAACCCTTCGTTGAAATCAATATTTATTTTGTAGCCATCGTGATAGAAATACTCCATATCATCGGAATATTCTCTAACCTTAAACCCATTCTTTATTAGGTGTATTTTTTGAAGTTGAATAGGTTTAAACTTATTATTATACTCCCATAAGTGAGGAAAACCACAAGCGAAATGTATGTTTCCATCACCTAAACGGTCAATCCTTGTTACTTGGTAATACTTACCATTGGCATGTTGTAGCCAATCACCAATTTGAATTGCTTTCATAACTATTCCTCCCTTAGCTTTTTCAATTCGTTATAAAGTGATTCAAGCGTAGTGCTTTGTAATAAAGATACTGCTGATTCTAAAGCATCAATCTGCTCATTACTCGGCTTCCAGGTGTATCTTTCTTTGAGTCCATTTAACCACACATGTGCATCTATGACTTGTATGCCTTTACTTTTAAGGTATATAGATGCGCCATTAGTAGTGATAGCATTTCCTATGAATCTTGACATTTTCTTATCCTCTTCACTCCAAAAGGATTTCTGCTGTTTAGACAATTCCTTAACGGCACTAATGGCGCACTTATGTTCTAAAATACCATCATCGGACTGGTAGCCATCAACATCACCAAGAGTCTTTTGTAGAATATCAATGGCGGCATACAAGCCATCAATACCATAATCTTCGCCTTTTGGCAATTCAACAGACTTGTCGTATTTAACATGAATAATATCTGTTAGCCACCTTCTAAGAAATTCGTCTGGTATATAACCAAGACAAGCATTTAAGTTCTGTTCATCTTCCCTATGCCATTCAGCAGGATTCTGCTCACCATTGCAAGTTTTTGCAGAATTAGCAAGAATTTGCTCTATATTACCAAATCGTTTTTGTAACTTCTTGGCAACTTCTTCTGTAAATGGACTATCAAGATACTGCCCGATGCCTTCTTTTTCAGTCAAAACTGCGTCAACAATGTATTTCCAAGTTCTGAAGTCTGAGAAATCTGTATCAGGCTTCCTCTCACCTTGCTCGTCAAGAAACTTATTCCAAGACTCTGGTGTTTCTTTTTCCAAAGCCTCATTAAGACTATTCTCTAACTTTTTCTTGGTAGCTTCAGAAATACCCATGTTATTTTTGCCTTGCTTTTCAAATTGCTCTTTGAGATAATAATTCTCTTCAATCAATTCACCAATTCTTGCATTGGATATTTGCAAGGCTTTCATTAGATTTCTTTGTTTTTCAACCCAAGCAAATATGAAATCAAACGAGATACCGTAAACATTAATCCAACGTGCTTCATCCTGTAACCATTTAAGACACTTTATAATTGCTTTCATTATCTTCTCATCCTTGCTCTCTGGAATAAAATCTGCACATATACCACATGCAGTTTCGACTGTGATCTTCTCACTATTAACCATCTCTTGTAGTTTGGCTATAGTATCTTTATGTAATTTTTCGTAATCCATAATTGTGATAATTAAAATAAAAAAAGAAGCTGGGAATAGATAGCCCCAGCTCCCAATTGCCTTACGCCTCAGTCTTAACGAAGAGGTTGCAGATCTCAATGATTGCAGCACCGGCAATCACAATAGCGGAATTGATAGCAGTTGCATACTCTGGGTTGTTGTAAGTAACCAGGGCAACACCGATGGTCTGAAGGCCACCAACGATACCGCTAACTAAAGCAAATACTTTCTTGCTCATAATACTAAATTTTAAATTGTTAATATTGTGCCTTTCGGCGGTTATTTTATCACATTATGCATAAAATTAAGTGTACTTTTACCATACCTATTCTTAATAACGTGTTTGTCCATAATCACAGCGTATGAAACCATAAGTGCCCTCGATGATGACTTTTCAAGCAAAACACCCTTAAGTAGGCGGTTAGCGTGGTCATCGTCATCAATATAAACAATACCATTAATGATAATGATATGGTAATAACTTAGATACTCCTCTTTTGGTACATCTTTGTCAGAATCAAGTCTGCATTCGTACAACAAGTCCTTAGCGTAATCTGGAAGTTCAGACATGCGCATTGTTTTATTCAAGTTAACCCTCATGGCTTTCTTCTTTTAAGTTCATCAACCAGGGCATCAGCAGCTGTTACAACCACACTGGCAACCCTGTTAAAATCAATGGAGGCACAAGCTTTTTGCATACCAATAACAGAAGCCATGATATGTATGGAAGCCTGGGTGCGTATCTCATCCCAGTGTTTTATCTCATCATCCGACTCGTATGGGACCAGGATCTTCTCAACCTCATCAGTTATCTGTGCTGTGCCCTTACCTGGAATCTCAAGTCTACCAATAGGATTCACACGATACAGAGCTCCATCTTCAAGCTCGTAATTTTCCAATTCAGGTATCCTACCAAACATTTTGGTTGTCACCATGTAATTGCCAGCTATACACTTATAATAACCTTCCTTCAACATACTATTTTCTGATTATTTTATATTTCTTACCATGCACATTACTCAGCCCGTCCAGCCAGTTATATGCGTCATCAAAGTTCTGGGCCTCATATACTGAACGGTGCCCAAATAAGTCTTGTTCAATTACAGCGTACATGATTTATGTTTTTCGTAAACAGTTTCTCCGGTCAGCTCCATATCAAGTCTTAATCCAAACTCATACGAGTCCATGATCCTTGTGTCTGAACTGGGTGTAACTATAACATAACCGCACTCCTGCATCAGGAAGGCAATATAGCAAAGATTACCACCATACATAACATAGTCACCTTCATATATCTCCTTGCCGTTCTTGTCACACAGCCCAGTAAATTGACACACGCTTTCAGGATCGACCTCATAGCCACCAACCATAGTCCTGGGTTCCAGTCCTTCCTTGGTTACTTTCTGGTTATGCACAAGGTCACCGTACACCCAGCACTTGTTGCCTACCTTATCCCAGCCTCTGAATTTGATTACCCTACTCATCCTTGTTGTCGTTCTTGGTTCCCCAAAGGTGTTCATATTCAGTAACACCATTCTTTCCATCTTCCAGGCCTTGACGGTAAACCATCTGGGCAATATCAACAACCTGCCTGAAAGAATAGGCGGGCTTAAACTCATCAACATGGTACTTGCGGTCATTGTTGTGCTCCATGTACCACTTTGAAATCAGCTTGCACCATCCGACATACAGCATCATCCTATCCTTAGAGTTATCAATGCTTTCGCCACAGATCTTCTTGTATTCCTCATCAGTAATGCTTTCTGCCTGCATCTCGGCAATACGATCTTCCCAATGTTCTCTCTCCTCAGCTGTCATTTCTTCTGGCAGCTTACCAAACACAGCCTTCATAAGCTTTTGCTGTGGTGTCATCTTATCGTTCATAGCCATAAAGTTAAAAATCGTCTAAAAATGTTTCTTTTTATAAAAATTTTCTCCAAATCATTTTGTGGTCTGGAATATTACCAGTATCTTTGCACCCGATATGACAATAGTACTCAAACATAAACGCTCTTAAGCTCTCGATCTCCAGCTGTGAGGTCGGGCATCTGGCTTCATAGCTCAGTAGGTAGAGCAAGGGACTTTTAATCCCTGGGGCGTGGGTTCGAGTCCCACTGGAGTCACAATACCGCGAGGTGGAGAAGTTGGTATCTCGTTTGGCTCATAACCAAAAGATCGTAGGTTCGAGTCCTACCTTCGCAACAACAGAGGGTTTTAAGACCCTCTTTTCTTTTTCTCCCTCATGGCTCTCCTGAAAGCTTTCTTGCCTTCTTCTTCGCCAAGCACTCCAGTTATTACCTTCATCTGCTGTTCACGCAAGCACTTCTCACAGTACGGATGCTGTGGGATGTCTGGGTCAATGCAAGGCCAGAAAGCATAAGCCTGTTTGCCACATATACAGCACTTGCACTTACTGGCCTCCACCATTACAGTTTCATTCTTCTTTGCCATGTCTCAAACTGTCTTTTAAATAATCAAGCTCAACAGTTAATTGGTCAACTCCTTCTTTGATGTCCCTTATACCATCACTGATAGATTCAATTTCACGACACATATTTCTAATTGCATATAAATCACACGGAATGTAAAAGGACTGGGAAGAAACACTATCCAGCATCAGTCTTTCAATGTTGTGACTGTTTGGACTAATAACTGTCGTTGCTTTACTCATATCGATACCCTCCTATCCAACTCACCAGGTTTCCTGTACTTAAGGTATTTCAGAAGGCATATCCTACCAAAATTCTCACAGTTGTTCTCACACCAACCTTCCTCGTTGGCATCGACAACCTCACAAAAGTCTGACGGGTCACTCTTAACCAGTTCAACTATGGTGTCAAGAGCCCTGTCAAGGAGCTGGGAATCTGTCAAATCGCTCATCTTAATACCAATTGTTTATAAAGCTCGTTCTTCAAATCTGATTTTATAGCCTCAATATCTTCTGGTGTAACAAGATAGAGGTCTTTTCGTTTTACCAACTGCATCTTGCACTCACATTGTAAGAATGTCTGAGCACACCCCTTTATTTGTGTGGCAGGAGTGGTATAGCTCGTCTCCAGCTTGTACTTATTCAGGACATCCGTAACAGTCATATCCTCATCTATCATTTGAGACAGAATAAGAAATACAATTCTTTTGTCCACCTGAGACCTCATTTTGTCCAGGATTTCATCAATCATATAAGGCATATTATCAAAACAATTACACCAATCTGGATGGCCTGACCAACCAAACCACCATAAATAGTCCACTTAAAATCCTTCCAGTCCCATGCGCTCCAGTCCCATTCCTTCAATGGTTTATTCCCGTTCTGGTGGTGCGCGTCCTTAAACTCCATACCAATTGCAAGCCCGATCACGCACAGTATTGTCAGTACAGCACCAAATGGGATAGCAAGCTTGAAATGCCTGTCATGATTTGAATCTTTGTATTCACTCATATCACACCTTGTTTAGTTAGATACTCTTTCATTACCTCATGCACTTCATCATAGGAAGCGCGAGCCTTCCTGCAAATATCAGGAACGCCGCGCTCTACATAGCCCATAATCTCATCATGCTTACTCTTGTCCATATTACTTAAAGTTTACGTGTTCCATACCGCTTACCCTGACGTAGAACATCAGGATCTCGCTTCCGTTTGCCTTGTTGTTTGAAATGCTAAGCTTGTTATGCGCTTTGATGGCTGGGTTGATGCCGAAGAACTCACAGATAAAGGCAATAAGCTTCTTGTTTGTGAGTCTCAGAGCGCTACGCTTTTTGTCTGGGTTTGTGTTCTGGATGATTGTGATGTCACCAGTCTTACCGAAATTGAAAGCAAGCACCTTGTTGTCTGCATCCTGGTACACACTCATCTTGAACAGCTGTTTCTTGGATACCAGGTCCAAAACGCTCTTGTTTAACACAAGGTAGCTGGGAGTTGTGCTTCCAGTGATCACCAGGTCAATCTCATTCTCACCAAGGCTGAGTTTTGAAGTGGAGCTCAGCAAATCCACCTTTGTAAAGTTTCCCATAATCGTTAAAGTGTTTTAAGTTTTTCTTTTATATCCTCTTTTATAATCTTCGCTGCCTTGTTCCGCATCATCTCATACATATTGTCACACTCAGTTCCCCAGATAGGAAGTTTCATAACATCCTCACTTTTGCGGAAGAACCTGAGCTTTTCCTTGGCAACCCTGTTAACCTCCTTGAAGTCATCAAATATGTCAACAGCAAGGTCCTTGTCAAACTTCTTCACCGCATCATTCATGTCAAGTATTACACTCTCCAGAATGTCGGCTGTCATGAATGCAACGACATAAAGCTTGTTCAGTTCATTCTTCACGTCATTTGGCATCCCCAGTTCATTAACATTGATTCTTTCTGCTTCCTTCTCGGCTTGCCTCGCATACTTGGCAAACTCCTGAGCTACAAAATCATCAATCTTCTTGGCCATCTGCATAGCCTGGATGAACTGCCCTTTGTGCATGTAGTCCTCCTTTTTCTTCAGTAATGCCTGCCCCTCCTTTGATTTGGTAAACATATTGAAGAACTGCTGCTTTGTAGTGGCTGATGCGAATTCTATTTTGTATTTGTTTTCCATATTTTATAAAATAGGTGTACCATTGCCCTTCCTGTGGAAGTCAGCTGGGATCTCACCCCACTTGTCATTGTTCCAGTGTATAATCTTAATGTCCTTTATCTTTTCATCCATGACCCTCAGGTAGCACTCAGCCTTCATAAGCTTTGAGTTGCGTTTCCCAGATGATGTCTTACGGTGTACGAACCAATTGATTGCAACCATAGAGTCTGAAAATATTACGGCAGGCTTATATCCAGTCTCATATATTTCTTTCACAGCCTCCACGATAGCAAGGAACTCGCCGATATTGATTGTCTGGTTTCCAAGCTTCTCACGGAACAATTCCTTCCCAGTCCTCAGATCAACACCCCTGTATTCCGTCATCTTGTTCTTGGTGGAATGGGATGCGTCAACTGCAATACCCTGTGTCCTGTCAATCATAGCTGGTGCTTCTTGTAGTCATTGTAAAGGGCACACACCATATTGGCAGATCTCAAGAACGCAGCTATAACGCTTTGCTTCTCCCTGATGTCGTTCCTTGATTCCAGGATTTCCAGTACGCCCTCCACAGTGTTCCTGGTCTTGTCCTTTCCATACTGGGGGTCGTAGATGATCTTGGTGTTTCCGAATTCCACAGTAACCTTAAATCTGTTAGCGGTTACCGTTGTGTCCACAATGGCTGGGAACTGACACAGCTCAGCTTCCACTGCAATAAATCCTGAGCCATTGTTCATTGGTTTGAGTGAGCAGCTATAAAGGGCCTTTTCAACCATACCCTTTGCCAGTTCCGAATCTGGAATAACGACCTTTTTCTTAACTGGGCTGCTCTCACGGCATCCTCTGTAGACACCACTCTCGTTCTTTGTCACATAGCCGACCAGCGTCTTGTGGTCGGTCTGTGAGAGGAAGAACTTAATCCTCGTTCTGATTAAAGATTGTGTTGCGCTCATCTGCTTTAAAAATCAACTGTAAAATACAACAAAAAATTCTGGTGCCAGCAGAACACTGACACCATGAAATAGGATAACCCGTAAAATGCAGGTTGTTATTTTAACTTCTGTTGTATCGATTTAACTTCGATTAATAGTCCCAGCCTTTAGCTTCATAGAATTCCATAAGGTCTGGGAGGCTGTATCTTCCAGCTGCATCCACATAATAGACCAGCCTTACAGAAAGCCCTTTACCGTGTATTTCATAGACGACACTCTCCAGTTTCTCGATTTCCGTATGGACTGGAGGTTCTGTGCCGTCCACGCTGCATATTACCAGATTCTCTCCGTCGATAAACAGCACATAGTTGTAATCCTGGCCAAACTCCTTAACCAGGTATTTCAGATTATCCATACCAACATTGTTTATAATTTAGGTAACGATTCAGAGTTACAGGTAGGGCAGAGGCCACCAGACCTTTTAGCCTGGAGGTTACTTATTCTCTTACCGCAACTCCTACAGAATATCCCCAGATGATTCGTGTTCTTGTAAGCAATGTCACGAACCTGCTGGAGCGGCATATTGTATTCTTTCATCAATGCCTGAAGAATCTCGGCATCGTCATGAGTCTCACTGTACCTTTTCTTGATTATCTTCCTGTAATTAAGGAAATCCTGCCTGATAACGGTACACTTGATCCTGCTTACATCCAGCATACCCTGTTCATTCATCTTCCTAAGGTAATCAATAGGCACCTCAAAAATCAAGCTCGCCTTAGCGAGGTCCTTTTCTCTCAGGATCTCACTTACCGGTCCTGGTAGTTCCTTCTTTGCCATATAGCTTCACATTAATAACAACATCGACCCTCTTCTTGGATTTCATTCTCATAAACAAGGTCTCCAGAAGCGCGAGTGTTATAGCGTCGCTCTGCTCAATGGTCATCTTATCCCAGTCAATGCCAATATCCTTGGCAACATCCAGCGCATCCTTATAGAAAGGACTGGAAGCTGGGAGGTCCTTCATATACGTAATACTGTTCTTTGTGCCATTGAACAGAATATTGCTCAACTCCCAGAATGCCATGCAAGCATCATACACTCTCTTTGTTTCCTTCTGGTGCTCCATAAATAGAATCATAAAGTTCAACACCCGCCCTGGTTTGGAATATTACATCCCAGATTACGCACAGGGTCAAAAAGAGCAGCCGGAGAACCAGCGGCCCAACTGAAATAGCCACCAGCACTCCGGCTGCAATTAATAATTTGTCTATCATTTCAAAAGTCCTAATCCTCTTAACAGTTCCAGAAACAACTGGACAACAGTACCGAAATACTTGCCGACAACCACAACGATAAACGCTCCGATGAGTATATAGGCAAGCAGTGTATCCATAATTCCAGTCATAACATCATTCTCCTATTCTTCCGTATTTTGCATCCAAGTCCCTGGAGAACCTGTCAGGATCCTCCTCATACTGACCAGTCTCAGAGTTATAGTAGAGTCCGGCTGCATTCATTGATTTCTCACGATCAGCATCAGACTTACCAGAGTGCTCATGGAACCAACTTCCAGCATTCTTCATACCGTCATTAAGGTCATCTGTTCCACGCAGTCCAGAAGGCTTGGCCACATCAGCCATACCGAACATGAACTTGAGGACCAGGATGGATAATACGATTCCGATATACCCAACCACGACGGCAACCAAAATTTTCAGAATCTTCATTTCTCAATAGCAATCTCGTAGTTAAACCTTTCCATTAATTCAAGAAACCTGTCAATATTCACAGAAGCATCTGGTGACTTCGGGAAGTGGTAGTCAAGCCCCTCGTTCACCAGTGCTGCCTCAGACAAACCATAGAAAGACATGCCGCGCTTGATAACCTCATGGACGACCTTGTTAGAGTCAACCACAATCTCATCACCCCAGAGATCATTCCTTACCACCAACTTAAGCTTCCTTTCATGCAGGTACTCAATCAAGGAGCCAGTCCTGTAGTTTGTATTGGTCTGGTCAGGTCTCTCGATGGCAGCAACAATGTACTCCGTAAGCCGCTTTGGGACAAAGACGTAACTCTTTCTCTTCTTAAGCAGCTCGGCGATCATTCTTCCTATGTCATTCCTATCCATTACGAATCAATTGCTTCTTGGATGTAGTCAGTAGCTTCCTCAAGGCTGGAGACCGCATCATTCAGTTTTTCGGCAATCTCCTCATACAGGTCATGCCTTTCTGACATTTGCAGGTTGTCCGGCATGTTGTCAGCCTTGTCCTGCTCATCATCTGCAATACCCTGGATGCTCTCCTTGATTTCATTCAGCTCATCCAAATAACCACTCAGTTCTTTTCTCGTTGTCTTATTCATTGTGCAAATTTAATAATTAAAATTTATAATTCAATCCTTTTTAATAAAAATTAAACCAGCTATCTTCACAGACCGCTGGTCACGAAAATACTAAAAACAAATTACAAACTTGGAATTACAAGTTCTCAATAGCCTCTGTAAGCTGTGCAATTCTTGCATTCACAGCAGCCTCCACCAGAGCAACACCCTCTTCATCATTGGCTGTTGCGTACTGATTCTTTCCAGTCTGGATGCGGAACGAAACTGGGCATGTGGCCTTGTTGTCCAGCATAGACTTCATTTTCTGATAGGTGCCAAGCTGACGGAAAAGTCTCTCGGCTTCAGGGATTTTGTTTGTGTCCATAATCGTATATTTTAAAAGTTACTTCATAAAGAAATAGCTGGAAAGCACCCCAGCTATACGATTCGACACCAATATTTCTCTATATCCATTGTAAGCCCTCCGTTCTTCTTGTTGTTCCAGTGAGACTCAAGCTCTTTGATTGTCATTGTCTTGCAGGCAAACTCAGGAAAATCACTCGGTCTCATGTGCTCGATCTCGAACCTGGAGAACCTGTCAACGGAAAACAGATATACGGTCTTTTCTTCTTCCATATCAGTCAAAATATTCCTTAATTAACTTGACAAATTCACTCTCTGTCTTACTGAACCACTCATCTGGGCAATAGCAGTACACCATGTTGTCAAAATTCTCAGCTTCTTTGTCAACTGTAGCACCGTCCTCATTTAACAGGAACGGCTGGACATCAGAGCTTACAACCATAATATCGCTATCATAATCATCAAACGGGCTTACGATAACCGCTGACTTATACTGCTTGCCCTTGAACTCTGTAGGCTTGACATCAACTTGAGGGTCAACAGCATAATAATCAACATACTTCCTTACATAGTCAGCACGCTGTCTTGCATCTGCACTTTCCTGGGGTGACTTATTGGTGGCAGTGAATACATCATAAGGCTCACCAAGCACATCACCATTTTCCGTCATATATTGTCCTTGGTAGACTGTAGTTTCCACCACATCTGGGTAGTCCACATATTCACTGATGATTTCCTTGGCAACCTCAATAGCTCCGTCCAGGTCATCACATAAACAGTTGCAACGGTGGTCAAACAGGCTCTCTCCTGTTGTGATATTACATAATTCCACCGTCCAAATTTCTTTTCTTTCTTTCATAATTGCGTTGTGTTTGTTGTTAGAATAATTGCCTGATAATTCCTGGCAACAGCTCATTCAGCCTCATTGCAGCTTCCTTGAATGTGTCAAAGTCCTCGCTGTCATCATTAACGGTCAGAAAATACTTCTCAAGCTGTGGATTGTGGTAGATCTCGATAATTGGAGTTGCCCAGTCGTCGTTGGAAAAATGTTCTTTAATCATTGTTCTTCGTCTTTAAAATAGAAAGTTTGTACCAAAAAATAACCATCCTTCATGGAATCGTCATACTCAACAACAATGCCAGGATTCTCGTCCTCATCAAACAAGTCCTTGAGCCTGTTGATAAGGGAACGATAAGCGTGTCCGGCATTGGGAACACCACCGATATGGGGATCGACATGCCACATCACTCGGTTATATGTCACCAAGCAGCTTACTGGGCAATCCTCAACTATACCAGTGTACAGGTTGTTTCTCTTACCGCCACAGCTGCAACGGTAGTCATCAAACACTTCCTCTATCCAGTCAGTTGTGAGATTCTTCTCATCAAGCGGGGCTGGGATCAACTTGTTTTTAGATGCAGTATTCATAGTTCCAATTTGGGTTTAGTTCCTTGTTCATTTCCTTCAGTCGCTCATAGTCCACAACATGCATGGACTCCAGGTTGATGGTTTCACCAGTTGTATGGACCCATTCATCATCGTCGTCAGCTTTCTCAAACAGCCCAGTGCTGAACACAATGTCCAGCAGGGCTGCGAGAGCACTTTCTTGCTCGTAAGTCAGTGTCATAATTTCCACTTTTAAGTTACACACTCACATCAGCCTTTATGTGTGGCCAGGGTTCATAGCCTACCAGCTCAAAGTCCTCGTAGTGGAAGTCAAAAATGTTCTTGACATCTGGGTTAATCCTCATCACTGGAAGCTTCTTGGGTTCTCTTGTCAGCTGCAATTTTGCCTGCTCAAGATGGTTCAGATACAAGTGGGTGTCACCAGTTGTATGAATGAACTCACCAGGCTCATATCCGGTAACATGGGCAACCATCTGGAGAAGCAGGGCGTAACTGGCAATATTGAACGGCACACCAAGGAACGTGTCAGCAGAACGCTGGTAGAGTTGGAGTGACAGCTTGCCTTCAGCTACATAGAACTGGAACATCGTGTGGCATGGGGGAAGAGCCATCTTGTCAACCTCAGCAACATTCCAGGCAGACACAATCAGTCGTCTTGAGTTTGGATTGTTCTTGATTTGCTCCACCACATTGGCTATCTGGTTAATCTCACCACCATTGTAGTCAGGCCATCTGCACCACTGGTGTCCATAAACAGGCCCAAGATCTCCATTCTCATCAGCCCACTCATCCCAGATATGGACGTTATTGTCCTGGAGATACCTTACATTTGTGTCGCCATACAGGAACCAAAGCAGCTCATATATGATTCCCTTCAGATACAGTTTCTTTGTGGTCAGAAGTGGAAATCCGTCTGCAAGGTTGTAGCGGCTCTGTGTGCCAAAGATGCTAATTGTACCAGTTCCTGTCCTGTCTCCCTTTTTAACACCATCTTTTAAGATGCGATTCAAAATGTCTAAATACTGTTTCATTTTATACCTTATTTATATTTAATATATAACTTCAAACACTTGCTGTTAAACTCGGTCATGTTGGGGAACGTCATGAACTGGGCATCCTCATCATCGTTGAACTCAACATATTCCCCATTCTCCAGCTCATCAGCACTTACCTCATATTCATCAGCTGTCATCTCAATATTGTTGTCATTGAGAACATAAATGTCATTATATTCCGTGTCAATGGCAAACCTAATTCCAGCTTCATGCATCTTCTGGCTGAGCTCTTTCCATTCGTCCACCAGCTTCTGTTGCTGGGGTGTCAATGCTAACTTTCCGTCCATATCAGTATCCTTTTGAGGTTAAAATTTCATCCATGTTCTCAATGGCTTCCTGGGCATCAGTGGTAGCCATGACACCAAGGTTGCCCAAATCCTCCACAAGGTTGGTCAGCTTAATGTAAGCCTTCCAGCCATCCTCGGTAAGCAGGGTTTTCTGGTCCCAGTCACCATATTCGTTTCTCTGTGGCTCGCAATCTGGGAATGCAGGACCAGCCAGACCAAAATACTCCTGTAATATATCTTCAAGTGATTTCATAATTGTGCGTTGTTTTTAGTTCCAATCATCCATTTTATATGGCTCCTCAATTCTGATTTCCTCATTGTAGATAAGGTCATCGTAAAGGTCTCCCAGCAAATCGTCAAGAGTACTGTAAAGCTCATCCTGGCAAATGAATATCTGACCATCACCAAGAGTCTTTCCTATTATTATCTCATTTCCAAACATCCTGATTTTTCCAAAGATGATATACGGCTCATCCAGTTCATCCCCAATAAACACATCGATGTACTCACCAGGCTGTAGACCCTTGATAGTTTTTATGAATTGTTCTTTCTCAATCATTTTACTCTTTCCATAAAGGTTTCAAAACACTCTTCAATAATACCAAGCTGGATTCTTGCCTGTTCGTCAAGCAAATCCTCCTCACTCCAGTTACCGTAATACTCCCTGGCATTGCTGCCTTCCTCATCCTCTGAATTAAGAACTTTCTGAATATCGTCCTCCCAGGAAATCTCATCGCTCGGAAGCTTAATGAGACACCTGGAATCCATCAATAGCGGGTAGATAGCTGAAAACATATCGTTAATCAGCCGTATCTTTTGCTCCTTACTTATCATAGTATAGTCAGTTTTTCTCCGTTCATATCCTCATACCAATCAGCGAATGCCTGGATGTTGTCCTCGTCAGACATATCGTAATCCCAAGAGTCCTCAACAAAGCGTGCTGCTATGTCGTAGTCAATATCCTCCTCGAATGAAGATGTCACCTTTTCTGTAGCATCCTCATCAAGAACCAGCTTGTACTTGCCTCCCTCATCCATTCTGTTGACTCTGAACCACTTTCTGAACTCAATGATGTTGGTCTCATCGTCCTCGCCCTCATCCCATTGACTATCAATAAATGTGTTGATGGTATCCAGGTTTGCAGTGCCTTCGAATACGGAAATCAGAGTGTTCTCAGCATCATCCTTCCACTCATCTTCCTTGTAGTCGTCCTCATCAATATAAGAACCCCAAAGCTCCTCATGCTCATAGATTTCATTAGTATATCCATCAGCCCACTCAGCAGCCTGGTAGTCGCTCATTGATACAAGGTTTCCATAGCCGTTGAATCTGATATACTCATCATTCCAGCAGGTAATCTCACCAAAGTGGGCAGCTCTTACAGCCTCCATTGGATTACCGCTAAAATAGGTCTCAAAAAACTCCTCGTTAAAGTTGTAAATCTGGTCATCTGGACAATACTCACAAGCGTACTCATTAAAGAGCGCAACCTTTTCACTTCTTCCAAGGTCATTCCAGGCCTCTTCAAATTTCTCGTAACTTAACATGACTAATCAAGTATAGTGTCAAAATCAATATCACAAAAATCAGACTCACCAGCTGGAAGGAACAAACCCTCAGTTATGTAGTCCCATGAGTAGTTCTCGATGTCGTAATTGTCATCGATGTATTTCTGTTCATCACCACCGTACTGGTTCTCAAGGATGTCCTCTGGAATATCCTCAACATAAAGCCGGTGCTCATTGTGGTCAATAATAGCAATCCTTGTCATGACTGTTCTGTTTTATAGATTTGTAACTCGTCAATAGCAAGATATTCATTCGGATTCTCGCTGTCAAACACATCCCAAGCAAGAGCCCATACAATACGCGCTTCGTTGTCTTTCCTGCTCTTAAGTTCATCCTCATCCCAGGCACCATATTCGGAAAGCTCTTCTGCAAGTTCCTCATCGGTGTACTGGGCAAGCTTCTCCTTCACTCTCCAGTGCTTGCAGGCTTTCTCAACAGCAGCATCGTTACTCCCAATGGTGCAAATCTCCTTGATAAGCTTTCCAATTATAGGGATTTCTATGGTTCCGCTGCCAGACTGGAGAATATAAATGTAGCGGTCATGAATCTGGGTATCACCGCTTGCCATTACTTTTTCATACAGTCCCATATCACTCCCATTCGGTCCAGTAAAAATCAGTTCTATCCATAGCCATATCCAGATACTTGCCGCGCTCTTCCTCGGTCAGGTCCTCGTACTTTTTCTCACACTTGTCCCATTCCATAGCCTGCTTGATGAAGTTCTCGTCACTCATGCGGTACTTGAACTCTGGAACAGACTCATCAAAGAACTCAGCTGCACATTTATCTGAGCAGACAACCGTAGCATCAAGCACCCAACCTTCATCCATCAACTCACCGCACATCTCACAGACACGGAGGCATTCAATATCGTACTTTTCCAGGATTTCCTCCCTGTCAGCGTCTCCAGTGATAAGGTCCCAGAAGTCCCTTGCGGATTCCTGTTTTGCTATTCTCTCATTACCATATTCAGCCATGTTAGCGGCCATAATCTGCTCACACACCTTAACCAGTGTGCTATTCTTCAGTTTGTTCTCCATTTTCTTCAGTTGTTTCTTTGACAATGTTCTTGGTCTCATCATACACTGGAACCTGAATAAGCTCCAGGTCGCTGGGAAGCACGCTACCCAAAGTGGTGTACAGTTCATCCTCCCCATAGTAGTACCCAGCATCTCCCTGTATCTTTCCGATAAGCTTGATGTTGTCGTTCTCATCCATAGTAACCTTGTGGACCAGGAAGCTGTGGATGTTGCTGTCCGTAATGCTCAGCTCATCAATGTAAGCACGGATACTGGGACATGCATCTTCTTCCTCGTTATCATCAAAGTCAAGCTCATTGGGAAAGAAATCGTAGCTCTTGTCCTCCCAGCTTCTGAGCTGTTCTTTAATCCTCTCAACCTCCCTGTCAAACATGATTTTCTCATAGAACCTGGATGGGAGAGCCTTGAATATGTTGAATGTCTCAGCAAGCCCCAAAATGTCGTTCTTGGTCTCATCTTCCGTCATGAGATTGCTGAATACCTTATCGTTGACCAAAATTCTGTATAGCTGGACATCATCAGTGTCAGGCTCAGGAACAAAATCTGGGTCAACCTCAATACGCAGCCTGATACCATAGATACCCAGCTGCTCCTTATAACTGGCAGCAAACTTCTTGAGTTGCTTTAAATTTTCGTCTGTTTTCATAATGTGTACTTGTTTTGATTGTTTTTAAATTGTCCATCTCACAGCCTCGCCATGTTCCTTTATTCCGTAGATGTGATCCTGACTTTCGGGAAGCGAGGCACCGGCGTAGAATGAAGTTAATCAACTCTCAGGCACGCCGGTGCCTGCTTAATTAGAAATCAGGATAAGTGAATTTGGCTGCCTTGACGGACAGGTTCATGTTACCTGGGTTGCTGTTTAACGCTTAATCTTCTTTGCCATAGCCCACTCCTGACGCTTCTTGTTGATGTTGATGCCAGCGTCCTTGATGAGCTTTCTCATTACACCGAACAGTCTCCAGCCCTCATGGGAATACTCCTCAGCCTTAGCCTCCAGATAGTCCAGTGAAGCCTGCTTACTGAGGAATCTGCCGTTGCTGTCACGGAATCTGCCTTCGTGGAACAGGATGATGTTCTTCATGGTGTAGTATGCACCAGCTCCCTTGTAGGCATCAAACCACTCGTTGCAGTGAGATGTTTTCCGGTCCAGACCAATCATAATGGTGCGGAAGTGACGGAATGCAGTGTACAGGGCATCTGGAGTCTTGGCACCATTAACCTTAGCCTCCGCATCGTACAGTGGTTTGTAAATCTTGGAGTAGAGGTCGGAGCAGAATACGTTACGTCCACCGATGCAGATGTAGGGAACCCCCTTGCACTTGTGGAGGTGGTTTGCCTTCTTGTCGGAAATCACCTTCTCCAGCTTCTTGATGTAGTCCTCACACATGGAGAAAGCCACATCCTTGTTGAACCAGCGGTTGCGCTGCTTGAAGTTCTCCATATCCTTCTTGTAGAGCTTCGCCTGGACACGCAGCTCCTCCTCGGTCATCATCCAGGTGTACTTGTAGCCCTTCATCTTGACCCAGGCAGCGAATCCGCGACCCCAGTAACCATGATAGATAAGGCCCTGGAACACCTGAGACATAACCCATCTGCGGAACAGGTCTCGGCTGGGGATAGTGCCACCCTTCATGATAAGCAGCATAACTGGGTCGTTGTCCTCGACCTCCTGATAGACGTTACCCACCTTCTTCATCAGCTTCTCACCCTCACCTGGGATGTTCATGCTGAAGTACTTGCTGGTGTCAATGCCTGCCTTGTTCAGCTGCTCCTGGCGGTCCTTGAGTTTCATGTAGATAGTTCCCAGTCCAGAGTCGGCACCGATAACGGTTGCATTTTTTACCTGGCACTCATGCTCATTAATCTCAAACTCAGCACCGCAGTTGGGGCATACTAACTTTGTCTCATTGTTCACCGTGTTGTTCTTCTTGTTTGCCATAATTGTAGTTGTTTAAAATGTGAAATAAAATTGATTAAAAATGTTCTCTAATTTGCTGGTCATTTGCCGTCTATCCAAGAGCGAAGGATGACCAAATCCTTGTCATTCTGTGATTGCCAGAACCACTTGCCCATGCTTTCCTCATCCCAGACAAAAGTTCCTGAGAGAATCCAGCATAACAGGTAAAGCTCAAGCGACAACTGGGCAAGTTCCCTGTCATCACCATACAGCATATCGTCCTCTTCCAGCTCGTTCAGTTTCAGAGCCTTGAAGTACTTACGCTGCTTGTTCTCGCTACGCTCAGATGGTCTGGAGTGCTTGTAGATTTGATATAAGTCCTCAAACGTGCTGATGCTGAATCCCACACCATTATGCAGGACACCATCATACTTTCCGTCCTTGATAAGATATTCATCCCCAATCTGAAGGCTTCTTTTCTCCAGGTTGACCTTGAACTTCTCACCATTTGTTACGGCATCAACCGCCTTTTCAAAGATTGTTCTTTCTTCCATTTTGCATTTTGTTTTTAAATTGTGTACTCAAAGTCGTGGCGTGTTTCTTTAATATGCAGATCGAAACCGGTGATACTACATCAGACGGGCCATCTCAAATATGAGATCGGCCCTCGGATGTACTTAGATCCGGTTTAGTGAACAGGATTGACTTTCTTGTACATTATTTTCACGCTAAAACTGGTCTCAGCAGACTGGCACTTTCTTTATTGGTCAGATTGCAAACAGTGCAAGGATGACTTCCGATAATCCTGGTTAGGATCTGGTTGAAGATCATCACAAGGATTATTGAGTCATATCATTCACTGTTTAGTGAACGCTCTGCCCTTGACCATAACCCTGTGCTGGGATGTAACAGCTCCTCATACCTTTTGGCACATTACTTTATTACACAGATGTTGCGCCCGACCCGTTCGGTTGCTTTGGAAGCGGGATACGACGTAGAAGGTATTACACGTCGTATCCCGCTGTAGAGGCATACTAACGGGTGAACTGAAACACCAGGTCCTCGAAGCCATAGCCCTGTGCTGGTGTTGTGATACTTTGTGACTTTGCATTTTACTTTATCTCTCAGATAATCAGATGGCAAGTGAAACAGAATCTAAGCTACGCGGCACTGCAACAATAGGTGCTGCCGCGTTCTGGATTCTGTTGATATGCCATCTTGCTTGAATTTGCCACCATATACCACCTCAGTCAATGCAGACAAAACGAGTAGGACATCATGCATTGCAGCACATATCTTTACTAAGCAGATGTTTAACCTGGAAGGAGCTGTTGGCTCCAGCTTAGAACTGGGAATTGTTCCCAGTAAGAAGCTGACTCCAACAGCTATTGGCTCCAGGTGCTCTGAACCTAATGCCTTTTGCCCTATGCCCTGTGCTGGGCAGGAATACTCATCATCACGGCGCATTTCTTTAATTCTCAGATTGAAGTCTGGGAATCGAAGGTGATCGTCCTGGAGGGTACACAGGATATATTCCTGTAGAGCCTCCTGGAAGATCACCTTCTTCAATCCCAGAGGAATGAATTTTGATGCCTTGTATTCCATCATGCGCTTTCCAGCTGGAACACTCAATATCATGGCGCATCCCTTCAGTATATAGATGTAGCCTCGATTGAGTGTGAGGCTGCCGCACACTGGACCTGTACCTGTGAAAGCAGGTATTGTCCGTGTGCTGGCCGCCTTATTACTCATCGTAGACACTGAATTAATTGATACCTTGTGTTCCATAACTGCGCTGTCAGTAGAAGTGCTCATTGTCCTTGCTTGTCTCTTTATTTTGTAGATGTTTCCAGCTTCTTGTTACGCCCTTGAACCTCCTCTGCGGTGTTAACCGCGAGGGTGTGAAGTGGGCGTAATTAATGAGCGGGAATCTGAATTCATGGACACCTTGCACTTCAGTTTCAAGTTACATCTGAGCAACCAGTGTGTTATAGACAGCTTTCCTTGTCTTGATTGCATTCATCATACAACCAATACTCAGATAGTCGCCCAAATCATCACCAGTTTTCTTTCGGTTAGCCCTTACGTTCTTTCCGATTCCTCTTACAATACAGCCATCAGCCTTATCTCGGACATAACCAAGACCGCCGATTTTCATCTTCCCAGTCTTAACCGCCCTCAAAGCATCCATGACAAACTTGTTCAGCTCATCAACATCTTTCTTGACTGTCACAATCGGGAGAACCTGGGTAGCCCATGAGAACTGTCCGTTTCCTTTGTAGAGATAGCGGTTCACAGCGTTAAGTGCTTTCTGGAATGTGGTTCCTCGCTTCTTAATGGTGCGTGCCTCAATCTCTTTCTGGAATGTCTTGATACGTGACTTTGCCAGGGTAATATTGTCCTTGTCCTTACCCAGATTGAGTGAGAATCCCAGGAACTTGAACCACTTGCCACGCTCCAGGTACTCAACTTTCTTCGGGTTCAGCTTCATGTCCATCTTACCCAGCTCCTCGGTCAAAACGTTCATTCCCTGAAAATACTGGTCGCCAACAAACAGCATATCATCGGAATAGCGGACATACTCACCAAGTTCACTCAGTTTGGTATCGATGTCAAACAGAATAACATCAGCCAGCCAGCTTGCAACCGAACATCCTTGCTTGAGTGACTGGTAGGTGGACTGGAGATTTCCCTCAGTGTCAAAGTAGAAGTCGGAATGGTAGTACTTTCTCAGAACATTAATCACGGCACTCTTGCCATAACGCTCCTCAACCATGTCAAACTGCTTGTCAATGAACTGGACTGGAACGGAATCAAAGTACTTGCTCAAATCAGACTTCCATCCCAGTATATCAGTGCTTACCTTGTGTGACTTCTCAGCTATCTGCTGCACAACCATTCCACAACCGATTCCCTTACGGTATGCCTTGCAGCTGGGGTGGATTCGGTCAGGTGTCAGTTCAAACAGCAGGTCATTGGCAATACTCAGCACAACTCGGTCAACAGGCTCATTCACATACACAGTTCTGAACTCACCAGGTGTATCCTTAGGAATCTGGGCTGTGTGGGGTGGTGCAATCTCATATTTCCCAGCCTTCATCAGCTCATAAATCCGTATTCTTGTCTCCTCCTTGGTCAGCTGGTAGAGATAGGCTTTGTCGATGTCCTTACCAACACCTTTCTCAATTGCAGCTTCCCAGCGGTCTGGAGAGAAGAACATTGTCAAAATCTTATCTTCCATATTATCCCAGAATTATGTAGTCATCAGGTTTCTCTACTGCTTCTCTTGGGGCAATCGGGTCATACGGCTTTCCATCAAAATACCCGTCAGTAGGTGTAAATGTGAAGAACATCTCATGGAACTCATTGCCCTCATCATCACTGGAGAGCAGTATCTTCTTCTTGCCGTTACCTTGAGCTATCTGCGCCTTACAATGCTTGTAAAGTTCCTCTACTGTAATTACCTTTGCCATATTACCTGATTTTATGAAAACATTTCCTTAAGTGAATTGATCGCATCCTCAGAAGCATACATGAAAGTGTGCTCTGACTTATAGTAGTCGGAGTCTGTGCTGCCGATAACGTCCTCTCGCACCTCGTTGAACCCAATAGTGGACAGAAGGTGCTTTACATACAGGTGGTCATGTTTCCAGTCGCCCTCAATAAATATGGTCACTGTGCATGAAGGATAGCAGTCTTTCTGATAGACATCCAGATGCAATCCGTTTTCCTGTAGAAGGTTCTCGATTTGTTTGATATACTCTTCCATAATCAAGATTCAAGTTCTTTAAGAATAGCCAAATACACATTGTTTTCCGTAAGACCACAGGCACTTTCGACATTGTACCACTGGTCAAGCATAATTCCGCGTTCCTCATCACTCTCGACAAACACCTCAATTCTTGTACTGCCAAGCTCAAGATTTACTGCGGAACACTTCGCCTTGTAATATCTTCCATCCACAACATCTTCGAGAATAATTTCAGGGATATTGTCATGGGAAAAATCAAACAGATAACCGCTTTCATTCTCACCATTTATTTCCCTATATTCCCTAAGAAGCTGGAGAGCTTCATTTCTGTTCTCTCCAGTAACTTGCCAAACATTTATCATACAGCAGGAGCCATTACGTACTGGTCAATGAACTGCACCATAGCCTCATTCTGAGGGAACAGCTGGGTAGTGTCCATGAGGCTTGGCTTGTACATATCGTTCGCTATTGAGTAGAAATCCCAGGCTGTAACCTGCTGATTGTGGGCATTGCGAAGAAGCAACTGCTCAGTCATCTGGTTAATCTGGAAGTTATTGAGAGGGTAGGTGCCCTGGATACGGACATCCTTAAGGCTCGAATCAATTGCCACGCGGGTAGCGGTCAGCATACCAATCAGCAGGAAAATCTTGGCTGGTGGAATAACCGTAGCTTTCATCCTGGCAATCTTCTGGTCGTCCTCAAAGGTAATGTTGTGGATATTGCTCATCCACTCAGATACCTTTTGGAGCACATCCTGGTAGGTAACCTTTTCCTTGAGGCGACCATTTCCACCACGAGAATAAGTCTGGAATGAACGGTCAGCACCCAGGATTGTCTGATTGTGGCAGATACGGACATTACGACCAATCGCAACCTGTATCCCAGACTGGTGGTAGGACAGTGCAATACTCTGGTCGCTCTCCCCGTCATCGAAGCCCTTGATATGGATGGTGGTGTAGACTCGGCGAACGGTATATGCCTGGACGTTCATCCTCGCATTCTCATCATGCAGGGTCTTTACAATATCCTCATTCAGGGACACACCAGGATACTGGGAACCGCCTGCCTTTGCAGCAAACATATCGAATATCTCAGGCTCCAGTCCCACTTTCTTTACCTCATTCATGACGGCATCAACCAGCTCAAAGTGGTGGATTCCGTGCATTGGCAGACCTCCGTTAAGCTCTCGGTTGGTCTTTCTCAGCTGCTCCAATGTAATGTCCTGGGTCTTGAACTCTTCCCAGCTCTTGAAGTGGTCTGGGTCATAAACGGCTGGTGCATTGGCAACCTCCTGTATTACCTGTGCTGGCTGGGGTGCTGCCATAACTCCACCTACTGAATTGAAATCCATACCACTGAAAATTCCGTTGTTCATAATTGTAATTGTTTTTGATTGTTGTTATTTGAAAAGATTGTATAATTTCAACAGACTTTCATCCGTCAAATCAGAGAGTGGTATGCTAAAGTTCTCATACCCAGTTCCAGCGATAAACCACACGAAATACGGGGCACACCGCTCAACATAGTCGTATTCATCCTCACACTCTTTAACAACGCCATCCTCAATAACTCGGTAAGAAAGTATGGCATCATCATCTTGAAGGATTTTGTGAGGAATTCTTCCATGCTGGACCGCATCAATCACGGTCCAAATCATCTGTTTCCTGTCAGGCTCGTACATAGCTCAAATCGTTAAGTGTTGAATTGTTTCGCTGTCATCAAGCCACATATAATGGATGTTGCTAATGTCTATTTCGAGTTTGGCTTCAAGCCCCTCTTCGCACAGCCAGGATTCCGTGTCATTGTCATATTCGTTTTCCAGTTTCTCCACCAGTTCCTCACAGACATCCACAATTAAAACCCTGGTAGTTGTAAAATCAAGAATTACTAACTTTGCCATACTAATCAGAACTTAAATCCAACAATACCGCCAACATACAGCTTGTCGCCTGGCTTGAGGTTCTTGTAGCAGGCCAGAACGAAATCGCCCAGCTCATCTGGGTAATTTTTGTTTCCATCCTCATCGGTCCACATAAACCTACTCCAAACCATTAAGTGTGTCTGGGTTGTCATCTTGCGAAGTTCCCAGAATGAAAGCGACTTCTTTGGTGTGACCTTTTCAAGCTGGTTCTTCATTTCAGCAATCCACTTGTCAACAAACTTATCGGCACCCTTGAATGTCAGGATTCTGCCATCAACATAGAAAATGTCGCCAAGAAGCCTCTCAAGTGAACTGAGTGCATCCAGTACCTCCTCGTTGTCAAGCTCATCATCAATGTAGTCCGCAAACTCAGTGTACTGTCCGTCAATCATATTGTCCTGAAGTTCATCAGCCGTTATGTAGTCCTCATCCTCAATCTGGACGGGACTTACCTGGAAAATCTTGTAGTGTGCCATATCCTAAGCAATTAGTTTAACCATATCTTCCAGCACGCTCTCAGGAACATCCTGGAGCGATACCGTATTAAAGAACTCATCACGCAACCTGCCTTTCTTAAGCCTTGCCTTTTCGATAACTGGGAGACCGAACATATCTGAGGAGACCCTGAAGAACTCCATGCCAGAGAAGAATGTGTCGCCAACAAAGAGCAGGATGTTTGTCTTGACCTTATCAAGGTTTTCCTCATGCCTCTTCTCCTGTTTCTCAATCTCATGGTCTATGATAGCCTTACACTCTGGAATGAGGTCTTTATCAATCCACTCGCTGCCGTAGTAACCCCAGCAAGAATCAATCTCGCACTCATCCTCGTCCTCGATAACGTAGCCATAGACATCTCCAGTGTAGAACTGGTCAAGAGTCTCAACCTCACCCTCAAGACGTTTCAAGGCTTTCTCACGAACCTCCTTGGTGCATATTTTCTTACCCCAGTTCTTGATAGCGTCCTCCTTTGATATGGCAATAATACCAAACAAACCGCTATCCCAGGGGTCACTGAATTGCCCGCCTCTGCTGGTGCTGATTGTGATACCGCTGTGCTGATAAGCATAGATGTCAAGCATAATGTTGTTCTTCACAAATTCCTTGTCCAGCCCTCCAGTCTCACTGTCAATAATCTCCTCAATGGAGTGCCCGTCTGGGTCATATCTCCTGCTGTTTGAGTAGATTGTACCCAGGTTATCCCATTCTCTTGGGGATTGTGGGTTATAATCGTAGAGCACCTTAATGGTATATCCACGATATTCTTCCTGCTTATAAATCCGATTGTCCATAATTGTGATTGTTTAATTGTTATAACTTGAAGAAAATATCATCAACGTCCCAGTCGCTCCACCAGTCGTCTGGCAGGTCGTTCTCGTATCCGAAGCTATCCATGAGGTCACGGATTTCGTTCTCAATTTCTTCAGATGCCTGATCAATCGGGCACCTCATCTTCTCAACTATCTCCAGCGCATAAGCCTCACAAGCCTCGCTCCATTCATGGTTTTCACGAACATACTGGAGTGCCTTTTCAAACAGGTCGTTGAGGTTCTTCTTGTTGTTGACCGCAAAGTAGTATGATGCTCCGTAGTCATAGTAAAGGTCCCAGTCCTTGCTGATTACGTCAACGAAATTGTGGTTTCTTGGCATGTTTTCAAACTTACCCTCATTCTCACATATCACGTTGTCGAACCATACCTTAGCAGCCTGTTCCTCGGTTATGTTATCTTCCTCGGCAATCTCAGCTGCTGTGTGGGCATCCAGGATAGCGTCCAGCAAATATCTCTTACTCATCTCCCCAAACTCCTATTTCAATTAGTTTGTTCTTTACTCCGTCATAATGCACCTTCTCATAGCTGTCATCCTCTGAGTAGTGCTCAGCAGTAGCATTCCAGTGGTCAAAGCATTCCTTACAGAACACCCGATTCAAAACTGGGATGAAATAGCACGTTTCACCATTAATCTGCTCGTTGCAGTTGTCGCATACAATAACACGACCAACGAACTGAACTGGGAAACCAAAACCGATTGCAGCGAACTCTGCCTCGGTAGCCTCAATTACGAGGAACTTGGATTGTTTGAATTGTTTTGCCATATCACAAATCGTATTTTTCCTGTAGCCAATTTGCAAGGTTCCACGCATTGATTCCAAACGGCTTCCATTTGAACCACGCATCCTTGCAGCCCTCATAAGCATCTAACAGCTGGGATGGCTTATCATAGCCGAACTCAGCAGCAAACTCATCGATACTTCCAGCATTGTAGAAGGCGATTCCGTCAGACAGGAAGTAGTAAAAAGCCTCTCTGAGGTTATTAGCCTTGAGCACTCTGTCGTTGCAGTAAAAGTCAAACTTAGCCTCATGACGGTCAACCTTAACCGTAACCAAGTGATGCTCCTTTTTGTACTTCTCTCCCCAGGGGTAAGCGATCCCAAGGTACTCACTGGACAGCTGTATTTCCTTGTCCTGATACTTGATTGTTGTTGCCATAATAGATAAAATTACCACCAACCTGTTTCTCCAGTCTCTCTACACTCAACGAATGTTGGTATAGGTTCCTCAATTTCCATTTCCTCTTTTGGGAAATTCATGTTTCTTGCTTTTTCCTTAGCCTCTTCCATGCTGTCAGCTTCAACTTCAACAGTGTAGTGGGCAAGGGCTTCCATTTGTGCTTCGTATTTCATATTAAGTATGGATTGACCAGCCGTAGCTGGGGTTAATTTGTACACTTGAATTCTCCTTATAGCCCTCTTTGGGGTTGCCATGATAGATGATACCGCCATTCATTCTACATTCTCCGTTCAGGTTCTCAAAGAACAGATAGCCATGTTCTGAAAAATCACTCATTAGCGTGATATAGTGGTCAACTCCGAACCTGGAGTGCTTAGATAATCTTGCCAAGCATTCCTCAAGGCTGGTGTCACTGATGCTCTTTGCAAATGCCATGCTTGCATCAAGTTTTGCAGCCACACACTCTTCCATTCTGATTTCCAGCGGTTTGTCGCACATCTCAAATTCGTCTGGGTGCCTTTCAATAACCTTGCATATTTCCTTGCACCAGATGTTTTCATAAATACACTGGACATCATCTTTGCTGACACCCACAAGTTGAAGCCCGTCAAAGAAAAACAGCTTACCCTCATGCCAGTACCTGATACCCGCAATCGGAGCATCGTGGTCTCGGAATATCTGGAACCTGCTTGCCTCATTCTCAAACAGCCTGTTCATCCTTGTCGGACCAATGTGACAGAGTGATGTTCCATAGCTACGAACCGACCAGAAGAACGGCTCCAGATTTTTCATAATTTCTGGAACATCATACCTCTCGAAGTCATTTTTGCAGCTCGCATTCTCTGGAAGGTATGAGCGCATCTGCTCAATAATCTTGTTAACCATAGTCATAAGTTTTAGAAACCACCCCAGATTACCACACTACTCTTGTCTCCGAACGCATCCTGTACACCCTCGGCACAATACAATGTCCTGGGTGACTTCTGCTTTGTCGAGATACGTATTTCAGCATCATCGTGATAACCCGAAAGCTTGTTGATTAACTCTTGCTTTGTCATTTTACTTTCAGTTTTATGTTAAGTGAAAATCTTTTGTGCCCTCCTATTCATTTCCGTATAGGTCATTGAGATAGGATTCTTTCCAAGCAAACACCCCATACGGAAATGCTCTTTCTTCCCGTAATGTGGTGGATTCAGTTTTATTTCGTCTTTTGTTAATTCCTGGAGCCTACCAAGCACAAGAAGTATGATTGCTCTATTATAAGTGCATTCATAAATGTCTGAATACCTGTTTACCTCATTCCAGAAAGATGCAAAAGAACACAAATAACCACTGGAGAATTTCTTACCCTGCTCCTCACAAATTCTATCAAGGATAATAAGCATGAAATGCGCCAATTCATCATCTCTTTTAGGTGTCCATCCATATATTTTTGATAGAAGGTAACCTAAATCTTCATACAGGTCTGTCCTCTCATACCATCCCTTTGCATAAAGGACAATATCGTTGTATTGGAAGTTTGTAATCATAACGCTTTCTTTTTTAAATCGGGAACTGGGCATGTAAACCCAGCCCCGACAACAATCACACAATTACGAAAAACAATCGTCTCCGCAATATCTTCACGCAGCCTCTTTTTCACACATGGCTGCATACATTCTCTCCATCTCGCAGTAGGCAATCTCATGACAGCCAGCCACAAGAATATCGTTCTCGAAGGAATTGACCCGATACCCAGCCATCGTAACGTTTTCCTCGAACTTTCCAGTGTCGTGCCAGCGTTTGATGGTGTTCCAGTATCTGTGGCATTCCTCAAAGCTCAGTCTGATACCCTTTGAGGTCTCAATATATCCTTCCTGGTGGGCAAATCTCAGCAGGACGTTACCACCGAAGTTGATGTCCTTGTTATAGCGTATCTCATAGGGAAGCTGCTTGTCCTTGTTCCAGTACAAATCACGGACCGCATCCAGACCACCGTTCTTGTATTCCTCCATAGCCTTGATGGTCTCAAGCTGTCTCTGTCTCTCACGCTCACGCCTCTCACGCTCTTCCTCGGCACGTCTCTGGGCTTCAACTCTCCTACGCTCTGCCTCCTCAGCTGCCCAGTGCTCCATACGGATAACGATTTCGTTGAGCATGTGGTTCTCGTCTCCCGAAAGCTGGAGGTCTGGGTTCTCTTTGACGCACATCTGCAACCAGTAGCCCTTGATACGTCTCTGCCAGATTTCCAGTTTCTTCTGGAGACGCTTTCTGAACACGAACTTGTCAGGATACTCGCAGAACATCTTGTACAACTCGGAATCCTGGGCAAAGTTGAACTCTTTTTGCAGCTCCTTGGGGTAGCGTATATAGCTTCCAGTGTCTCCGTTTGCCTTGATAACACGGTCATACTGGGTTCTTGAGTAAATCATCTTATCCCCGTCAACCATGCTATCAATAAGCCTCTCCTCAGCATCGTTTCCCCAGCGATATGGCTTATAGGTTGTGATACCCAGGAATTTCAAAGCTCTGTTGTAAGAATCGTTCTTGCGCTTCTCCTCTCCGAAGATGTCGCTGCCATAGATTCCGTGCTCCCTGTTGTACTTGACCTGGGCACGAATATCTATGCGCTCACTCACGGTCATCTTTCGCAGCTGCTTGACAGACCACTTGGACTTGATTTGCATACTGCCACCCCAGTGATGCCTGTTGACTCCACCGAAAGGCTCAAAATCAAACCCCATATAGTCCTGCATGAACATATTGGTCTTAGCCATCGTAGCCCTTGCCTTGTCAATCGCTGAATTGCGCTTCATATAGGCTGCCCAGGTTCCGTCTCCAAATGTGGCATCCACAACCTTATCAAGACGCTGGTTCTCGATAAGTGCCTTGACCATGTTACGCTTCCTGTACTGGTCACTCTTCTTGCCCCACTTACCCAGCTTTCCACGCTTGCTACGCAGCCACTTTTTCAGACTGCAATCGCCATACAATGCGTTTAGTTTATCGATAGCTGGAAGATTGCGATACCTGCAATACGTATTATTTCCGTAATATGGGTCAAAGCCGTGGTTCTTTGATGTCAGATAAGGCTTAAGCCCCTCATACATCGAACCGATTAGGTCGTCAACAACCTTCATTCTTGCATTAGCGTCCCACTTTTCTCTCCACCAGAGCACATTGGCATTGTTTGTGACAATGACAACCACACTATTCGGGAGTGCCATACTGACCGCACACTGATGCTTACATGTGGTGTTGCTGTAGCTTCTGTCATCATACAGCACAACACCCTTTTCACGGTCAACGTACTGGGCAATAACGGTGCTGTAACTGTAGAAACTGATGGAATCGGCATGAACGCTGTTACCATAAACCTCGCCATTTCTTCCCATCATATTGTGTGCCCATCTGTGGGCAACCTCGTCTGTTGAATAAGCCATGATTATTTTTCGTTAATGATTTCTGATTGTGTTTCAGTATCCTCATAGTGGTTATCCATGACCCAGCATAGCATTTCCACAAGAGCGTCAAGAAGATTCTCTCCACCAGTCTCCTTAAGGACTGATTCATCTGGGTAGAACCCGTAAACATAGCAAACCCCGTAGTCCCAGGGCTCATACTTGGAAATTTCCAGGTGGTACTGCTTGCGTATCCTACCAGTCTCACAAATCGTAATGTGGTCTGGGAGTAGGACAAGAAGTCTCGCAACAGTCCAACATGGCAGTACAGGATTGAGGAACTGGTCAAATGACGGACAGTACTTATGCATGTCTGGAAACAGCTTATCCTCAGAACAACCGATATACTTCATGTCAGCTGTCATCGGGTCAAGTCCAGCCTCAAGCAAAGCCTTGCTCTGCTCAATTGTAGTGAAATTCGAAATCATTTTCGTATGGGATTAAAATGTGCGGGCTGCACTTGGAAAAACGCAACAAGAATGAAGCCAAGAACAATATCAAGAACCTCCAAACCGCAACAAGAGCAAGAGCGAACCCTCCGCAAATCAATGCATCTCAGGGCGGTAAATTCGCGGCACTTGGAGAAAGGTCATGCCGTGTTCCATTAAGGACGGCACAGCACAACCGCATTGTTTCATTTATTCTTCATTTTATGTTGTAAGAACGCCTTTCCTTGCGCATACACCCAGGTTTCTCCCAAATGGGGTCAGTCCTGGGTTACCCGCACATGTATATTATTTTCCTAACGCATTCACAGTCTCGTAGATTCCCTTGAGGTGGTCTGGGATGACAATCTTGAGGTCAGCGATACGCTTGGTCTCCTCACTCTTCCATGCCTCAAACTCAGCCAGCTGCTTCTTGCCAGCCACATCCCACTCACGCAGTTTCTCAGCGTACTGGGCATTCTGAGCCATATTAGCCTCACGGACACGCTCATCAATCTCATGGAGTATCTTGTTCAGCTCAGCCTGGGCAGCACGGTGCTTAGCTTGCAACTCGAAGAACAACTGGTCCACATCATCATTGCTGACAGTGCAATAGAACTCATAGACCATAGCATCTCGCCCCTCTCCATGAACCTCAAACGGAACATCTACAACATTTGCTGCTTTCTTCCTGGCAATGGAATACTTTCCGTCTGGGTGTATATACTTGCCAATGACGGCACACATGGTCTCCAGCGTATAGATGTGGTTGCGCTCCTTGATGTTCAGGGTTGCAATGATGTCGTCCTTAGTGAATGGAGTTGGACGGCTGGGTGCTTTCCAGAACTCAAGACCACGCTCCTTGTACCACTCCTCAATGTCCTTTGTGTTGGCTGCCTCGAACATGGTATCACGCGCCTTGATAGCCTCACGCAGCCACGCGATCAGAGACTTGGCTTTCGTGACCTCTTCCAGTTTGGCTGGGATTGCAGCAAGTTCCTCGTCACAATAACCAATGCCTATCTGATTCGTGTTGCCAGTTCCAATCAGCCCGACCTTGGTGGAATAGAAACAAACATTATTCAGCCAACTCTCTTGTTTCTGGGCATATTCCTTTGCAAGGTTAGCCACATGGTTAGCGGATGTAGATGTCAGTCCGCTCTCTCCGAAAAATACAATATTCTTGTCCATTTCGTTTTGTTTTTAGTACGTTATGAAATAGGGCTGAGTTACCCCAGCCCCGTTGATTTATTAACCTTTTGGAACGTCATTTAACGTCCATTAAGTTTTTCTCGAACTGTTCCATGCGTCTTAGTAGCTCGTCCATTTTCTTTGCATTACCAATTACATAGGCAGCAAGCACGAACAGGTACACTGCTCCCAGCACATTCCAGAACATATTGGTGCCCTCATTGAACACCAGCACGCACGGGACAAGCACAAGTCCCATGAGCACGAATTTTACCAAGTCTTTCATTTTGCAAAACTGTAGTTAATCCGCTTGCCAGCTGGTGTTGCCCTTACGACAAGCCTGGAGGTTATTAACACTGCTTCAACTCTCTGGGTGAAGTCATCCCAGTGGCTCTCGATGCCATGTCTGATACAGCGTGTTCTCTTGCCACGCTTTTCTGCAAATTTCAGCATATTCTCGCTAAATTGGGTTGTTCAAAAAGTTAATCTGATACAGGACCTCGCGCCTGAGCATATCAATTTCCAGCTTGGAAATATTGTACTCCTGCATAAGTTCCTTCATACGAAAGGTAATCACGTACATGGACACACCAGCGTATGCCATCATCTTGAAAATGCCCTCAATCTCATCGTAGGCACGTTTCTTCAGCATATTTGCATCCATAGTAGCCCCCTTTCCAGTTAGTAGCCCACCGCCACAAGGACGATGACGTTAATCATAGTTTTCACGCACTTGATGACCTCTACCCTCGAATAGGTGTCATACAGTCTCTCGGTCAGGTCGTCAACATGGGTCATGCTGTCAACCTCGAATTCCCTGGTAGTCATACGCGCACTCCCTCCCTAATCATTTGCTTGTAAGCCTGGATTTCCTGGGCGTACCAGTTCACCATATTGAGGGCTTTCAGTTTCAGATACTCGTCAGTTGCAGCCTCATAGCGCACCTGCCACTTTTGTTTTGCCTCATTCATTCCTGCAATGAGGTTTTGCAGCAAGGTCTTTCCCTTGGGTCCAAATTTTGTTGTCATAATTGCGAAAATGTTTAGTGAAACAAAAAACATAAGATTGTGTTGTGCCCGCCCAACCCTCGAAACGGCTGGGTGTCTGCCATATTGCTACTCAGGACGGGCTCCAAGATATGCGTCAAGTTCATCGTCAAGGAGGCGCACGATTATGTCATGCACCTCGCTCACTGATACCCTGCCATGACCCTCAAGGATACGTCGTGCCCTTGAGAGCATGATGATTTTGTCCTGTGGTGTCATGGGAATTTTGTCTGCATTTTTCGTTACGCAAAGCACCCCTTGAGTGCGCTCTTAACCTGGGCAAGGCTCTTCTCCTTGGAGAACACATAGCTACCGCTACCGCAGTTCTTCAAGCGTCCGTTCCACTTGCCACCAAGCTCCTTGAATGCCACCATGAGGCACTTTGTATCCGCATCCGTGCTCAGGACAAAGCACTTCTCAGAGTAGTCCACCAGCTTGAACTTCATCTTCTTGATGGTTTTCTTGTCAGCCAGGGAGACCTGCTTGATTTCCAACTTGTCCGCACGCTTCTGCAAGCGGTCAACCTCCTTGTCACGCATTTTCAGCGTCTTGATGTGGTGCTCATAGGCTGCTTTTACTGCTGCCAGTGCTGTCTTTGCAGTCTCAGCATCCATACCCGTGAATATACTTGCAAACTGATAGTTTGCGCCCTTCTTCTCGGTCTTTGCAGTCTTTCCTGCGGTCCTTTTAGCGTTTGCCATGATGATACAGTAGCCCCACACCCTGAGCGGCTACAACTGCTTTGTGTGATTGTTAAAAAGTTTTCTTGGATTTGCACACTATTGTGACTTTTGAGTTTGCGAACCTGATAACATGAAGATAGCTGCCAGTTTTCTCTCCAACGTGGTCGGAAACGCGCTTCTTTGTACGCACGCCCTTGCCTGTGTTGAACATTTGCGCACCTGTCTCCAGGGTACACCTTGCAGCTTTGCGCTCTTCACGCTTTGACTCCCTTGCATTGAACGCTTTCTGAGCCTCTTCCTGCGTGATGTAGGGCTTTTTGCTTACCCAGTCGCCCGCCTGTTTCTTGTGACGCTGCCACTGGACTTTGCTACGAATTTCCTCCATTTCGGACTTTTGGGCTTTTTTGCGTAAACGCAGGGGCAGCCCCTCCCTTTGGTCTGCTTTGATGCCCTTTTCCAGAGCACTAAGCTGGGCTTTTGTAAACATATCGCCCATAGTGAGTATTTCTCGCATATCTGTCCGCTTTGCCGTGATGCGGTAGGGCTTAGTTAGTGCCAAAGGAGGGAATCGAACCCTCCATAAAGCTATGCTTTACCAGCCACCAAAGTCGGGCTGCAATGGCTACCAGGAGACCCCATAGGGGTTAGGCTGCTTTCTTCAGGCTGCTCTTCTTGCCACCTTTGGTGGACTTTTTCTTGGCAGCTTTCTCTTCGAGACCAGTGAACATCCACTCCCCGTTGCTAAGAGCAACGTGACACCAGTCGGGCTGCTGGGCTGTGCCGTTGTTGATGTAACCCTCAGTCATAGACTGGGCACTCTTCTCGGCTTTCTTGGCTTTAGCCACCCAAGTGTCGTAAAGAGCACACTGCTTGAGACCGTCCACTACTACATCCGTAGTAGGGGCTATGTTCTCGGACTTGTCGAAGTTCTTGTCTGTCGTAGACAGAATGGTGCGCTTTTCGTAGGTCTTGACGGCTTTGTAGATGCCACCCTCTTCGAGGGTATAGAGCTGCTTGTCCTCTCCGCAGACGGTTACTTTGTAACCGACTGACTTGAACATCTGAGGGTTGCCAGCCTGGTCTTTCAGACCACCCCACCATGCCGTGAAGAAATCAGCCGTCTTGAGGGTTGCCAGTCTGGTCACATGAACACCCAAAGTGTTCATAGCCTCAAGGAGGTCACGTCCAACCTTATGGTTGGCAGGCTCTTGGAAAGCTCTTGTGACGGCATTCCAAGTGTGGACCGACTGCTTTGCAGTCTTGGCAGCTTTGTTTACGCGGGTTGTTGCACTCTGCTTGCGATTGTTATTCTTGCGTGTTGTCATAAAATGCGGCTTGACCGTGATGCCGTAGGGCTGAAATGAAACAAAAATTAAAATTTTTGAGCCCTGGGTGGGAGTCGGTCATAAGCATAGCTTACCCCTAAGAAACCGAGACGGCTCTCTTAGAGCCACCCAGAGCAAACTCCGTTTGTTCTCGTTAGCCTATGCTATCAGCCCATAAAGGGCTGGGTCACGGCAATTTCTAACGTGTCCTTGACCTCCACACTCAGCAAAGCTGAGTATGCAACGAGTTCTTCGCTGGGACTGCTGCTACATAGCAGATAACTCTACGAGTTATATGGGTTGTTCCCCCAAACTGGCACCCTAAAGGGTGTTGCTCAACCAGTGTTCGCTCCTCCTGCTTTCTAAAGCAGGAATTGCCTGTCCTTGTGGGACTACAAAATGCAAGCATTTTGACTTGTGGTCGGCTTGCATCTGCAATTTTAGAACAAGTTCTAAAATTTGGTTGCTCTCTCTCGCGCCCGCCTGTTAGCTATACATACGGGGCTGAGTGCTTTGGTCGGTTCTTCAGTCTCCCCTACGGGGAGGGCATTCTACTGGTGTTGTTCTCTCTTCGAGAGAATGCCTGCAACAAAGTCGTGCCATGCCCACTATATTACGCTGGGGACGAGCTTTGTTCTTCGGCTCTAAAGAGCCTGTGTCGCATTATGTAAAGAGCGCTTGTCTTTGAGTGCCATGCCCTTTGTATGGCTGGGGACTGAATCATTGACACTGCAAATATCTGCGGTCTTTGTTTCAGTCTCCAAATTTTTCTGCAATTATTTTTTGAAAGTTTTCGGAAAAGTTTACAAAATACATGGGATGTGTAGGTAGGTTTAGGGTAGGTCAATATCTTTAAAAGATATATAAGAAAAAAATAAAAGTTTTCAAAAATATTTACGAAATTTTTGTGTTTTTGTTGGTTTGGGACTGTTTGAAGGGACTTTTGAAGGGGTCATTTTCTGATTTTTTGACACGATTTTGGCTTGGATTAGTGAGATGGGAAAACAAACCCACAACAAGGAAATCACTGGGGAGCCCTGTAAATAGAGGGGTTTCGAGAGATTTTTCAATTTGTTGCCGAGGCTATCAATTTTTAAACACTTTTTCACAATTGACTCAAAAATGTAAAAATTTCGGAACATTATATATAAATAAGGTATTGACGTACTTTTTACTTTCACTTTTGGCAAAAGTGAAACAAACAAAAATTTACACCAAAAATCAGTGAAACACCGATAAACAAAGGGCTTGGAGCACTAAATGAAAGTAAAAAAACCGAACACCCCACCACCTCGGTACGGGATTCCACACACAAAATTTTACCCCATTTTTCAAATCCGTTTTTCCACCCCTCCCCACACCGGCCACTCTCCCTTTCCCCACACTTTCCCCACAACCCTCACAACAAAATTCCTGGAATCTCAGACGAACGACTTTAAAAATACAATATTTTCCCTATAATAGAACGCCGTCCGCAGGACAGGCCCGTATGGGCATTTTCGCCGCCAGGCGCACCAAAAATAAAAACTTCTGACATATAAAAACCCCATATATAGCCTTCCCCAAAATTTTTCGGGGGCCCAATTTTCAAATCCGAATTTCTGGGAACACCCCACACCACACTCTCAAATCTTTACAACTACAAACAAAAAGCTACCCCATCCATCACAGACAGGGCAGCCAGCTCAAACTAAAACCTAAAACTTACTTATGAGATTATTACTACATCCTTAAATAGCCTGGGATCACTGTATAATGTTCGCTATTTCATTCCAGACACCCTCCAGCCTTGCCCTCTTCCCAAGAACCTTCAGGTACTCCTTCATTGCCTCCAGCTGTCTCACAAGAAGCGTCTGCCTCTCCTTATCCAGCTTAGCGAACCTCTCATCCCACTCAACGAACCTATGCAGCCTTCCTACCTTGGAATCAATATACAGGTACTCTTCCACAAGCCTGTCCTTCCAGCTCTGCTCAGGTGGGCCGGAAAGCTCCTTGTCCTGAATTTCCTTAATCTGTTCCTGATCTATCATAGCTTAATCCAAACTACGTGACTGTAATCATAATAACCTATCCTTCCAGAAATAGTGGTGCCGTTACGGAACTTGAACTTCTCCAGTGCCTTCTTAACCTCCCACTTGGAACATATCTTAGTGACCAGAATAGCCCTTCCACACCTTCTCTTACCGCTCTCAGTGGTCTTGAAACCTGGGATGGGCTCTTCTGTAAGCTCTACACACATTGCCGCGCTCTCATCCAACGACTTGAACACATAATTATTCAGAATATCACTCTTGGTCATTGCTCTCAGCCTCCCTTATTTTATGCGAACTGTAGATAAGCTTTACGTCAGCATCCATCTCATAAATGCCTCCAGACTTGACCTTCTTCACTCTCTTGTGGTCATCCAGGTGCTTAACCATACTAAAAACAGTACCCAGGATCTCTGCATTATCCGGAATCTTGTTCCAGATAGGCAACTTCAAAAACTCCTTCTTTGTCATTTTACTTTTGTACTTAAAACCAACACTCTGTTATTGCTTCCTTCCTGCTTCTTGATACGAACTGTCCTGAACTTATGCTCTCCGGAAACCTCCAGCACAATCTCATCATCCATATCAGCGGCCTGGAAAACCTTATTCTCCAACAATTCCCTCTTTTTCATTTTTCATTTATTTTTTCAATTGAGTGATGAATACCATACAGGGAAGTTATGATAAGGACAGATCCGCATATAAGCGAGATAATTCCATCATAACGCACAATATACCTGTAAGAATAAACTACACCCAGGCACAAAAAGCAAAAGTGCCACAGTATCCATAAATAGAAATGCCTCTTACTCATTACCAGTCCTCCCAAACCTTTTAATACCGACAATCAGGTCACACACAAAAGCAAAGGCATCCAGGATAAACACCACCCAGGACCCAAAGCAAATGAACAGATAGAAAAAGAACGCAAAAATCCTTGCTCCTTTTGATCCTCCAACCTTTGAATACGATTCATTTGTCAGATACATACCCATGTCATAGAACGCAAACGGTATGCTGGCAAGTACACCAATGAAATACCAATAAAACAAGTCTCCCATAATACTTCTTTATTTAATTGTTAATACTAATCATTCTCAGGCTCCAGGTTGTCATCCTTCCTGAACCTCCAACCATCATTCTTCTTCATGGCCTCCTTACGCTTCTTCTCCTGGTAGCGGCTGAATTCCATATCATACCAGTCATTCATGTTCTTGTAGGCCGTAACGTAGTCCTTCGGGGTTATGTGGTCCACATTGGTATTCCCCGTAATATTCCTGAGGAATTCCCCGAAACCGAACGGGTAGCTGCCCAGTTTCACACAGAGGTCATACACAATCTTGAACTCAATGACAGACTCCAGGTAGGTTGTGTTTGTTCCTGGCTGTACCACAATACCCAGGCTGGCCATCTTGTCAATGGTGTACCGTACCCTTTCCATAGAAGTTCCCATGATCCTTGCAAGCATGTGCTGGATGTTGTTGTCTGCCAGTCCCACCTCTGAGCGCACTGGAAGCCTGTCAAGCACATAATACATGGAAAGCTCATCGGGCCTCAGGAATGAATGAAGCGGGATGGTGGTGCGTCGGGCTGCCAGGTCAAACTCAGAAAAGCGGGTTCCTGAGTGCGGCCCCATGTTGATACTTGAATTTTGATTTTTTCTTTTTCCCATATTTTTTAATTTTAAATTTTTGCTATTTTATTCCCCATAAATTTTTTATTTTACCCAAAAAACTGGTGATTGATTACAATAATAACCTTTTTTATTTTTAAGGTTTTTGCTTTTGCCGACCATACTTAAATTGCTTACGCGAAACTGGTGAATGTCCATATATAACCTACAATAATCTATAATAACCAAAAGAATACCAAAAATAAAACCCAAAATTTGCAGCTCGCCTGCTTTATTCAATTTTTTTAATTCTTTATATTTTATTCCGTGTACCCAAATTGTGCATTTTTGCACACTTTTGGAATCAAACTGTGCATTTTTGCACAATTTCGGCATTCCCAAATTGTGCATTTTTGCACAATTACGGTACGTCGTTTGGTGGCACTTTCTTCTTTTCCAGTATTTGATTTTTGAATTTTTTGTAGTAGTCAACAAAATATTTGTCCCCAATCATATCCCTAAGGCTGGCAACATCATCCTCGTCCAGGCCTTCGCACATTGTTTTGAATTGGTGTAAGCCATTAATGCTTACCGTGATAATATCCTTGTTCAGCTTATTGTCAACACCATCGACAAAACCCATATCGACAAGTTTATCGATTAGCTTGTCGCAGCGCCTCCTGTCTATCCCAGTTATTCGTTCTATTTCAAGAGCCTTTACATTATACACGCCATATATCTGAGATCTTGACGCTATGAAGTAGAACATTGGAAAATCCTTTTTCAAATATGCCTGTGTATAGCGAAGCATTTGAATGTACCCAGCCTCTTGGTCCTGGATAGCATCCTTTATAGCTTTTGCCATAGCCTTCCTATCGCTGTACTTGACGCACCTATAAATCTGTCTGCTCATAATTCCTTGATAAAATTTTGATATTCAACAAATCGGTTTATGGCATCCTGACTTATTTCAGAAGCGTGCATCAAACCAAGGTATTTTCTTAAATCCTTCATTTTCTCTGGGGCGACCTGCTTGAATAAACGGACCAGCTTGTCAATTGCCCAGGGGTTAGGGCAATAACTGAACACACCACTTGGTAGCGGATCTTCGTATTTTTCAATCAGACCTATAGCTATAAGATTGTTCCTCGCCTCGCGCACCTCTTTGGGAGCCATATTTAAAGCGTGACCAATCTTTCTGCTATCCCATGTATAACCAAAACTATTGCTTGGGTACAATGCCATGTTTATCACAAAACATAATACAGACAGCTCAATGTCACTCAGGTATCCGATTGCAAATAGCGGAACAGGAAATGAGTTATCAGCTTGTCCTAACGTCATGTCCTTTGCTTTCATAGCATACGCTTTAAGATCATCTACTGAGAAACCAGTAGAGTTTACAAGTTTCTCAATAGGATCCGTTTTCATGTTTTTCCTTATTCATTATTTCGTTCATTTTATCTTAAATAGCCAACTGAAAATTTGTGCGTTGCCCAATTTTTTGAATTTTCACAAACATTAAACCACAATAACATCCGTTAACAAGAGAAATTTCCAGAACCTTTGTACCTTTGCACCCAGCAATTGATAAATCCGCAGAATATGGAAAAGTTCAGCAAGTTTGATGAGCTGCATATCTACGCTGGCAGCATCATCCGTTTCGGCTCCACGGTGGGCCATGTCAGGAAGATCGAGAACGGCATTGCATTTGTTGATGCTTACTATGAGGATAATGGCCTGACAAAACTTATCATACGTGACTTCGAGGTTACCGAAAAGACAAGGAAGCTTGAGAATGCAAACGAGCTGCTGGCCAAATTCATGGACGACCTTTTCGACATGGGCTACTCCATCAACATTGCCGACGAGATCATCAAGCTTCCCAGCCTCCGTCCTGGAACCTGGGTCAGGGCAACCAAGAATTCAAGCCTCCCGTCTCATGGTGTTATTCTCCAGATGGACAGGCGTGACCTTGTTATCGGCTATCCGGACAGAAGAAGTGGCCTGAAGCAGGTGAAGTACAAGATTGACTATGGTACGGACATTAGGCTTCTCACGCTCAAGGAAAAGAAGAAATCACTTGCCACCTTGGAGTCTTTCGGCTATGTCTGGGATGAAGCGGCCATGTGGGTATCAGCTCCCAGGCCCCGAATGCGTGCCGGAGGAACATACTGGTACATCACTGACAGGTTCACATTGAGGGCAGCCCAGGACAACCAGACACCACAGCACAACCAGAGGTATGAGTGCGGCAACTACTTCCTGACACCTGATGATGCCAGGGAACTGTTGAATGTGATACTGGAAAATATTGCTGCTACTCGGTAGTGTCCTACTTATCCGCGTACTTCTTTGTCTTTTTCTTTCCGTAGGAGTCAAAGATACCGACACCCATCAGTGTGGCCGATACGATTACTATGACCTCTGTAATCACTGGTGCCTCCACATGCTTGAGCGTGCAGTGGATCAGGACCCAAAGGCATACCATCCAGCCCATGCCTCCGAACACGCGCTTGCTACTCAGCCTGCCGTCAGGTGTACAGAACACCTGCTTTACAATACTTAGGAAATCCAAAAAAGCCTTCTTCATATCCGTTTCTTTATAGGAAATAGAGAGAAGAAGGCTTTTTCATTTACTTGTCACGCCACCAAAGGCAACAGTCATCTTTCCAGCTGTTCTTGCAGCTTATGATACCGTCCAGGCATCTCTTCCACTTTCTCGGTGCCGGACGCTTGAACCTGATGCAGGTCTTACACGTTCTTTCCGTAGAACAGCCTTGTACAGTTGTCGTACCAGAATTCTTTGGCTTTTTCATCGTCAATCTCATCAATATAGGACTTCTGCTTGTGCTTCTTGTTCCATTTCTCCATGAGTGTGGCTGAGAACTGGGCATCGATGGTTACCTTTGCCAGGTTGAAGTCGTTAATCCAGCAGTCTGGAAGGTTCTCAATATCCATGTCGCAGAGCTCCTTGTCCACATACTTCACGAATTTCAGTATCTCAGGCATACAGGCAACGGCTTCCTTACCCTCACATTTGGCCATCTTCACAGCCCAGGTATAGGCAACGGCCTCAATGTCCGTAAGCTTGTCCCATCCTTCATCGTCATTCTCCACCAGGTACACGATTTTATGAAGGTACGACCTGCTGTTTTTGGTCTGCTGGTCAATGTCCATCTCATAGTCCTCACCAGTCGGGATATAGGTGTTGACCTTATCCAGGCTTATTGTAACCAGGTCGTCATGTACCTCGAAATTGAAGAATTTCGGAAGGGCAGCAGGATCGATCTCTGGGAACTTGTTTACGCGGTACGGCTTATCGTTGATCCTTACCGTAAGCCTGTTCTGTTGTGCTGAAATAATATCCTCCATGCAGGCACCCAGTATGGTTTCGAATATGCTTTTCTCAATTTTCTTTCCGTCAATTGTGAACTCGTCATATTCGGGAACCATTTCAGGATCTTCGTCATCATAAAGAAACTGGTAGCGGTCATCCTTCAGCTGGTCCCAGAAATACGCTATGAATATAAGGTATGGGTCATTCCTCACACCCCTGGGATCTCTTAGCATCTCCCTCAGGAGAGGCTTATCGTATGGCTTGAATTCTAACATATATCAATATCTACTCCGTACATAATTCTGTTGAACGTCTGGATGAATTGTGTGGCGAACTTCGGGTGTGCCTTAGCATAGGTAATGATGACTGAGCTGAACAGGTCAAGGAAGTTCACGCCCTTGTCGTCATTGGTCTGCATGTCAAACGTCTCGCATATCGCTGAGATCAGCATTGACGGATTATTTGAAAGCAGCCCAGTGGATACCTCATTGGTCAGACCGTTGGCAAACACCACCATGAAGGAATCCACATCGGTCAGCTCATCCTCCACACTTTTCATCAGTTTGTCAATTTTATCCTCTCTCTTCATATTTCTCCGATGTAATTACATTATAGCGACGCTTGATGTACTCAACCGCGTCCTCCTCTGAATTGAATACGGCATCACCAGTGTTTATCCGTCCGCTATCAAAAATCTGCCTTAGTGCTATAAACCACACTGGGAACCACCAGTACATAACTGATACTGAATAAAGGGTTGCCTCGTTACAGGTGTTGTAAACTCTCTGAATCTTAAATTTTGGTTTGAAAAAATTCTTGTTCATAATACAATTGGTTTTTGAACAAGGAATTCTGCCTTAAAATCATCTGTCATTCAATACGTACCAGAGCTCTGTCTTGCCTTTGGTCATCACGCGCTTCTTGGCGTAACCCAGCATTTTGGCAAACCTCCCAAGTGCCTGGTCACTTGGTTTGATGATGTTGTAGTCCTTGTACAACTGGATCATCTCCTTCTTGGTCATTGCTTTCTTTTTCTCCATTCCATAAACACTTTGCTTGCTTTGTTAATATTAATGTATGTACCGCACCTCTCGCTGCCGTCCACCCAGTCCTTCGGGATTTGGTTTACAGGCCCGTTTGGTTCCTGTTTCTCCTTGTCATAGAATACGCATGTATAGCGGTCAAGGCAGGCCACGCCCTTGCATTCCTGTATTCCGAACCTGGCAGCCTTGAATTCCAGTGCCGTTATGAATCCGGCTGTGTCACCAGTGTAGAACGGGGCCGGAACCTTTCCTATGGGCCACACATCGTTTGACTTGATGGCTTTCCAGGTTTCCATGTCCACAAGGTATCTCTTCTTGCCTATTGTGTCGCCCAGTCCTATATTATCCTGGAATGGGTAGACGTTGTAGGCTTCCCCGTCTATTACATACTCCTTGGCATCTGGGTCCTTTTTCCTGGTCATCCAGCTTGCGCACGTACCGCATACCTTTTCTTTCAGCATAAACCTCCTTATCGGTGACCTGTCTGCATAGAAGTAGCAGCTGTACTCAGCACCGCATATCCGGCACTTGCCAACCATTTCACTGAACTTTCTCATACCTCAATCATTTCATAGGCTTCCGCAATCTCTTCATCACGAATTCCCAGGTAACGCCTTGTGATGGCGATATTGGAGTGGTTGAAGATCTCGCTGAGGGTAGTCAGTGCGTAGTCTGAGTTGTTCATCTTGTCCCACAGCTCCCTTCCGAATGACTTGCGGAAAGAGTGGCTGGAGAAGTTGCCGACATTGAGGTGGTACTTGCTTTTCCATACCTTCATGCACTGGTTGATGTGCTGCTTGGTATAGGGCTTCCCAGTCTTGCTGTTCATGAATACAAGATAGTCAAGGCCTGGGGCACCGTTCATATCATACAGCTCGCGCATGATCTCCAGTGTCTTTTCGGCAAATGGGATTGGCCTGCGCTTCTTTGTCTTTTGCTCATCGAATGTGAACTTGCTTACAAGAACCTGGCCCCATTTGATACGGAGCACGTCTGAGATACGGAGGGCTGTTGCTTTTGCTATTCTGGCATAGGTCTCTCCCAGTACGTCGTGATCCTCATGCAGGCCCGTTATAAGCTTCTGATACTCCTCTGTGCTGAGGTAGTCCGTCTTTGTAAGTTGATGTTTTTTGCTCATAATCTCTTCGTTTTAGTTTCTGGGTGCAAAGATATGAACAAAATGAAACAAAATCAAGCGAAATTGAACAAACGAAACACTAAATTAGGATTGTTAGCAGTATTTAACAATAGGAATATAAAAGGAGGAACATTGCTGTTCCTCCGTGATCGCCAGTAACAAGGGCCGCAACCCCTGAATGACTTCCCGTTCGTCAACGGGCACTTAGTCGTATGGCATCTCTATCCAGTAGTCCGGTGCCTGAATCGCATTGTCCTGGCTTCCAGGCTGGGCAGAGAACCACTCTTTCGTATCCTTGTCGTAATAGCAAAGCTCAGCAAACGTCTCAGTGAGGTATGCCCATATACCGACAATAACCTGGTCAGCTTTTGGCTTCAACTTATCAGTGTCGTGCCATCCGTTCTTCATAGGTCAAGCCAGTCGTTAGCGAAGATGTCCTCCCATGAGGGCTGATAGTAGGTTGCCATTACTTTCTCTCCCAGTGGCTTGAGCATGAGCACCTGGTTCTTGTAGTAGATGCCCTTCTTCAAGCTGAGCAGTTCCTTTGCCTTTGGACACAGGCTCTGCATCTTGGGGATTGTCTCGTTGTCAATGTTGGCTGGGATCTGCATTGTAATACAGCGTCCGTCATGCCAGCGTGTAAATACCTTGCCTTCCTGGAGACCCTTCATCACCTCAGGAAATGAAAAATGATGCAGGGGGATTGGTTCTTTTTTCTGTGCCATAATATAAAATGTTTAGTGATTACTTAACTCCGCTGTGTCCAAAGCCTCTTTCTCCGCGCTCTGTCTCATCCAAGGTGTCGGTAGGCATGAAGATTGCCTGTGCGTGCTCAGCAATAACCATCTGGGCAATACGCTCTCCAGGGTTGACGATAAATTCTTCGTTTGAAAGGTTCACCAGAATGACTCCGACCTCTCCCCTGTAATCAGCATCAATTGTGCCTGGGGTGTTAAGTACGGTGATTCCGTGCTTCAGAGCCAGACCACTACGAGGACGCACCTGTGCCTCATAGCCTTCGGGGAGAGCTATATACAGACCGGTTCCGATAAGCCTTCTCTCCAGCGGCTTGAGTACTACTGGTTTTTCAATATTCGCTCTCAGGTCGGCACCGGCACTGAGGACTGTTGCGTATGCTGGCAATTGCTGGTTGCCTTTATTGACTATTTTTACTTCTACGTTTTTCATTTCTTTTTGCTTTTTGTGTTATTGAATGTGTAACGCTTGCGCCTGTTGTCGCGTATCTTCGCAAATTCGCTCTCCTTGATGATTTCCGTCCTCTTCTGGTTCCTGGTGGTGTAGATGAACCTGTCATCTTGCAGAACCTCCAGGTCAAACTCAATAAGGTCAAGTCCGAAATCGTCTATGTCCATGATAAGGTCATCCGGAACGAATCTTGGATAGAATCCGTTGCAGGTCACTCTTTCACCCTTGATGGCACGGAGCAAGCTTCCGGTATCGGTCCCCATCAGTTTTGCGAGGGAGCTGATTCCGTTTGATATTGCCACCAGTTTGAGCTGGGGACTAAATACCGCTATTCTTCTTGCTGTTTCCATTGTTCAGGGTTTTGATGATGTCTGGGGTAAGCCTTGTCTGTGCAAGCTCAGTGATGAAGCTGTCACTGAAGGCTATACCGTTTGTCATAGCATCGTCCACCAGGTCGTTGTAGTAGACCAGTATGGCCGGATCGAGATATACCAGGAAAAGGTGCGTGAGGATTTCACTGTACAATTGGTCGCCATTCGGATTCTGATAGAAAAGCTTGGCTACATCGGCACCATAGCCTTCAGCCATCCTGTCTATCCAGAACCTCATTGCGCGTGAGAAATCCTTATAGTCGCATTCCCTTTCTATGCTTTTGAGATACTGGGTGGCATTGAACACAAGCGTCTGTTCATCAAGCTTGCCGAAGAGCAGCGCGGGGAAGTCTGGCAACCCAACCTCCTCGCACTTAAGCTCTCTTGCAAGTATGTTCAACTTGTAGTCCATATTACATGTTCTGCCAGTTACGCTCAATGCTCTCCAGACTGCTCTCAGTTACGAATGCAGACTTGAAGTTCATGATCTTGGTGGAGTTTACGAATGCCGTTGTGAACAGCTTGCGTGCATAGGTCTCTGCCTCTCCAGTTGTGGAAGCTGGGATGAACAGTGAGATCTTGACATACTTGATCTTGCCGTTCTCATCCTCAACGGGGTCGCTCATGTCAACCTTGTAGAAGTGGTCATCTTCCTCTTCCAGGTACATCTCAGAGAAATCGCCGATTGACTCCTTCTCAACAGTGATGCAGGAATTGGTACGGAGATCCTTCACGGTAATGCGGACGACCTCAGGCTTGCTGAATTCGTGCTTCATCCAGCCCTGGTCCTCCATGATGTCGTAGGCCAGCTTCTCAGCTTCAGCATAATTCACACACTCAGCAAGAAACTCGCGCTTCTGCTTCTTCATTTCACCAGTCTCGACATCTTCAGCCTTGAACTGGAGTTTCAGTACATAAAAATCAGTTGTTTCCATAATTAATTTGATAAATGTTTGGTAATGTATTTTGTTTTGAAATAGAAACAGATGCACAGCACAGGTTAATTATTTAACTTTTGTTTAGTAAAAATAAGGAGTCTGGAGGATTTGAGTGTGGTAAAATCCCTATGCGTAATAATAAAGAATGTACGCACACGCGACAACTGGTTTTTCTCAAAATGGCCCGCTTTTCGGCAACACACTTGGTTTTCAGCCTCTATTTAAGAGAAAACGGAAGTAGTTTTATGAGAAAAAGAACTGAGAACAATTCGCACGGAACATTCTTCGGAGACGATGCACTGATTTCGGTGTACAGGACATACAAAAGGACCATTCAGGAGTATGTACTTGAGGTAATGAGGCACAACCGTTACCAGTCAACGGTCAATTATACGAATGATGGGACCATACTGGATGATCGTGGTGGTCTCATTGACCTTTATGACAGCATAGCAACCCAGGATGCCCACCTTGCAGCAGTAAGGGAGACACTGGATTCCCAGCTTACCGATGAGAGGTACATGCTGGCAACTCCTGACGGTAAGGGTGGCTGGGAACGTGATGATGAGGAGTCGTTGAAGATCCAGGGTACGCAGTTTGAGAAGATCATTCGTGGTATTGTGGATTCCAGGGCTTACGGTTACACTTGTTTCGAGATTATGGACAAGTTCATTGAGGTGAACGGTGTCAAGCGTCTTGGTGAGGTGAACATCATTGAGCGCAGGAACATCCTCCCCAATCAGAACCGTATCGTCCAGCGTCAAGGTGAATGGGATCCAGGCTGGGACCTGGAGGATGTCAGGTACAGGAACAACTATATTCTTGTGAATACTGGTGGCCTTGGTTATTTTGCCAACCTCGTACCAATTGTTCTTGCAAAGAAGTTCACTCTCAGTAATTATATAGGATTCGCGCACACGTATGGTCAGCCCATCATCCATGCAAAGACCCCAGCTGAGCAGGACCAGGACAAGAGGAAACTGGCATCTGACATAGCAAAGAGCACTGAGAAGCGAATCATTGTTACCGGACAGGATGATTCCATTGATGTAAAGACCTTCACCGTTTCCAATTCGGAAAGGGTGTTTACCGGACTTATCAACCTGACCAACCAGGAAGTCTCAAACGTTGTTCTTGGTTCCGAGTCTATGGCTGGTGAGACCCAGGCATACGCTGGAAGTGCCAAGACCCATGAGGATATTTACCGCGCCCGTATCAAGAAGAACCGTAAGTATGTTGAGAATGTCATGAATGAGCAGATCATTCCGGCACTCCAGCGTATCGGGTTCCTGAAGCCTGGTGTGTATTTCCGCTATTCCAACCAGATTGAAATCTCAACTGAGAACAAGGTTAAGCTGTTTGACATGCTTACCAACAAGTACGAGGTTGAGCCTGAGACAATCGACAAGGAGTTTGGTGTTCATGTCGGAAAACAGTTCAATATCACCAGCGTCGGTGGCGTGAATGGTGACGGTGAATGGGGAGACAATGACCGTGGCATTATGTCTGATGAGGAATACCAGCGCAGATACGGACACCCCAGGGGAGCCAACGCAAAAGTAAATTTTCTGGAGGGGAAGTAAAAGGCAGGGGCTACTTCTCCAATATATACAATGCCCTGACAGACGATGAGAAAGCTGACAATGAGGCCAATGCCAACAGGTTGAAGGCCTTGTTCATGGCTTTCGTGAAGGCTGTTGACCTGAGTGCTGATGAGGACGAGGCTTTCTATGAACTGGTAAGCCTTCGTGCTGAAATTGGCATCCAGTATCTCCTTAAGGGCCTGAACCTGGATGAGGAAAGAGCAACCGAGCTTCTTTCTGCTGAGGATGATAACAACCTTACCCAGCAGGACCGCGATATTAGGGACAGGCTTATAGCCGGTATTGACAATATTGTTGAGTTCTCAGTCTGTGAGGAGTACCAGGCTATAAACGACATTCCTGAGGATTTCGATATGGATGACCCAGAGGATATGGAGAGGCTGGAAGAGATAAGCGACACTTACCACCTGAGGTATGCCGCTGTTGAGAACGCAGACATCCAGTATGCTGCCGAGATAGCGTACAAGTGGGCTGTTCTCTGGTCTGCCGCCACCTGGGTAACCTATATGACAATGAATGATGACAGGGTTAGGCCCTGGCACAGACAGCTGGAAGGCTATTCGGCACCCAGGGATATGTTCCCAGAATGGATGATACCGCCGATTGAGTGGGGCTGCCGTTGCTACCTGGAGGATCAGGCTGGAAACTCAGTTCAGAACAAGGCAATCCCAGATGTGCTTGCAAAGGCACCTGAGAAACCAAAGCAGATTGACGGTGTATTCTCTGAGAGCCTTGCTAAGTGTGGTAGGATTTTCAGTAAGTCGCATCCTTACTTCAAGGTTAAGCCTGAGCATAAGGAAAAGCTTGCTGGGTATGTTGAACGCTTAAAACAGTACTACCATGCCTCGTAAGTTCACCTTTCTCAGCAATATGTCCAGAAATGGAAGAGGTAGGGCCAGGCAGTATTTCAGCGGCCCCTCCTTCTGGCAGGATGTCCAGACGGGACAGCGTATTGAGATTCCAAAAGGTACGATATTTAGCAAATATGAGCAATCCGGTAAGTGGTCTCGTTATGCAAGAAATGAAAATGGTCGTGCTGTCCTGGATATTGAACAATTGAGGAGGGCTCAGCTAAGAGGTAGGGTAAACCAGTTCCCAGAGCGTGCCGGAACCAACAATATGTTTGTCCCGCTTAATGCTGCTGTTTGGCATTTAAGGGACATAACCTTCAGGAAAATCAAGGTTCAGAAGCTTAAGTTTGAGGTTGATGTCGCAAAGGTGGCCGCTGAGGTGTTCAGGGATTCATTCAAAAAGAAAAGGTTCAATACAAGAGGCTCCGAACATTGGAAACCGCTTGCTCCATATACGGTAAGACAAAGGGCAAAACACGGCACAAACCCCAGCAATATACTTGTTGACACTGGGACGCTCAGAAAGTCAATCAAGGCTGTCCCAAATGAAGGTAAGGTAGTTATTGACCCCACCGTTTATGTTGGTTCAAGAAGGCATAAGGGCTTTGTATATGCCGGAATCCATAATGACCCAAAATACTTCGGTGCCAGGAATGTGATGGCAAGGAATCATGAGGTTCCGCAAAGACAGTTTATGGGTCACTCTTCTGTTGTTAGGGAATATGCGTGGCTGGCATTTGAAATAGATATGTTTGGACTTTTATTCACACCAATAGTATGATAGTAAGTAAAAATAAAAACCAGAACCAGGATCAGCACCAGGAGCCGCTTGTTCCTGAGCAGATTCAGATACCGAAGAACGGTCAGATTGCCGTGTATCATGCCATCAAGGAGATTCTTGAGCAGGTACGCTGGGATTACTATGATCCTAACAGTGAGAAGATATTCAAGACCGTCATGAGGAATCGCGGTCAGTTTGAGCGTATCGTGAGGAAGGGCGGCAATACCGAATATGAGCTTGCCTTCCCAGCTGCTTTTGTTGAATTCACAAACTGGAGATACCTTGTCCAGCAGCAGCGTATCAATGAAGGCCGTGCTGATATGCAGATTAAGTTTGTGATGAACAGGCTTAACAACCAGGATTCGGATACCTTTGACGAGGAAGGAAATGTCAAGGAGTACAGAGAGTCTGAGGTTGAGTTTGTTGCTCAGCTTATCAACCAGTACATTCAGGAGCTTAAGGTCAACTACCCAGCCCTTAATGAGCGCGTGAACCTTAAATATATAGACCCGCTGGAGAGTTTTGATGATTCCTTGCAGCCATGTTGGATTACCTATGAGGTCTGGTTCAGGGAAGAGACAATCAACGCCACCAGGATGATGAAGGAGGTTCACCTTGTGTTCCCGCCATACACCAACCACTCAGACTGGAAGGAGGACTATGGCAATACTGGGCATACCAATTTTGACCATCCTGAGCTTCACAAGGACCACTCTAAGTTCATCATGTCAGACGGCAAACCGATTCCAGAACCAACAGAGCCTACTATTGAGGACTGGGAGATGCCTATTGGTGGAGAAGAGGAGCTTGTGAACGAATCAGATACCAGCGACACCGAGAATTTACCGGTTGATGATGGCGAATAAGTGCCTAAAACACCGAATATTCGCAAGAAATCAACGCAAAATTTATGACATCCGCTATTTCTAAGAAAAACAGCAAGATATGGACATTAAGGATTTAAAGCTTGTAAAAGGTGCCCTTGAGAAGGGTAAACCTGCCACTATGACGTTCTTTGATGACGTTGAATGGTGGAGCTGTGACCGCTTCGTTGAGGAGCTGGAGTACATCGAGAACTATGTCCAGCCTTCTGAAATCCGAATTCTCATCAATTCCGTTGGTGGCAATGTCGTTGAGGGCATGAAGGTGTTCGCAAAGGTTCTCGACTGCAAGATTCCAACTATCACCCAGGTAGCAGGTATCGCAGCTTCAATGGGTTCAATTATCTGGGCAGCAGGTCAGAAGCTCTACATGGCCGACTACTCAATCGTAATGATCCACAACCCCTGGATGGGAGCCGACATGGATGATCCCAACAACCAGCAGATTATCGAGGCCTTCAAGAAGCAGCTCATTACTGTCTACTGTAAGCGTTTTGGATTCTCTGAGGACAAGGTTAAGGAGATTATGGACGGCAAGGAAGGTTGTGACGGAACATGGCTGTCTGCTGAGATGGCAGTTGAGCAGGGATTCATTCCCGCAGACCACGTTATCGAGACACCTCAGACCGTGAAGAACAGGATTGCAGCATCCATCAAGGGACTTACGGACAAGATGGCTATCCAGGCCATTATGAGCCTCGCAAACCAGGAAAATTACCAACCTGAGCCTAAATCGGCTATTTCAGATAAAGAGCCGAAAGGTAAGGACATTATTAACTCACAAATAAAAAAGAACATGGAAGAACTGAAAGTAGTCGCTTCGCAGCTGGGTATCCAGGGCGAGGTTTCGCTTGACAAGGTTACTGCTGCTATCATCCAGCTCAAGGAGCTTGAGGCGAAGCATCAGAAGTCAAACGAGGAACTGGAGACAGTTAAGAATGAACTGAACAACCTGAAGATTCAGCATGAGGCCGAAAAGACCAACAGTGCTAACCTTCAGAAGTCTATTGACACTCTCAACGCCGAGCTGAAGGTCTACAAGGACAAGGAGGCTGAGGAGAAGAAGAACGCTATCAACGCTTTGGTTGACGGTGCTATCGCTGAGGGTAAGATCTCTGCCGAGGCAAAGGACAGCTGGGTCACAATGGCTGAGCAGAACTTTGACATGGTTAAGGCATCTCTGGACGGTATCAAGGCCGTTGCTCCTATCTCTGCTAAGATTGCTGAGGATCCTGCAAACAAGAAGGAGGCTAAGGAAGGTCAGCTGACCGAGGAGGAGAAGATCAAGGCTAAGGTGGACGAGCTGGTGCCTGACTTCAAGTTCAAGACCATCGAGGACCTGGGCTAATCAACTGAAACAGTAACTTAATAAGAAATATAACTATGACAAAGAATGGAATTGAGGTAAATGCAAGTGCATTCCAGTTCAAGGACAACCAGTACACTGGTGAGTTCCTTCAGGACCTGCTTGTTTACACTGCATCCGAGAATGAGACCTACAAAGAGGGCCTGATTCACATTAAGACCGGTGTCCAGATGAAGTACACTCTGCCCCTCGTACAGCTGGGCAAGATCATCCAGGACCATGTTGCAACCCCCAATGCTGACCAGAGCGGCAACGACACTGGTAAGTACAAGTTCACGGAGCGTTACCTGGAGCCTCAGGACTTCATGGTGTACTTCGAGTTCAACCCCCGTGACTTCGAGAAGTACTACAAGTGGTTCCAGCCCACAGGCAACCTGGTGTTCCGCGAGTTGGATCCGAAGATCCAGGCTACGATGGTTCGTCTGCTCATGGAGAACAAGAACGAGTACATCGACTACAGCATCTGGATGTCTGCCAAGGGTGGCGCTTCCGCTTCTAAGATCACGACTCCTACTGGCGACGACTACGAGGACGTAGGTGGCGACGTAGAGGCTGGTCCTATGAAGTACTTCGACGGTGCTATCAAGCGCATGTTGGACAACAACATCGGCCTGGACGGTGACAAGGATCCCAAGAAGGTCATTATCGCTGGTACTACCGCATTCACCACTGGTCAGGACGTTGAGGCTGCTCTCCGTGCTATGTGGCGCAAGACTCCTACCAAGATCCGCAAGAAGGCTTCGTTCGTGTTCGTTATGGACCAGAACAGCTGGGATCTGTACGACCAGTACCTGACCGACAAGACCGTGAAGTACACGGACAACACTGAGATGAACCAGTACCGCTTCAAGGGCAAGCGCATCATCACCCTGAACGCTCTGCCTAAGGACACCATCGTTGGTGGTGTGTTCACAAACGGTATGGATTCTAACCTCTGGATGGCCGTTGACTACGCTTCTGACGAGAACGTGCTCCAGATCGAGAAGCTCCAGGCTAACTCTGAGCTGTACTTCTTCAAGATGCTGCTCAAGGTTGACGTTAACATCGTTCGTCCTGGTGAGATCGTTATCTGGACTCCTTACGTTTCCAGCGCAACCGTAAGCTACAGTGCCGTTTCAAGCACTACTGGCAAGAATCCTAAGGAGGAAGGCTGGTACGAGCGCAGCGGTTCTGAGGGCTCATACGTCTACACTCTGACAACCGACACAACTCCTGCCGCTGGTAAGACCTACTACGTCAAGGTAGTCTCCTAAGCGGAGTTGAATCCAATTAGTAAAAGCGGAGGGGAAACGCTCTCCTCCGCTTTCTTATTAAAAACCAAACCAATTTAAGAGTATGGCACGTAAATCAAACAAGGAAATCGAGCAGGAGGCCAAAGCTCCTGAGACCCCAGAGGTTGAAACTCCGAAGGACAATGCTCCTGAAGTAGAGAACACCCAGGAAGAGGCTCCAAAAGATGAAGAGGAGGCCAAAGCTCCTGAGACACCAGAGGCTGAGAAGAAGGGTTCTGCTCCGGCTTCCAAGAAAGAAGAGAAGGCCAAGCCCGACGCAGAGGAAGAGGCCCGTGTAGACAAGATCCTTAAGATGTATCCCCAGTACGCTGAGCTTTACATCGATTCAAAGGGAGGCGTTTACACAGTCAACACCCCAGACACTGTGAGAGGTAAGGCTAAGCTTTACAAGAACAAGTATCACAAATAATTAAAAAGGAACAATATGGCACAAAAACATGGTGGCGTTTTCACTACGCTTATTGATGGGTTCGTTTCCAGCAACACCGTCCCCGCTGAGAATATCGGTGGTCTTGTGTTCGATATTGGTGGTCGTACTAATCCGTTCACTGGATTCACTACTGCCCAGGCAAAGCTTGGCAACCGTCAGGTTGTTGAGGTCAACTCAGTTGATGACCTGGCAGAACTGGGAATCGAGGAAGGTGTTGAAGCCTTCATGAACGGTGTACCTTACTACCATATCGCAAAATTCTTTGCCGTTGCAGGTGAAGGCCAGCGTCTGTTCATTATGTTCGCTGACTGTACCTCTAACTTCGACGCAATCGAAGATCTCCAGGTAGCTGCAAAGGGCCTCTGCTTCCAGATCGGTCTTTGGACTGAGCGGGAACTGTTCAAGAAGGTCAATGATTCATTGGCAATCAATGACTGGGTAGCTAACGTCCAGACCGTAGCTGAGAAGCTTGGTGGACGCATCGTCAAGAAGGGCAGCAACTACATCAACTATGATGGTAATGCCCAGGCTTCCATCCTCATCAACGCTAACCCTGGCTACATCAGTGGTGAGACTCCCGTTGTAGAGATCAACCTGGCTACTCTCCCCAACGCAATCGCTGAGATGCCTTACGTATCTCTGATGCTGGGTCAGGAGAGCTCAGATGCAATCCACGCTATGCAGCTGCTTAACACACACCAGTGTCCCGTTGGTAACATCGGTCTGGCTATGGGTGTCCTCGCTGTTGCTCCCGTTGAGTGCTCTATGGGCTGGGTTCAGAACTTCAACCTGTACAACTTCTGCCAGGCCGTTGAGCTTGGTTTCGGAAACCTCGCTGTTACCTCTGGTGCTACTCCCGCATGGGCAGCCAACGCATCGTTCACCAACATCGATACGCTCAGCTACACCAAGCGCAGCACACAGCTGGTTGAGAAGGGTTACAACATCCTCACTAACTACGACGGTTTTGAGAATGGCACCTTCTTCTCAAGCGATTCGACTCTGACCACTGGTGATTATGAGTCTATCTCTCGTTGCCGCACGATGTCCAAGACACGCCGTCTGATTCGTATGGCTCTGCTGAAGTACACTAACGCTCCTCTGAAGGCAAATGCCACTACCGGCCTCCTGAGTGCAAACACGCTGACCACCATCAAGAACGATGTTGTAGGCGCGATTGACGAGGGCATGGTTGATCCTGGCACTACCAACGCTCAGATCAGCGGACGTACAGTTGACATTGATGCTAACCAGAATGTGATCAAGACCCATGAGCTGCTGATCGACTACGGAATCGTTCCCGTTGCTGAGGCACGCATGATCAAGGTTACTGGTCACTTCACGCTCAGCACAAGGTAATAACCCTAAAAAACTGAAAGAATATGCCACAGATTAATCACGTTGCTTGCAGCTGGAGTATGATTGAGCTCCAGGCTGCCGCTTTGGGAGAGGATCTTTTCGTTAACTGTACCGCTATCAGCTGGAACGCAGCCCGCACCGTAGAGACAAACTACGGTCTTGGTGGCCAGCCCCGCACTCGCGGTTTCGGTAACAACGAAATCAGTGCATCCATCACCCTTGACGTTGGTACGATGATACAGCTCCGTAACCTGGATTCTAACACCACTAAGACTCTGATGGGCCTGGGTGAGTTCGACCTGGTTGTGAGCTGGATCAGCGACATCATGCAGAACACCCCAGAGGAGACCGTAACCCTTGCAGGCTGCTTCTTCTCCGAGGACGGTATGGAGGCTAACCAGAACGATACGAATATCACCAAGTCCTACGACTTGCATCCGTATCGTATCTACACGGACGCTTCCGCACAGACAGACCGTTCGGCTGAGCTTTACGCAGGTGCGTAACGGCCTGGGTTTGGTAATTGGATTGGAAGGTTTCCCAGAACGGGAAGCCTTCTTTTTTTCGTATTTAATAAACAGCCGGATTTTCACGCTGCCTATTTAAAGATGAATTACCAAACATGTCAAATTTAAAATTTAGGTTATGAACGAGAACGAATTGATGGTTCCCAGCGAAGTTCTGGCAACCGTAGAGGCTAAGAGTAAGGAACTGATTGCCCAGCATAAGCTGAAGCGCGTCATCCCCATCATCGTGGCTGGTAACGAGGAGATTGGTGAGAAGCCATATTACGTTGCCTATATGAAGAGCCCCGATATGAAGGCCTTCTCTAAATTCATGATGACCAACTCTGCCAACTCAATTATCGCCCAGCAGAACCTGGCAAAGGACTGCTTCGTTGACGGTGACAAGGAGCTGCTGACCGATGACGACCTGTTCCTGATGGGTCTGATGCCACAGCTGTCCATCCTGATTGAGGCCCGCAGCGCGAAGGTCGTAAATTTATCGAAAGCCTGAAGGATGTAAAAATTGACAACGACGGATACCGCCAGAGGTTCATCCTGATAGCGAGGTATTTTCCACAGCTTGATGTCTGGAACCTTGACGAATTCGAATTTGCCTTCTGGAGTGAGAACGCCCTTTGGCTGGATGCCAGGGAACACCTCGCAATGCAGGAAAAGGCACTCGTTGCAATGGGAAGCGCAATGGGAGGCTCAGCACCCCAGCAGCCACCAAGACCTTCAGGCAAGCACTGAGAAAACAGTCCTCTGCATTAACTTGTGGAGGGCTGTATTTTTCTATTTAAGATAAAGACAACCGATATGGCAATAAACAGATTCACTATTGACGCATCCGTACAGCAGGAAACTGGAAACATCTTTGACGAGACTGTTTGCGGATTGATTTTCGATACGTCAAAGCGCGGTAATATATTCTCAGGATACTCACTTGCCCAGGCCAAATACGAGAATGAGCAGGTGCAGAGGCTTACCAGTATGGATGAAGTTGTGGCTTCCGGAATAACTGAGGACGGCATCATGAGCGGTGTTCCTTATTACCACCTCAACCATTTCTTCACACTGGCAAAGAAGAATAACGCAGAGCATGTAATATATGTGTGCTTTGCCAACTGTGGGTCAAACTTCAATGTTCTCCACAGGGTAATGCACGCCACAAAGAAAAAAATCTTCCAGTTCGGCATCTGGACCGAAAGGGACTTGTACGACTACACTGGGAATGACCTTATATCTCCCGTACTTACCCAGCTCAATGACGCTATCTTCTGCTTCAAGAGCAGCTTCCAGAAATCAGATGAATATGACCAGGAGATACCCTTCAATGTCCTGCTTTGTGCTAATACGGTAAGGACTGAATTACTCAACACAACAGTATATATAACAGACAAGGACGGTGCAAGGCTGAAAGATGAGAACGGAAATTACCTTACAGCCAAAATGGTTCCTAATAACCAAACATTCAATTACAGGACGCTTCCACCTGCCAATAACTTTGACATCCCAGGACTGACCGTTCTTATTGGCCAGGAAAGAAGCGACAAGGTACACCAGATGCAGGCTCGCACAGTAAACGGCACTCCAGTGGGTTGTGTCGGTGCGGCCCTGGGTGTCCTTTCAGTTTGTCCTGTTGAGTATTTCATGGGCGACAATTCCAAGTTTAGCCTCAAGGACGTGATTCCTGTTGCTGAGCTTGGTTTCGGTGAGGACAATACACCAATTGAGAAGCTGGGATATGTAAGGCGCAATGAAATGGACAGGTTTGGATATGTGTTCCCAGTTGACCGTGAGGACGCACCTGGTGAGACATTCTTCTCAAGTGACAGGACACTGGGAAGCAAGGATTACAGCTCACTGGTAAGATGTAGGACTATCAATAAGGTACACCGTATCATCAGGCTTGCACTTCTCCAGCACACAAACAGCACTCCAAAGGTAAATCCGTCAACTGGAAAGCTCTCTGCTGCCGGATGCACTGCCATAATGAATGATATGTATGCGTACATTGATACATATATGGGTACAGGTTCCAATATGAATGGTGCTGCCCAGCTTGACTTCCGTAAATGCACAGTACCAACTGAACAGGATATATTCAAGGATAAGACGCTTACGGCTGAGGTTGAAATCAAGCCTGGAGATCATTCCGAGAACATTGTATTGCAGGAAGAAGTAACTCTGTCATGATTTATATTTATAAATTTGATTGGTAGGCGCGACTTAGGTTGCGCCTATTTTTGCGAACATATTTACCGTCATTAAGGCTATTTAAGATAAAATAGAAGCATAATATGGCAAATACCCAGCAATATCTTGTCGAATACGTTGTTAATGCTAACGTATCAGCAGCTCAGCAGTCTCTCGCAGCCCTGACAGCTCAAATGGAGCAGCTTCAGGCTCAGAGTGTGGCTCCCATGAGGGCTTTGGGAACATCACTTGACCGTCTTATCAAGGCTCAGAAGAACTTTGGTACAAGGATGGGTCAGGCATTTGATATGACCAAGCCAATAAGCCAGATGACGGCATTCCAGAACGCGCTATTATCTACATTCAAGAACGCCCATGTAGCAATGCAGGGGCTTTTTGGAAATGATATTAGGATGATCAGTGCCGGACTGGATGGTCTTGCCACAAAGGGATTCAAAAGCGAAAGGGCTCTTACAGGTATGGCTAAGGGTGCTTCTATGTCCGCTAAGGAAACAGCATCCCAGTTCAAGCAGTTGCAGAATGTTACAAAGGCTGAGCAGGCTGAGCTTAACAAACTGGCAAACATGTATCAAAGGCTTGGTATGGCTAAGCGTGGAAGCGGTGCCAAATCCAAGTGGTCAGCAGCAGCTCTTAAGACATTCAACGAGGATGAGCAGAAATACCTTGATAAGATAAGCAAGAGGTGGGCTACCAGCAATCCAGATACCGTTCTTGGTCATATCCAGGACGCTATCAAGAAAAGAACTGCAAGTCTGGGTGCTGCCAAGAAAGCTGAGGAGGATTTCCTTGCAAAATATGGTAGCAAGGATAAGGGTGCTGGTGTTGCAGCTGCAAGTACGATGGCTACGGCACCAATCATGATGTCGGCCAAGGAAATGAACGAGAAGGTGAGGGCCACCAGAAATATGGTCAAATCCTTCAGGAAAATCATTGACGACAACAAGGGTAAGCCAAAAACCATCAAATATTCAGTTATAGTTGATGATTCTGAGGCTGTAGGTAAGCTGGCATCACTCAAAACAAAATTTGAAGAGCTCCAGAGGCTTGCAAATATCAGTGTCCGTGTTAAGGGAGGCACTGCTGCAAACAGCTTCAGGAAGTCAATTGGTCAGATAAACGATTCCGTCCAGAGTCTCAAGTCAACCCTGGATACCGCAGTAACTGGAACAGCCGCACAGGTGGCTAAGGCTAAAAAGGCACCCAGGTCAAGGAGCAGGGTTACGCTTGTTCCCGATAAGGCTGGGTTCCAGAAATCTATGTCCAAGCTTACTGGTATCAAGGCTGTTGTTGACCTGATTCTGAATGCAAATGCAATAGCCAAGCTCAAGGAGAGGGTATCCAAGATCAAGGGATTGGTTGCCAATGTAATGCTGAAGCCTGATATTGTCAAGCTAAAGGAATCAGTCGCTAAGATAAAAGGCCTGAAGGCAACAGTAACCCTCACTCCGAATATTGCTGAGCTTAAGGCAAAACTGAGAGGTATTAAGGGTCTTACAGCACCCATTACAGCATCTGCTCCAGGTACTGCCGGAACTACAACCGCTTCTGGAAGCAAGGCTGGTGCAGGAGCGACAACCAATCAGCCAGCACGTAGAGGCGGTCATCCCCAGGGACAGCGTGAAATGCAAGGTACGCGCAGACAGATGATGCGTGCCTCAACCTATCCTTTGGTAGGTAATACATCATTCGGAGTACAGACCCCAGCTTTTGTCGGAATGGCAAAGGGCATGGTTGGTATGATGGGTATCGGTGCTGCATTCGGCCTTATCGGTGACGCAATGAGGCAGGCTGTTGACTACCAGAATACAATGACCTCAGTAAAGGCTATTCTGGAGTCCAATAAGAAACTTACAGGATACACCCCATCCAACTTTGCTCAGATGGCGCGTAATGTTCGTCAGGTTGGTATGGACACTAAGTTTACTGCTCCTGAGGTTGCTGGTGCTGCAAGGTTCATGGCAATGGCTGGTCTGGGTGTAAATGAAATCAACAACTCTATCCGTCCTATTGCTGATGTGGCCTTGATAGGTGACAATGAGCTGGAGATGACAGCCGATAAGCTTACCAATATCCAAACCGCATTCGGTATTGGTAAGGACGCAAGGGCAATGAGGAAGCTTGCTGATAACCTCACTACCACATTCACCAGGTTTAATACCGATATGATGATGACTGCTGAGGCTATGCAGTACGCAGCTCCTGTTGCAAGTGCAGCTGGTCTTGGTATTGAGGACACGCTGGCAATGATTGGTATCATGGGTAATGCTGGTATCCAGGCATCTATGGCTGGTACAACGCTCCGTATGGCACTCCAGAATATCATCAACCCGAACAAGAAGCAGAAGGCAATGTGGGATAAGCTGGGTATCAGCAGGTTCAACAGTGACGGAAGTGTAAGGAACATGATTGATATACTGGGTGATCTTTCAACAAAGGCAGACGACAAGACGCTAATCCAGCTTGTATCTAAGATGTTCCGTGTAACCTCTATGGCTGGTGTCACCCAGATTATTCGTAATCTTGATAAGGTAAGGTCTACCAGGGACGACATGTTACTTGGTAGGGACACTGGTATCTCAAGCCGACTCTCAGCTGAGAAACAGAATACCGTAGCTGGTCTTTGGGCTCAGGTAACCTCTGCCTTCACTGAGGATAACGTCCAGATGTTTGAGAGGTTCCAGGGTGCATTGAAGGAGATGCTTGTTGATGTTCGTGATTATCTGAGAGGTCCCGAAGCAGCAGACAACCTCAATCATATCATGGAGCTTGTAAAGACTATGGGCTGGGCATTCGGTAAGGTTGCTGAGTTCTGGATGGGTCTCTACAATACGTTCCCAGGTGTCATGAAAGCAATGATGGTGATTCAGCTTGCCATGACACAATTCGGTCTGCTTCTGAATCCTGTTGTTGGTCTTTACAGGACAATGAGGAATGCAAGTATTGGTCTTGGAATTGCTGGTGCAGCTGGTGCAAGTGGTGTCGGTACTGCTGCTGCAACAGGTGTTTCCGCTGCTACTGCTGCCAGGTTTGCTGCAATACATGGTCGCACAATCAGTCCAATGGGTGTTGCATTCTCAAGGTCGTTCTCAGCTGCCAGGGCTGCTGGTGCCTTGTCTATTGCAGGGGCTGGTGGTTCGCTTGTTTCGGGTCTTGCTACTGTTCTTGGCTCAATATTCAGTCCGATTGGAATCACGCTTGCAAGTATCGCAGGTATGGTTTACCTTATTGAAAAGTCAACAAGGGAAACTGAAAAATCTGAAGCTAAGTTCAACAAGAAAATTGAAGAGTCAAGGGGACATCTCGCTAATGCAAGGGCTGTTGCATCAGACACGCTTTCTGAAGAGATGTTTAACAGGGGACTTGCAACTGGATCTGCTGTGAGACTTGGTGTGATTACTGGCCAGTACACTGGTGGTTATAGGCAGGCAACGGCATGGAGATCTAATCCTCAGTTCAGGCATACAAAGGGCTTCACTAACATATTTGACACAGATTACATGTACAGGAAGCCTGGTCCATTCATTAATGAGTTGTACAATGGTTATGTGCAGCCTGTTACTGGAATGTCTATGAGCGAATATGTGAAAGCATACGAAAGACAGAGCTCGTTAAGCGGTAACAGGGGTAACTGGGGTGCCAATATGAATAATGCCCGCATTATGGCAGCTGCAAGTGCTGTCAGACTTATGGGTATCAACTCATCGTTCTATAGAAGTGGTGAGGCAAGGATCCTTAATTTATTCAGAAACGCAGCTTCCATCCAGGACAAAGATAAGCGTATAGCTGCTTTTGCAAAGGCAAGGGAGGACGCTAATAATTACATCAAGGGTATTTATCCAACTGGAAACGAAACGCAGATTAGTAAGATGACGGACATAAACGCCATCGGTAATATGCGTGCTTCTGAGCTTGCTAACACCTGGGAATATCGTTCTGCTATTGGGGATAACCTTTCAAAGATGCTTGACGACAAGAACAACCCACAAATGTCGTTGTATCTCGCAATAGAGGAGCTTGACGGTCTTGCAGCTAATGAGGTGCAGAAGAGGGTTGAGATTCTTTCAAGAGCTGTAAGTTCAATGCAGATAAGCCTTCCTGACGTTAATGGCAAAATAAAGGACATCACAATCATGGCTCAAAACGGTGCCATGAACTATGAAAGCTTCCTCATCCAGTTAAGGGCGTTTAATATTAAGGTTGCAGATACTGTTGGAACTTACATGGAGAGTATGATGGGGCTTGTTTATCAGTCACTTGGAAGCGATCCGCTCTCCCAGTTCGCTGGTGGTGTAAGTGCCGGTAGTGTTGCTCTTGAGAAGATGGGAATTCGTCCAGGAAGCAAACTTGGAGGAGAACAACTGAAACGCTGGAAAGACCTTGCTGCTGGTTATGCTGATCAACACGGTCTTGGTCAGGATTGGGTTAGCTCAGGAAAATGGAAGGATATAAATAATATGGCAAAGATACTTGAATGGGCATATCCAGATAAGAGCAAGAAGGGTACTACTGGAGTTACAAATCCTGGAGGCGCAAATGCTAATGGCGGTAAGGGAGGCAACGGAACAGCAAACCCATACAGCCCAGACACCGACGCATACAAGAACCACTACCAGCGTTCATCTGCCCGTCCAACCCAGATTATCTTCAACATCGACAACCTGGTGAACTTCGACAAGAACGAATTCCTTTCAGCCGACGAGAAGCAGATAGCAGATCAGATAATGCCCCGCGTGGTTCATGCAGTCACCCAGGCATTTGCAACAGCCCAGATGCAGGCAGGCGCACTGGTCAATACAAGCGGCGCGGATATGGGATAAATACAAAGGTGGAGCACAAACGGAAAAGGTGCTCCACTTTTCTTTTTCCGGCATCCTCAAATAGCAAACAGAAAAACACCCTAAAGTCCTATTTCTATAAAAAGGAATAGTTATGAATGTTTTTTCTAATCTGACATATAACGTTACCAATGGCGTGGTTTCCAGTGCTATGAGCATGGGCTTCAACGGCATCAACGAAATCATGGGCATCAACAGGGTCAAGGGCCAGGAGATTGACTATTACTACAACTACAAGCCAGGAGCTAATTTCTGGTCTGTTCACTCAGCCCCTATCCTAAGAGCTGCTGCCCAGTATGCCAAGCAGTACGCAATCGATCAGGTTAAGAAACTACTGAAGGGTAAGGTTCAGGGCCGTGAGGATTCAGCCTGGTCAACCCTTATCAAGGACTATGGAGACAAGGTAAGGCAGAAACATTACGGTATGCTCCAGGTTAACAGGGACGGAGGTGGCGAGGACTATATCCCAGCTGTTGACAATTATGGAGAGCTTTGCCCTTACGCATTCATTATGGGTATCAAGCTGAAGGAACCTATTGCCTATAAGATGCAGTCAAGGATGCGCGGTGGTAAGATCGGTGCAGGAAGGCTTGACGTGAATATGCCAACCCAGACCGATATGCTTGTCTGGTTCGATCCGCTGGCAATACCCCAGATGAATTCAGACAAGAACGTTATCCTCACACCGGTACAGGGACGTGACTTTACCCGCAAGGAAATTGTTGGTAATGGCGACATCAAGTTCTCAGTTTCAGGCAAGATGTGTTCCGGTGTCCCAGGCGTGTACCCAGAGGATCAGGTCAGGAAGTTCAAGCAGATTATGGACTACAAAGGTCTGGTCTACTGTAACCACTATATTCTCGACATACTGGGAATCGATAAATTCATTATAACTGGGTGGTCTCTTTCACCAAGACAGGGATATGGAGACAATACACAGGACTACACCTTCTCTGCTGTTGGTGTTATGCCTGATGAGGTTACCAAGGTGGAGGCTGATACCATAAACATTGTGGACTACAGCATCCAGCAGGCAGAGAAAACCAAGAAAGGCGCATGGGCTCAGCTGGTACAGAAGAAGCTGGAAGGCTTGCAGAATGGCGCACTTGATTCACTTAACAAAGGCCTTGACAAAGGCATTAACAGCTTGATATAAAATGGCAGACAAGATAGCTGAGGGAATACAGTCAGGCGGTAATAAGTATGCCACACCGAAATATGATGTGAACTACCGCCATACAGGAGCTGAGAGAGGTCTTGATGGGGAAGATGCCCAGAGATACATTGACCAGGCTCCTGATATACTTGTGTGCCAAATCAAAATCTGGGATCCTGACAAACAAGGTATTCAGCCAGCCCCAGCCAAGGAACAGTGCAAGATGGTGCTGCATGAGGTGGAGAATATAACAGTCAACAGCTCATACAAGAACGTTATCAGCACAGCCTCAGTGGTTATTCCAAAGGGCTCAATCATTAAGAAAGTGATAACTGTCTGTTCTGTTGACCAGAATACAGGTGCCCAGGATCCTGGTGTTGCATCAGACCTCAAGAACAATTCCCCTGAGCCTAAGGTAAGCAAGGATGTAAGTTCAGACTCAAACCAGGCAGACGGGAAGGAGCTTTTTGACCCAGATAACGTAAATGATTTCGGCCTGGTGCTCACAACCGCAACCGAGAAGGGCAGGCCTGTTGATCCCACCATGTTCACCACTGGAGACAGGATTGAGATAAGGTGCGGATATACCCAGGATCCAGACGTTGCCGAGAACATAGACAAATACGAGAATCACAAGTGCCTTAACCTTGTGTTCTCAGGATTCATTACAGGTATTTCTCCCACCCAGCCTATAGAACTGAGGTGTGAGGACCTGGCATACATTTTCAAAACAATCTCATGTGAGAATATCCAGTCAAAGGGTAACAGGACCGTAGCTGATTTCTTTGAGGCAGGCGGTAAGTACAATTGGCTGGAAGGAACTGGGATTGAGCTTCATCCAGACGTAAAGGCATCCAATATCAATGTGGGTGCGGTCAATGTAAATCAGCATATAACAGTTGCCGACGTGCTTTATGAGTGGTCCAAGAGCGGACTTCTCTGCTTCATGCGTCCGGTTGTTGATGGTGACGGAGCTGTGACTTACAAGCTTTGCATTGGCCGCTCTTACATATCATCCATTCCTGAGGGTGGTAGTAAGGATGAGCCTCCAAAGTACCCAGAGGATTCAATTACATATAAGGTTGATGACGCTGGCATTCCTATTATCTATTCAGACTGGGATGTTGCAGAGGATCAGCTGTCAATTATGAATGTGGACAAGAAGTTCGTTGTAATTGATGCTGTAGGCTGGAAGATCGAGAATGGCAAGAACAGTTTTTGTAAGGTTTCTGTCAGGGTTGATCCTGAGTGGAGGCCTTCAGACGGTCCCAAGAAATACCAGTTTGTCAATGAAAAGGAATTCACCAGTGTCCGCAAGGGTAAGAGAAAGAAGGACGGCAAGAGAAGTGTGGTAAATGAAATCCACAGCCTAAAAGCCTACTCCAGATACCCGTACACCTCTAAGAAATGGGGCGTTACGATGGATGAGCTGAAGAAGGAGGCTATTGCCTATTATGAGAACTTCAACCCAAGTGGCGTATCCGGAAAGCTCACTCTCTTTGGCGGGCGCGACATCAAGACATCATCCATCATAGCTTTCGTTGACCTCCGAGAGCCTGCAAGACAGGGGTTCTATATCGTTGAGGAGGTGAATACAAAGTTTGGTGTCAACGGATACAGGCAGGAAGTGACCCTACCATATAGGGTTAAGCTGTTCGACAACTTTAAAATCGTGAAGTAGTATGTATTATGGAGATTTGCTTTCCGAGTCCAGAAAACTGGCAGAATCGGTTCAGAATATAGCTGGGAGAGGCCTTCTTGACAAGAAAGGCCACCTTGTTTATACCAACAAGACCGCTGGGTATGTCTGCAATGTCTACCCAGAAGGTGATGAGTGGTACGGAACCATTGATGTCCAGGAATTCGACAAGGACTATGAGGAGGACAAGCCGACAACAGCCGGTCTCCATGAGCATGTACGTATATCAGCCATACAGAATAACAAGTCTGGGTATCTCATTGTTCCCCAGCTTTATTCTGAGGTTACATTTGTACAAGACCCAGCGACACAGGAAGAATACGTTATAGCCTTCTCCCATGTTGATGTCATCCAGCTTCAGTCCCATGTTAAGGCCAGTATTGGTGTTACTGAAACTGAGGAATTTGTGGAGGACCAGGATGATGACAAGGATTTTGATAACCTCCCCAACACTGGAAGTTCAGCTCATACCTATTACGACAAGGATTCCATCAAGGAGGTTGTTACCGAGCACGACAAGGAAGGTGATGATCCTGAGAAGGTTCAGGACGGCACGATCACCAGGACAACCACCAAGGACAAGATAGTTGAGCAGGTTGGCGAAAAGACCACCATTACAACCGAGAACACCAAGAAAACCCTCAAGATTGGCGATAAGCTGACAGTTGAGTTGGACGGAGATGGCAGTGTCAAGATAAACGCTAACGGTACAACCGTGACTATTGACAATAAAGAGGTCTCCTCAAAAGTGGGTGGTTCAGACAGTTCCCAGGTTACCGTTGACAGCGGTGGAAATGTCATAGTGGGTGCAGCTGAGGACAATGCTGTTCTATACACCCAGCTTCAGTCAATCCTGAGCAAGCTGTGTTCCTACCTGGCATCGGCACTCACAGCCACACAGCTTGGACCCCAGCCGCTTTCTACTGGTCCGCAGATAGGAGCACTGGCAGGCGAATTACCAAACATGATGTCTAAGAAAGTAAAAATAGCAAAATAATGGCAGCAAACAGTTTCAAGAAAGGTTCTGGTAAGGATGAGATGGCAAAGCGTATCCTTGAGAGCGCATTGTCAACTCTTATTGCCATAGATACCAACCACAATTATGTTCTGGAAGGCTCAACAGCAACAAATCCGACGCTTACGGAGGCTGGCACAAAGCTTGTTGCAAGTATGCAGAGCAGTGTGCGCGATACAGCCGGAACAATAGGTGACGCGATAGCTGGAATGAAGAAGAGCCAGGTCAAGAAAAGTGATTCAATCATTATCTATGACGAAGGCTCCCAGTCCAACTACAGGGTCACTTTTGAAACTCTTGCAGCCCTTATAGTTGCAGGTGCTATTGATGGCGGTGATGTTCTTACTACTGCAAAGCTCTGGTCTCACATGGCCAGCAATACGGAATACCAGATCAATATCTCACACCTCAGGGACGCGCTGGCAGACTATCTTACAAAAGACAAACTCCAGGGGCTGTTCAGGACTGAGGGTGGCGACGCATTCCTTTCCAAGATTTTTGATGATGAGGCCCTGGGTGTGATTACATTTCTTTCCGGTCTCAGGTCGAATGGTGTTGCCTATATGATGAAAGGTCTCCAGATTGGTCTTTACCAGCCTGGAATTACCGGTTTTGGTGCCAAGATTGATGAGAACGGAAATGGTGAGTTTGAAAGCCTTGTTGTACGTCGTTTCCTGGATGTTCCTGAGCTGAGATACAATAGGGTGGAAGTCCTTGCTGGTGATAAGTGGCGTGCTCCTGGTGGCGGTATTATTGAATCAGTGACTCCAGATATTGATCCTGAAACTGGAAACGTCCTTGCAACTGGTACTATTTCTCTGAAACTGGAAGAGGGAGAGGTTGGCTGTATTGCTGTGGACGACATCTGTATGGGTATATTCCACGACTTCAACGACCCCAGCAATAACGATGACGCAACCACTGATGACGGATTCGGTAACAGGACATTTGCAGGATTCTGTACTTCCTATTTCCGTATCACTGAGGTAACGGCAACCACGAATATCGATGGTGTAAATTATTATAATAAGGTATTCAAGTATGCCCTGAGACCTATTGGTGGAAGATGGAGCAGGCAGGTACACCCGCAGAATTACATGAACTTTGTGGTGTACGGTAACTTCACAAACACCAGCAGGCAGAGCTCAACCTACGAGACAACAGCCTATACCAGAATGCTCCGTGCCCAGAATACCTGGGAATTCAGCTGGAACAATATCGGTATGCAGTTTGGTGACTGTTCCCTGCTTGCAAACTTTGACACTCAGGAAGAGCCTAATGAGAGAGCTAACGAGGCTTCCAAGTACCTTTTTTATATAGACGGTGATATTTTCCATACCGGAGTGCTCAGAAGGGTTGACTCTCATGGGCGCGACATCATTGACTACTATGACCAGGGTGTCTGGGATCCCAATACAGAGTATTTCTATAAGGACAGGGTTTACTGGAACGGTTCCATGTGGTTGCTTGTCCGTGAGGATATAGTTGACGACCAGGGTGTACATCATGGTATTACTGGAAGTGAACCAAGTGAGGACAATCCCAACTGGCTGGCTGTTGTGTATTCGCAGTCAGTAAGGTCAATGGGTCACTGGGAAGCTACAAAATGCCCATACCCAGTTTCAGCAATCGTAAACCTGGCTGGTATCCTCTATATCAGTAACAAGGAAACATCTAATCCTCCCAGGGGACTTCTGACTGGTTTGGTTAATGGCCAGACCACATACCTCAAGGATAAGGATGGTAAGTATTTTTTGATAGATGAGGACGAAAGCAATATTTCAGACGACTGGGATGTCCTGCTTGATATTCGTGAGATGGTTTCTGGTGAGGATGCTATCTACATCAACCTTACCAATGATGCCGACTCAATCATAACAGACATCAACGGAAATATCGCACCAGGTACTGAATACCCAACAACTAAGGCTCAACTGTATCGTGGCAGCATCCAGATAACCTCAGGCATAACCTGGGGTGTAAGTGCTGTTGGCTGTTCTGCCTCAATCGCTCCGGAATCAGGTACGGTTGTTACCTCGAATATGACAGCTGACAAGGCTACGGTTACAATCAGTGCTACTTACAACAATATTACTTATCAGAAGGTTTTCACTTTCTCAAAGCTGTTCGGTGCTGACAAGTATTACCTCCAGCCATCTGCTGACGTTATCAAGTTCAATCCGAATGCAAATGGTGGAACTGGAGAATATACTCCTACCTCACTTACTGTACGCGCCTATGTTATTAAGGGCGGTGATAAGCTTGAAATTACCTCTGGTGCTGGACTTGGATACATCAGGTTTGGCGGCAATACATACTACTCCGGTATGACCGTCCAGATAAATAACATGTCCGTGTTCACAAGTGGCAAGCTTACATTTGAGCTCTTTGACAACCAGTCTACGCCACAGTTGCAGGATATGGAGGAGGTTCCTTTGGTACAGGATGGTGTCAATGGTGCCGGTAGTGCTGTTGTCAACCTTACCAATGATACGGATACCGTTTGCTGTGATTCTGAGGGAAACATAGATCCCAGCGACTCTCTACCGACAACCAATGCCCAGCTTTACTATGACCTTCAGAAGGTTACGACTGGACTGACATGGAACTGTAACGCTACAGGGTGTACCGCAACAATAGAGGAGGATCATGACAATCCTGGAGAAGGAAAACTTACCGTTACCGCCATGTCAGCTGATGTGGCAAGCGTACTTATATTCTGTAACTTCAGGGGAGAGCAGTATAGCAAGACATTCACGTTCAAAAAGCTGTTTGGCGCGGACAAGTATTACCTCCAGATGAGTGGTGATGCTGTTGTTATGGACAAGACAGGTTCTTTCAAACCAAACAGTATTACGGCAAGGGCATTCTGTAAGAGGTTTGGAAACGACCCGATTGAATGTACTGCCCAGGATTTCCCGCATATCAAGATTGCTTGCCAGGCTCTCCAGCAACAGTCTGGATATTCGCCTCAGTCAGTTGTTATTACAGACAGCGTATTTACTGACAGGCATTTGGTATTCACGATTATAGATGATTCCACACCAGGCGACGTTAAGATTCTGGATACTGAGGATATTCCTTTGGTTCTGGACGGTACTGATGGTATTGACGGAAAGGATGGTAAGGACTGGCATTACGCTGGCATGTGGGATTCTGAGGCTGAGTACAAAGCTGGTGATGTTGTCCGTATGGGTGACACCATGTACGTTGCTCTGGTTAACAATACAAACAAGCCACCCAGGGAAATCCTTAAGGATGGTGTTGACGGCAAGTACCTCAAGGATGAGAATGACCGCTATTTGATGACCGGAAGCGACCTTACCGATGACATTAACTGGGATCTCTATTTCCGTGACGGTAGGGACGGTATTGACGGAGTTGATGGTATAGACGGACGTGACGGACAGGATGGCGACACCCCAGTATTCGTTAACCTCACAAATGACACTGATTCTGTTATATGTGACATGGACGGAAACCCACTGGAAGAGTTGCCCACCACAATTGCCCAGTTCTTCTTCGGTTCACTTCAGCTTCTCCATGAGGATGGCGTTGAGTGGTCTATTTCTCATTTGGTAGGCTGTACACTGGAAGGCGAGACTGGTATTACGGATGACGGATATGTGCAGGTTAAGACCATGAGTGCTGACCGCGCCCAGGTTACGATCCGTGCAACCTACAAGTCCCAGTATTACGAAAAGAACTTCAACTTTACCAAGCTATACGGAACCGACAAGTATGTGCTGGCTCCTAACTTCGGTACTGTGCAGTTCAACCCCAATAATGGAACATATTATCCAACCGCTCTTGTGCTGAATGCCTTTGTGGTGAAGAATGGCACAACAATCGATCTGACTCAGACTTCTGGCCTGGGATACATTCAGATTGGTAATGATACCCAGCACAAATACTACAATGGCGACTCTATCCAGACAGCTACTTTCTTTGCTGTTTCAGGAATTGAGATTACACTTAGGGATCAAGATGGTGTTGTCAAGGATAAGGAGTACATACCCAGAATAAGTGATGGCCGCAGAGGTGATGACGGTGATGATGCCGTTACAATGTGGTTTGACGATTCCAATATCCACTTTATATGTGACGCTGAGGGTACGCCTGTATCTGGACAGACATATAGTACAACCGGAAAGCTCTATAAGGGCGGCAATGATGTTGCCCTCCATGCTTCACTTAGTAAGGCAGAAAGCACAACGGTCAACTGTACTGGTGTTCTGAATGTTGCCGATAATACTGAGTTCATACTTACTGTTACCGGATTCAAGGCTGGTGCAACCGATTCCAATGAAGTCAAGGTTACGCTGGTTGCTGCTGATGAAAGTGTTAGCAGGGAATTTATAGTACACGTTGACAAGGTACGTCCTGGTGCAGATGGTAAGTCTCCAGTTATATATAATGTAGTCCCAAACACTAATGTGGTGAATAAGGATAAGGAAACTGGGGTGTTCACTCCGGCTGCCTTGACACCAAGCGTAAGAAAATCCTATGTAGACGCTAACGGAGCAGTTGCCCATCAGATGCTTTCTGCTTCCCAGGCACTCAGTTCTGAAGGCATCCATATCTACTACAGGTTCGACGCAATGATCCAGACCGTTCTGGAGGCTATTGGAAATCTGGATGACGGAAACCCGCTTACCTTGCCTTCCAGTATGAATTCATACGTCAACTTTGCAATAGCAAAATCTGACGGCATTATTCTTGACAACCAGAGTGTGTCAGCTATTTCAGATGGTATTGATGGTGAGGATGGTAAGAGTTATGTATCAAGGGGACACTGGAAGTCTGGTGAGGAATACAATGTCGGAGATATGGTTAGTTTTGCTGGCTCTATTTACCGATGTCTTGTTGCAAGCTCAAACGTACCTCCACTCCAGTGTCTGACTGATAACGGAAACCTCTTCCTTGTTGATGAGAATGGAAACTATATCATTAACTACCCAATTGTTGCCAACACTGCAAACTGGGAGCTTTCAATTGAGTATCAGAGAAGGATCATGTTCGACCTTGATAACGAAAGCGACACAATCCTTTACGATACCAATGGCAAGAAGGTTTCCCAGGATGTTATTTCTCACGCTATCCTTTATGTTGACGGTGCTGAGTATGTAGGTGCTGTAACTTATGGTATCAATGCCTCTGGGTGTACTGCCACAATTTCTGGTAGGACAATCATTGTAACCGGTGTATCTGGAACCGGTGGCACTGTTGAGGTTACATGTACCTATGAGGGTAATACCTATACCGCAATCCTGAGCGTAAGGAAGCTGGTAGGTGTCAACAAATATGAGATAGTCCCAAGTGCAAACTCAGTCAAAAAAGATCCGAACAACAATAACCAATACACTCCTTCTGCTGGCGTGACATTCCAGATATTCAAGACAGACCAGACAGGTACAAGACGTGCCCTTACTGCCTCTGATATGAACACTGGTGATGAGGAAGGATTCCGTATAGGACTTATCAGGGGTGGTCAGTCTGAGGCAATAATAGCAATCGATTACACCATAACGCCTTCTGACTTTGAGATTGGTGACTGCCGCATTACTCTTTATGATAAGAACAATTCAGTTCAGGATAGCGAGTACATCCCAGTTATCGCTGAAGGTGTGAACGGTCAGAATACAATCCGTGTTGATCTGGACAACGAGAACGATTCAATGCTCTATGATGGCTCTGGAAACCTCATCAGTGGCAATTGTATAGCAAACGCAACCCTCTATGATGGTGAAGTTCCAGTCACTTCAGCTTTGACCTGGAAGATTACTGTTAGGTCTGGTTCTATTACTACAAATGCAGTAAGTGGGACACTTCCTGGCAACCAGCTTGTTGTTTCAGGTATCTCAAGTGATGCTGCTACAATCCTCGTTTACACAAGGTACAAGGAATATGACAGAGGTATCACGCTGACACTGAAGAGGCTTGTCGGTGTTGATAAGTATGAGCTTTCCGTTTCTCCGAATTCTGTTGGGAAGAATGGAAATACAGGTGCATACGATACTGATTATATTGCAGTTGATGTTTACAAGACAGCTCAGAATGGTTCTCGTACAAAGCTTAACTCGCTGCCTACCGGATACACTCTTAAGTCAATTATTAATGGCGTAACGGAATCGATCAGTCTGGGAAGCCAGTCTATTGCTCAGGCTAAGTTTGCTGGAACCAATATAGCAATTGAGCTTAGGGATAACAACAATAGCCTTCTTGACAACGAGAACGTGCCTATTGTTTCTTCTGGTGCAACTGGTAGTGATGCCGTTATCGGAACGGCTCTCCCTGCTTCTCTGATAATAAATCAGGACATCACGAATACCAGCAATATTGACTCTCCAAACCTCTCTGAAACGATTATCATGGAGCTCTGGGAGGGAAATACAAAGCTGGGAAGTAACATGATCTCATCGGTTACCGTTCACCAGGATAACCCGCATGTTTATATCAACAATTCAAATAACACCCCAGTCCTCTCTGTTGATGTTTATGTTCCCAGTGACCGCTTTGTTATAAAGGGTGTTGCTAAAGACGGTAACGGAAACTATTACAGTGATGCCAATATAAGCGTTACAGTCCGTTTCCATGTAAACGGAAGCCGTATTCAAAAACTCATGACAGTCCCAGTTAGGGTTTATGTCAACCTGCTTGGAACCTGGAAGATAACAGTTGAGAATGGTGCTGAAGAGAAGGTTGGTAATCGTATTGCTTATGAGGCTGGGCCTAACGGAACAGTGTTGCGTACAGCCTGGAATGCCAATATCATTGAGTCTGCAACGGCACTCAGGAGCGAATATACTGAACAAATAGGTAAAGCAGATGAATATGGTGCTAATCTATTTGGCTTCAGTAAAGGCGTTGTGTTCAGTGGCAACATTATCCCATTCATCCAGGGTTATGGTTTTGCTCAGAGCGGTGCTGGTCAGATATATATACACCACCTTGGTTTTGGTGGCAAGGGCGGTTACTTTACCATATCGTTCTATGCAAGAATGTCATCCACAAACAGGACCGTTACATTTAATTTCTGGGCAAGAGGAATGCTGAGCACATACAATCCAGATACTGCCACCAGCGATCCTATTTCCTTCTCACGCGGAATCTCCGCTTCATCTTGGACAAGGGTTACGCAAACGGTATATATAAAGTCTTTCAGTAATGATACTCAAAGAAGTGGACAATTCTACGTGGACGATGCTCCAGGTGAAAATCTTTTGTATATTCGTCAACTTAAGATAGAGCGTGGTAATGAGGTAACTGCATTCTCTCCTGCTGCTGAGGACCTTGCTGTTGTAGGTAATGGCCAGCTGATAACCTCACTGGACAATGCTGGAATGAATGTTGATAGGCCGGAAATCAATGGCAGAAGGGCTGACTATTACGCATACGTAAATCCGTCAAGTTTCCCGACTGATTTCATAGATTACCTGTTCAAAAATGGTGCATTCAATATCACTGCCGGTAAGATGTACACGCTTAGTTTCTGGGCAAAGTGCAGCTCTTACGGAATGATCATTACGACACACCTTTATAAGCCAGGTGAATCAATTATCAGTAGCAGTGATGTGATTTACGACCCAATGACAAACGGTTCTCAGATGGAAAAATTGCGTAGTGATGGTCAGTCGAAGGTTAGGCTCTCAACTGTATGGAAGCAATATTTCATTCATCTGTACGCAACCAACAATGTTTCTGGAGCAAGCCTTATTGCACTTAGGGTTGTAAAAGCTGAGAATGCTAATGTAACCGGAACCATCTATATGTCTGACATCCGTTTTGTAGAAGGCTTTGAGACCACTGAGGGGCAATATAAATCCCTTTTTGAACAGACAGCAAGACGCATATCAATGAGTGTGGAGCATGACCTGTTGCAGACCGGAATAGATATTACCCACCAGAGAATTACACTGAGGGCTGACCAGGTTGTGTTTGCAAGCTCAAACGGTGTGTCTGGGAAGATATGGATTGATGCTACTGATGGAACGCTTCATGCTATTAATGGTCATTTCTCAGGCATTATAGAGGCAAACGGTGGCACATTTAGGGGCCTCATTAAAACCCCATTCAGAGAACCTACAAGTGTTTGGGATAATCTTGATGGTGGCGGCTGCATAAAAATTGCCACACGAGCTCAAGCAAATGCCGGAATAAGCCTTCCTGTCTGGGACTCTCTTGATGGTACAGAGATTGATATTGTCAACCTCACGAGATACAATACATACATTACAGCAGCCGGTGGTACTGGATACATCATGCTTGGATGGAAAAGAGTGTCCAGCATAAAGCTTGGCTACAAGGGTATGATATGTAAACTGAAGGCGGTTAAGATTGATGAAGATGATGAAACCACAGTTCCAGCCGGTACTGTTATATGGTCAATCGTCAATGTAAGTAGTTTCAAATATACAACAGAGAATGGCTACAATATTGCAGAATCTGCTGATTTCTTAAATTATGGAGGAGCAATTGATGGAATGGTCACATTCAATAGGGGTGTGTATTTACCTGGCATCCTTTATACTGGCAATGTTACGATTGGAGGCTCTTCGCATGGAAGAACAATTTTGTGGCGAGGCCCTGGAACGCTGTATGATACATGGAACTATTTCTACACTGGTGGGTGGGGTTATATGCAGTCATTTTCCAGTGATTCAAATAAATTATATATGTTTGTTTTTGACGCTACGCTTACACTTGGTGATAGGCAGGGTGCATGGATTCTTGTAGATTAAATGTTAATTATGAAAAAGATTTATAACAACATTATTCCATTCCCAGGTTACAAGGCCATGACAGTATGGCCTGTAATCTTTGTGCGCTCAGATGCCAGGGAACACTTTGGCATTGTGGACGAGAACCATGAGAGCATACACGGAGCACAGCAAAAGGAAATGCTTGCTGTGGGTGCTGTCATTACTCTCATACTGTTCCTTCTTGGGTATGGCTGGTGGTCGCTTCTCGCGCTTCCAGTATTCTTCTGGTGGTACATTATCGAGTGGTTTGTCCGCTTCATTATGTACAGCACACAGACTGAGGCCTACAGGAACATTTCGTTTGAGCAGGAAGCATACCTTAACGAGGCCGACTTTCACTTTCTATCAAAGAGAAAGTGTTTTGGCTGGGTGAAGTATATCAGGCTCAAGACTTATGTAAAGAACACTCCAGACTACAGGAATTCTATGGAAAGGACGACTGAGCTGGAGATGGATAACTTTTAAAACTGGTAACTATGCAGATTACGATTGAACAGATTAAGAAGATTGCCCAAGGTGCTCCTGACAAGGCAGTTGGTGAGTTTGTTGACACCTTCAATAAGTGGAGTGACAAATTCGGAATAACCACACCACTGAGGGCAGCGCATTTTATTTCCCAATGTGTACATGAGTGTGCTGAACTTAAGGCTTTTGAGGAGAATCTTAACTATTCTGAAAAAGGACTGCTTAAGGTGTTTCCCAAATACTTCAATGCAGCAACAGCAAAACAGTACGCAAGGAAGCCTGAGAAGATAGCTAACCGTGTCTATGCAAACAGGATGGGTAACGGTAATGAGACATCAGGTGACGGATGGAAATACAGGGGACGGGGAAGCATAGGGCTGACTGGACGCTCCAACTACCTTGCATATTCCACCTCAGGTTTTTGCGTAGGAGACCTTATGGCACACCCAGAATGGCTGGCAAAGTCCCCAGGCTGCTATAAGTCCGCTATGTGGTTCTGGTGGAAGAATGGACTGAATGCTATTGCAGACACTGGTGATGTGAATGCTGTGACAAAAAGAGTGAACGGCGGTTACAATGGCCTTGAATCCAGGAAGAAGTATCTGGCAAGGTCAAAGGAGGCACTGGGAATCTGAATATTAACCCCTTAAAATAATAAGTTATGTGGTATTTAATTGTTTTAGTTGTATGGTTGGCAGGCATAGGGATTGCCTACAACAAGTTCATTAGTAAGTGGGACAATAGCACCTTTGAGAAGATCTGGTTCAGTATTGTCTGGCCGCTGCTTATCCCCTTGTACCTTATTCATTGGGTCCATAATAAAATCGGGTAAAAATGTAATATACAACTTGATTAAAAAATAAAGACCTATTTAAATGAAAGCAAAAGCGCATTTTTGAATGTGTAGTTATTAACAAAATCAGAAAATAATATGGCAGAAAATCTTGACAAATCAGAAAACGCTCTTAGTAGTGCGTCTGACTTTTCGTTTGCGCGTGGCATTGACGCAAGCGGTAACTCTATTAAGATTTCCAAGGAGAATCTGCAAAAGGCACTTGCCCTGAGTCGTAATCGTAAAACATCATTTACGCTTAATGACCTTCACAGTGCAGTAGCAGATCAAAATTTGGAAAAGTATGGATTGAAGGTTGGTGACCAGACCACAATTAACGGTCACACCTATGTGATTGCCGGTCTTAACCCTATGCGTGGAACATCAACTCCTTATCGAGTTAACCAGAATCACGTAGGCCTAATTGTTATTCCACACCTCACTCATGCTTGGAATGCAAGTGGTAACACTTACACAGGTGCTGATGAGCGCGGTGCTGGATACCTTAACAGTGATCTTCACGCATATCTTAAGGACACGATTCTTCCAATGTGTGAGAATGATCTTGGTGCAGCCAACCTAATAGGTCACAGCAAACTTTTGTCAAATGCCGTTAATACAAGCGGTATTAACAAAATGGGCTCAGCAAGTGGGTGCTCTTCAAGCTTTACATGGGAAAGCGATTGTAAGATTTGTGCATTATCCGAAGTGCAGGTTTATGGCGCTGCTATCTGGAGTTCAAGCGGATACGACACAGGCGAAGCCTGCCGTCAGCTTGATGTGTTCCAGAAGTATAGCCATACAGAGATCTTCGGTGGTGAGTATCCATGGCTGCGTGACGTGGTTTCCGCTTCCAATGCCGCTTCTGCGAACTACGACGGTCTCGCGGGCAATAGCCCTGCTTCGCATGCCTATTACGTCGCTGCGCTTATCCTGTTCAAATAGAACAGGTTAACTAAGCATTCAGCCCCCGTGTGGGGCTGGATGCTAAACCTTCATATTGTATGAGTGTAGTAAAAAGTAA